TGGTATCACTGGAAACAAGCCTAGTAAAAATAAATAGGTACTAGAATAGACTTTAATCACTGGAAACAAGCCTAGTAAAAATAAATAGGTACTAGAATAGACTTTAGATAAATATGGTATCACTGGAAACAAGAAAATTACTTTAATGAAGATAGCTTCTCTAGAATCAGGATTTAATTCTAAAGCTCAATCTAAAAATAGTTCTGCTACTGGATGGTTCTAGCTTATAGATGGTACTAGAAATAAATATTCTAATTTATCTAGAGAACAGTTTAAAAATAGTCCTGATGCACAAGTATTAGCCGCATCACAATTATATGATGCTAATGCAAGATTTTTAAGAAATAATGGTATAGCAGTTACTGGAGAAGCTATAGCAGCATCATGGTTAAGTCCAACATGGACTAAAAATTATTATAAACATGGTATTGCAGGAGGGTCTGATGCCAATGGTATTAGTGTTGCAAAATATATAAATAAATTTAGAAATGCCTGAAATTTTTGAAGAATTAGATCGTCAAGCAGATAAATGAGAACCTACTGCGGCAGCTATATCTTTAGGTAGTTTAGGACTAGGTGCAGGTATAAGTACTACCGCTGTAGGTGCTCCTATAGGAGGAATTATTGCTGGAGTAGGTTAGTTGCCTTCTTTAGCTATAGCTGGTAGAGGATGGTACAAGATTTTTAAAGAATCCCCAAGTAATTTTGGAAGCGCTGTATGGAATACTTTAGAAACTGGGGCAGATATATTAGGAGCTAAATTTGCAACAACTTTAACTAAAGGAGGTTCTAAACTTCTTAGATCTACCTGATTATTACCCTAATCTCCAAGAGTTAATGCTATGCGGAAGAGACAAGTCGACGTAGTATTAAATTAGTAGAAAAAAGAAACTACTAAAAAATTAGCTAAAAAAGGAGTTCGACCAAGTCAAGGTTCATACTTCACATCTTAGGAATTAAATAGATCTTATTTAGAATAGGTAGCTAAATGGAATACTATAATAGCAAATGATGTTATTAAATTAAGTCCTAAGATATAGTTACCTATTTAGATTATACCTAATATTATTGATATACATGCCAGAAATAAATAATAATAATTATAATATTTGGAATAAATAGTTATCTCAAGCATGGGGTATAAAGACCATTACGATTATAGAAAATACTATAATGACCAACCTATAGTAGCTTGGCTATAGTTAAATAGTATTCTAGCACATAATTGGAATAGGTATATTCCTACTGGGCATTTTCCTGATGAAGGAGCTTCAGGGACTTATAAAACTAAAACTCATCCGACTTATCCAGATTTAGGAGATAAATCTTGGAGTAGAGATAATAATAAGTAAAGATCAATATATAAAACCTAATAGTGGTTAGCCTTTAGATTATACTATGGACTATCTAGGTTCCGATTATGACTATAATAATGGTGGAACTAAAGTAGTTTATGATGGAGTCTCCCAACATTGTATATTACTAAAACTAAAGGTAGTGGATTTAATTTAAAACCTAATAAAAATAATAATGGATACATATATTTTGACAGAAAAAATTGAAGAATTACAAAGATTTTTAGATTTTGTAAGTGAGAGGGATAAATAGTTATGGGATAAATATTTAAAAAAATATGAAACAGATGATTAAAACTGAAAAAGGATTACTATGGAAAACCCAGTAGAAATATCATATTCTGAGATTACTCTAGATTCTTTATTAAAACTATGTGAAAAAATATGAAATAGTTTTTAATTAAATTAATAACAGCACATACTGGAATAAGTAGTAAAAGAGTGTGTGGAATATTAGGATGGATAGTAAGTTTAATTATTCTAATATACTGTTCTATTAGTTAGATACAAGCTCCTGATATGATAGATACAGTTTTATATTGTTGTATGGGATTACTAGGTATAGATAGTATAACTAGTATATGGAAAAATAAAGTATAAATATGCCAATAGTAGATGAGAGTAAACAAAATAAAGGAGTAAATAATAATACTCGGAATAAATAGATGGCTATAGATATGGAATATTATAATAGATTAAATCATCCTAGCTTCATATCTTGGTGCTAAATATTAGTAGAGAGTTATTCCCGTTAGAACTTTAAATGGGGTACAAGATGTATTTGTAGGACTATAAAATAGGGTGGGCATACTAATTCTAAATTATATAATTATAGTAATAAGAATAGAACCCATCCTATAAAAGGAGCTTATGCTAGAGAAGTAGATAGTTGGAATAATAATACTAGTCCTATTAAAGCATTAGTTAATTCAGGAATAGGTTATGCTTTAGCTCCAGCTGCTTAGGCAGTATATGATTATACTAAAGGTGCTTTAGATATATCTAAGAATCCAACTAAAGCTAGTAATTATTTAGTAATGCTTCTGTAATAGGATATGCTGTAAAAGTTCCTTTAAAACGTGGAGTAGAAGTAGCTATGAGAATAATGCGAATCCTATAGAAGACATAGTATATAATATGCATAAGGCAAGTCCTAAAAAACATGCTGGAGTTATATATCAACTGGTGTAGGTTACAATACCTATGCTCCTGAAGCATATACTGGATTTTAGAAAGCAGCTAAAGGCAATGATATGATTTATATAATAAAACTATAAATCCTTCTTATGGAGTAAGAAAGATAAATGTAGCACATTAAAATTATATAAGAAACCTTATAAAGATATTCCTGTATATGAAAATACAGAAACTTTAGATTTCTTTACTAAGAAACCTATATAGAAAGCTTCTAATATAACTAATAAAACTCCTTGGAAAGGTGCTAATAATAATCTAGACTTTGGAGATACTGCTGGACATTTAGTTTAGGAAGGAACATCTAATGGTAAGAAAGTATATAGAGCACAAGATATTTGGAAGTTTAATCCTGATGAATATAAGTAGAAATGGAGTTCATATGATTTAGACAGTAAAGCTGTATTAGGATTAAAAATATTAAATAAATTAGGAACTCCAGTAATAGTAAGAACACCATGGCTGTATACTGATAATGATTCAATACTGGTATGAAGATGGGTAGTTGTATGGTAATCAAATAAGATCCCTTTTAAAATTAATTCTGATAAAGTATAATATTTCCATAGGTTTAGGCTAAAGGAGTAGAAACCAACATCTACCACCCGGCAAAATATAAAGAAATGCCCACTGCTAAAAAAATATCTACTCCTAAATAGAAAGAAGAAACAATAGTGGTAAATAGTTGATTAATTTAGTAGGAAATGGATTAAGTAGAAAACTATAGTTATTTTTTGATTCAGAACCTGAGCATACTAGTAAAAGAATTAAAATTCCTAATAAAAAAGTAACTAAAAATAAGAGGAGAGAAATAGAAATATCTCCAAACTATAAATGATACTACTAAAATAAACTCTAGAAGATATCGTATACCAGAATCCTTAACAAAGCATACTTTTGGTTATAGAAATAGAGGTAATTATACTCCTATAAATAGTATAGCAGCTCCTATTACTGCTTTTTCTAATTTCAAATCTAAAGAAAGTATATCTCCTAATAATTAGAATTATATAGGTATAGATTCTATTGGTAAATTTGTTTTTGGTAAATATTCAGATATTCCTAATGGAAGTATGATTTCTTCAACATTTAAAACTGGTTTTAAAACAGATTCTAAAGATAATGTATTATTCATGGAAAGTAATTCTAATGGTTCTAAAAAAAGTCCATGCTATACTGTAAATAACAGATTAAATTTCTTAGCTAATAATAATATAACTGATGAATATGGTTCTATAGCTGGAGGAAGAATAATTATATAGGCTGGTAAAGAAGTTCGTTTAGTTTCTGGAAGTATAGATAATATTAGAGATGAGATAGAGGCTATGAAATCTAGAAACAATGTTAAAAATACTCTAGATATCATTCAGGATTAAGAACCTTTGATAAAATATTTACCAGAGATGATTTATTAGAATATGATGCTGGTGGAGGAAATTTTTTGTATATAAAGCAATAATACCACAATAGCCGAAGTTTCTCAAATGAGAAGCCTCGGCTATTTTTTTTTAAAATTAATAAATATCCATCCCCAAATATTTATTAATAAGTAACAGATAATTCATTTAACTTATCGCAAAAATCAAGAGTTAATTGATTATCTTGTAAATCATTATCTCCTATAGTATCAATAATCTACTGTACTTCATTAAGTACTTTGTTCATTTTAGACTTTAAGCCTTTTAATTCTTTGTTAGTCATTAATCAATTTTTATATAATCATTAACATCTAGATTATCATATATAGAAGTCATTGTATATCCTGTAATTGGATTTCTATAATGATATTTTTTAATTTCAATATCTTCTTCTGAATTAGAATTTATATTTTGGTTATCTTTAATCCATTGGTCTAAATCAGCTTCTGTTCCATTCTCTAATTGAAATAGAATCTTAGGTTCTGATTTTAATCGTTTTAATTTTTTAGTAAGATTAGTTGTTTTTAAAATCTTACCATTTAATTCATAAATTGCTGCTATCATTTGAAGATTATGTTTTTAAAGTAGAATTAGCGTTATCCGAATAGCACCACGTGGAGGTTTCTACTTACGCTATTCTTCTCCCACAAGGATTCGAACCCTGACTAAAAGATTTAGAGTCTTCTGTGCTAACCATTACACCATAGGAGAATATTATCTTATAAATAACTACTAACACTAAAAGGATTTTCAGTAGAAGTAGTTTTATTATCACTAGTGTTTATTGTAATAAATGTGGTATATCTTTTAAAACCATTAATAATATTTACTAGTTCTATTAATTGAGATACTGTAAGATTAGGAACTATCTTATTAATTTTTTGTAATGTTTCTATCATTTAAAAAATCCACTATGTGTTTAAATTCTTGTTTATATTTTTTATATTTAGAATTATCTAAATTAGAAGAAAAATCTTCTAAAGATATATCTGAGATAATTCCAAATATTAGACAAGCATTGTTAAATGTTTCATCATCTAATTTACTACAATATTCTTCAAATTCATCTACCTTTTTAGTCATGGTTATATGAATTACATTATCAATAACCTATAAATTTATATTATACTAATCAGGAAGGTCTTTAATACTTTGTATTAGTTGTTCTTTATTCATTTAATATTTCTTTTTGATTACGCGAGTAATATAGTCGAGGTAGAGAATATTAAAAAGTTAATTTTTGTAAAAGTTAATATTCTAAGATTTTTAAATTAAAATTTTAAAAATTCAATTACTAAATAAACTTATACTCAATTATATTTTTTATAATTTGAGTTCTATCAGATATTTTACCTTTAAAAAAGTATTCAGGATTTAAATAGTAAACATCTTTTTCTTTACTAAAGGAGTAATAGTATTACGTATAGTTCCAGCAGCTAAGTTAGTTTTAATTTTAATAGTATCTCTAAGTTCTTCATCTAAAGAAATCTTATTTCCTGGAAGTGCCCTATCTTTATCTTCATAATAATTAGAAGTAAGCTAATACATTAGACTCTGCTTTAGATAACTTATAAAATTCTTCATTATCTCTTAAATATATCTGGCAGAGCACTAACAAGCTAATAATATCTCTCCACCCACTCCAACTTTAATTGACTCTATTTGTTTCATATTAACATTTGTTTTAATTAAAATTAATTTATTCATATGATTCACAAAAATTATGTCACAAAAATTATAAATAGAACAAATGTAGGAATGCATAAAAAATTTTTAAGGTTACTTTATATATTCCCCCCCCCGTTATTTTTTAGGAAATTAATGGCTAGTAGTTAATTTTTAAATTAAATTTAGTTAATTTTTAAATTAAATTTAGTTAATTTTTAGGAAATTAATGGCTAGTAAAATTAAATTTAGTTATTTATACGGGTGTTCACTACCCCTTAGAGCCCCCCACATATTTGGAGTAAAAACCAAATAAAAATTATTAACAAATTTAAAACAATTAAAGATTATGAAAATTACAGTTAAAGGCGGCGGAGCTTTAGCACTTCGCCAGGTATCCATGGGTGCTGCAGCCATTCAGGCTGCATTGAACGGTAAAGCTACTGGGCTTAAGTTTAGCTTCACTGATGATACATCAGTATCTGCATCAGAGCAATCAATGCCAGGTGATGTTATGAGAGGAATTGCTGCCTCAAAGGCAGTAGTTGCCACCATGGCTAACGTCACTATAGAGGGCTTAGATGGTGTTCGTACTATCAATTGTAATCGAGTGCTGGCTATGTTGGCACCTGGAGCGGCTGATGTTGATGACGCCGTTAAAATCATCAACGAGAAGGGTTTCAAAGGTTTCACAGCTGATATTGAAACTCTTGAAAACTATGGTGGAGCAAAACGTTTTAATAACGTAATTGGTACTAAGTAAAGAAAAGGGGAGAGAGTAATCTCTCTCCTTTAAAATTTTTTTTATAAATTTCTTTGTATTTTTTGTATATGTTCAAAACTATTAAGGGAGTTTATGGAAAAAATAAGCTTGTTGACTTAGAAACTTTGGAATTCTACAATGTTCAACTTCCGACACAAATTGTTGGAATCTTTATGATTCTCATTGAAAATGATAAAGTTATCGTTGTCAAATATGCTACTTGGAGAGATAGTTGGAAATGGTGGGGGATAAGGTGGGAATGGGTAAGGAAAGTTAGTTGTTTGTATGGCTTGGTATGAGATTTTGGGACAAAAACCCCCATTCTCAACCCCCATCCACCAAACAAACCTTTCCTCAATTTCCCAATCTCTCTCACTAAAACCAACTTATATATCACTCCAAAAAATCAACATCACATCAAATAAATTTTAAGGATATTATACAATAATATCTTTATTCTTTGTAAGATGTTTTACTAAAAATAACAAAACACAAATAAAATAAAACAAACAAAAGGTTTTTTATTCCATAGGTTGAAATCCCTGTCTAAAGTTTACTTTAGACGAAATCCTATATCATAGAGCATACCTCAACGTGGTTTATAGGTCTTAAAACTAAAGTGCCTCAACGAAAAATGTATTATGTATATTTAAACTTATAAACAATTTAATTATTTAAATAAAATGAAGAAATACAACGTTTGGAATAAAATTTTCCATAAAAAGGAATTAAACAAGAATGTTACAGATTACAAACTTCAACAAGATCTTGTTAATAGTTATGAGTGTTGGCTTACTAAAATTGGTAATGCCAATACTCTATCTGAGTGTATGATACTCCATAAAAGAATTTGGCATAAAGGGTTTCGTAATGCTAACCTTGGTCCAGATAAATATGGAATGTTTAGAACTAAAGATATAAACCTTATGACAATAAATGAGGTTTATATTGGAGGAATCTATGGTCTTAATACTCGAACTATCGCACAATGGGAAGATTCTAAAGAAGAACCATATGATTCTACACGGACATGCTATGACATTATCTTATGTGCTTATAAAAGATTGTTAAAATCTAATATTATAGCACTTGCAGATAATGCTAAGTTATTAGTAGCAGAATACCAACAAAATAATTATAAGTTATAATATTTATTATTGATGTAACAGATGAATACAGAGAACTTAAATAAAAAAATTGTATCAGGTTGTGAGAGTCTTGCAGGTAAGGCTCTCATAATAGATCATGATGCTAGAACTTATCACATTAGTGATAGAGTAATTCCATTTTCTTCTTGTGTTATCAAGGAAGGTAAAATTTATTACTTAACACCTATATGTAAGGTTCTTGCTGATATGGGTTTTAAAGGCATAGAAGATTTTACCTCTAATACAGTTATTTGTACTAGTTTTGATAATTGTAATCGCAATATTAAAACTGTAGGACTTGTAACTATCGACAACAGAGTCTTTATTAAGATTACTCTTAATTCAGAATTTCCATTATATGAAGGCTATGAATCTTTAAGAAGTGAAGTTTATTAAGCTGCACTCTAGTACTATAGAGTATAATAAATAGTTGACATCTTGGAAAGAAAATTGGTTAATCATAAGACAAGACTTATGTATTTTTAAAATAAAATAGTTATCAACAATATACAATTTAGATCATTTTCGCTAGTTCGGTCTGTGGCTAGTTACTTTAGTAATCTACTATGTCCATAAACACAACAAAGACAAATATTAGAGTTCGGTCTGTGACAGATAGAGCTCTAGTGTAAACCTACATCCTGCATATCCAAAGTAGCAGACTCTTAATGAGAAAGGTGATGGCACATTATTAATAATTAAATAGTTTAAAAAAATGGAGACAAAAGACATTATTAAGATTACAGCATTAGTCTTTTCTAAAAAGAAAACTATTGCACAAGTAAGTAAGGAGTACAAAGCTATTCATGGTAAAGAACTTCCAATCAAGAGTGACTTAGAAACATTATCTTTGGGAGGAATTTATCAATGGTAACAATGAATCACAATACTCTGGGAGATTTAGTAATAATGCTCTCAGCACAGATTGATGCAGAGTACAATATTTCTAATGCTAACTATGCTAATGCTTTCAATAAGAAATATCAATATCTTAATAATACATTAAGAATTATTTCTGGAGAAAGTATAAAGGGGGGAACATTTGCAGCATATATTAGAAATCCTTTGTTAGTATTATCGGGACTAATTATGGATAAGTACAAGAAAATATTATTTACAGATATAAAAGGTAACACTTTTGTTGTAAATAATGTTAAATGGCTTTACCAATATATGAGTTCTAAAAACATTAATACAGAACCAAGAATATATGGATAAAGGTTTGCTAGGAATTGTTATACTTGCTTTTATTCTATGTGTGATTTGGACTATTGCCAGTCATAATAAAGTAATAAAACAAGTAAAACTTAATCAGCTAAGAGATATAAGAAGCAATATAAACAATGCTTTAAGTCTCTACGATTGTTTGTATATACATATTAATATGTATAATAAAGGATTTACTAGGAGTAAATCTTTGACATCTGATGGAATAGTATTTCTATCAGATAACTTATCATCTAAAATTGTAGTGTTCAAAGAGGGAACTTTAGAATATATTGAAGGTCATTATGAAGCTGATTCTGAAACTTATAAAACAGCATTAGCTACATATAAATCTAGATTAATTTCTGAAGTTAATCTTGAACTAGATAGATATAACTATTAATTTTAAAAATTATGGAATTATTATTTAATGTTAAACAGAAAAATGTTGTGGCTAAAATTGGTAAAGATTACTTCTTTCTTAGCAAGAAACCAAAGAAACTAGAGTTTGCTGATTCAGTGCATAAGACTTTAGTCTTAAAGCATTTTAAAGCTCTGAAACCGACTATTGAAGAACATTCAGTTATTGATGAATCATTAACTGTAGATGAATGGAAAGATTTTCCAGTATGGTTAGAGAATGAATCTAATGGCGCTGAAGGAAATCTTGAAATTACTAAATTTACTTATGGTAATATTAAACTGTATGTAAATGGTGGATGCCTTTGTGGAAATGTTCCAGAATATGTTTTAAAAGGCATCATTAAATTGTTCAAACAATCTAAAACGAAAGAAAATGCAGACAATTAAGAAAGTAAAGTACAGCATTGAAAGAGTTGGTAATAGTACGTTTTGTACTATGTCTTGTGATTTAGAGTACATAATGGATCACTTAGAAGGAGCTAATATAAAAGTTTCAAGTGCTGATACTTCTGTATTCCTAAAAATTGCGACTTCTAAAGAAAGAAAGATTTTCATTAAAAATCTTGCTTCTTGGGGACTTACTGTTGATAATTCTACTGTAACAGTCGTTTCTAAAATTACTTTAAGTAAAAATGATAAGGACGACCAGGTAGTAGCTAATCGAATTGTAAGAGATAAAGCTATGCATACTATGTGTAAAGTTATTGCAAATGCTTTGAATCAGGCTTTGGATTCTACTTATAATAGATTAGCTAAAGTAAACAATATTATTAATAAGTTAGAGCACATTGCTTATCATTTAAAATACAATGAGAATTATATATATGATATTTGTCCAGACTCAGAAGATAATGATGTGGATATTGCAGACATACTATAAAATTGTCTTTGTTAAAGTTTAAAATTTGCAAAATATGATAATTTAAACTATAAAATTTGAAATTAACAAATTTTTACTTTTACAATGGATATTTGAAACTATAGTAGAGTGTTGTTGAGAAACAATGCTCTATATACTATTAACTTTATAAAAATTATAATTATGAAAGTTTTAAGAAAGATATATAATGTTATTAACAATAGCATTCAGTCTCGTGTAGTCAATTCTAAAGAAGAGGCTAACAAATACATTATTTCGTTCAATAGAACTTTAGAAAATAAAGTATCTCTTGAGACAGTAAATAATAAACAGGTAGAAGCCGTTAAAATTAATGGTAAATGGTGTATATCTGAAACTGAAATAATAGAGTAATTCTGTAAAGTTCATATATATTGTTGGCAACTAGCAGATAATTAGTTGCACTTGGTCCTGTAGCTCAGTGTATAGAGCAGGAATCTTCTAAATTCCGGGTCGTGAGTTAGATTCTCACCAGGACCACACATGCGGAGTTAGCTTAATGGCTAGAGCACCTCACTTCCACAATTCATAGAGAGGTTATATTGGTTCGAATCCTTTACTCCGTACTAACATTAAAAGATTAAGTAATATGAAAAAGATTATTTTATTAATGAGTTTTATTGTATTAACTACAATAGCTCATGCGTTTAATTATGGTTCTATCACTCTTTATCAAGATGGTGAATGGGGCAAACCATTGTATATTAAAACTTCAGTAGTATATAATGAAGCCAGACAAACTATTACTTTTAGTAATAGTGAGTATGGTAAAATGGTATTAAAAATATACTCTTCTGAAATGAAGGATGGAGTAGAAATCCATTATTGTAGAGAGGTTAATACAGAAAGACGCTTTGTTGTCCTTATTACAGTAAGAGATAATATTCCTTATGTAACTCTCAGCACTTCCGCAAATACCATGTTTTTATTTGGCTTTTAAGTTTCCATAATAATGTGTTAACGTTTTACTAGTTTTCCGATATAAACTAGTACTTACGGTAGTAGCTCAGTGGTTAAAGCATCTCTTTTTATAATAGGTCATTGGTTCGAATCCTTTCTACCGTACAAATTTAATTTGATAGGATGGAGGTGAGATCTTCAACTATTAGATATTATCAATAGTTTCGTTTAAAATGCTCATTTATGTAGAATTTCTACAATCACCAGTCATGATTTGAGAAGACACTATCATTTTATTTAAATTTAATCATATTGTTAGTGTGTATCCTAACTAATAAATCTATTAGTATAGGTAGGTGTTACCACTATTCTCCTTTATAGAAATGTGGGCTATGGAGATATAGCTCAGAAGGTCAGAGCGTGGGTTCGAATCCTACTCCGTGTGCAAAATAAGATTATAAATTAGCTCTCTAAGCTTTAAGGTGAAGCACGAAACTTTTAATTTCGGGAAGACAGGTCAGTACTGTCAGGGAGCACCATTAATTTTTAATTTGTTAAAAGTATTCATTTGTAATACACGAGATTCTCAGTCTGTAAAGATAGAGAATCTACTTGGCACTATTGTCTAGCTGGTTAGGACGGGATTCTTTCAAGATCCAAAGGCGATTTCGAGCATCGCTAGTGCTACTCTTCCATATTTAAAAAACTAATACGATTAATATTTAAAATATAAAGTCAGCGGACTTTATAACGTTAAAGAGTTGCTAGGCTTCTTGTCTGTGAAGATAGGAAGCTTTATTGGAGAAATGACTGAGCGGTCGAAAGTGGCACCCTGCTAAGGTGTTAGCTCGAAGGTTCGAATCCTTCTTTCTCCGCAACATTTATGACAAATTGTGAACTTGTAGTTGGAAAATATGGTTCATGAGAATAGTATTTTATTCGGAGGATTAGTGTAACGGTTTCACACGAGGGACTTTGACTCCCTAATAGGCAGTCCGACTCTGCCATCCTCTACTAATTAATAAATAGATACTAAACAACTCTCAGTAACTCTATTAAATAGCGTAATTACCTTAAAATTAATCATTTGGGTTAAAAAGAGAAAGAACGTTAGATAGCTGAGGACAATGGAATAGTTTAAATATAACCAGTCACCTATTATTTAAATAGATTATTAACACATTAATTATAGATAAATTATGACAAGACAAGATTATTTTATTAGTAAAACCAATTTAATAGCACAAATAGAAAGTGCTAAGAAATTTGGTTGTAAATATGTACTCAAGTGTGCAAAGTTAAACTTAGCTGAACTTGAAAAGAAATACAAAAAAGAACATCTTTCTAATCCTCTGTTCAGTTACATGGTAACTGATGAAGAAATGGACGAACTTATTAGAAATGATGAAAAGCCTACATTTAAAATCAAAGTAACTTTTAAAAGTGGAGAAGCTTATGATTTAATATTTTACCATAAACTTAAAAGTGGAGTTAAACATTCTGATGTTGTGAAATGGGCGATGATAGGATTAACTAAAACTATTCATCATCCTGAAAATATTGTAGATGCTCGTTTTATTATGGGTTAAGAGATATGGAAATAAAAACAATACAGATTGACTCTGATACATTTTTAGTGTTTAAGGGACGAGAGTACAGACAGATAAACATAAATGACATTGTGTGTATAAAAACATCTGGTAAATATAGTACTATAATAGATGTTCATGGCAATAGTATTATTGTGTGTTGTTCATTAAAAAATATTTCACGTGTTTTATGTATTAATTTTATTCTTGCAACACAAGGATTTTTAATAAATCATAAATACATATCTGAGATAACTAGAAAGAATGATAAAAACAATACATATATCTTAAAATTAAATGATGATATTCATACAACTGTGGATATTTCATTACATATAGCTACAAACATGTTAAAACAATTGTAATACCGTAATAGTTTAGGGTTTATAAAATAAATATTGTTGGCAACTAGCAGATAATTAGTTGCTCCTTGGCTCAGTATCCGAATTGGTATAGGAGATGGTCTTAAACACCATTGGACATGTGTCCGTACGGGTTCGAGTCCCGTCTGAGCTACATAATTGATTATTTATTATGTTTTGAAAAATTAAAATCATTCATAATTACTGTGAATTTGTGAAAATTTATAAGTAATGTAAAATTTTCGTTTTGTAAAAGATTTTATCTTTTTTTAAACTCATACTGCTTGCGAAAGTAGTATGAGTTTTTACAATACTAGTATAAATAGAAATATGTAGTTTAAAGCGGTAGGGCACTGGCTAGGTAACCAGAGGTTGACAGTTCGAGTCTGTCCATATTTACTCTATTATTATTCATATTCGATGTTTTATACTCATAAGTTTTAAGAATTTTCTAAGTTTTCGGTAAAAATTCTGTTTGTGAAAATGGAATTATTTATCTGTTTTTGGTTATAAATTATGCGAGAACTTTATTAAGTTAAGGCTTCTTATAAAAAGCCTAAAGCGCTAAGTGTCTTAGTGGCAAGTGCACGCCCTGCTAGCAATTAGGGAGGAGAGGAAGTAGCGACCCTCAGACACTTTTATATCCGTGTTTAACTCAGTTGGTCAGAGTGCTCAGCTTATACCTAAGTGGTCGGGGGTTCAAGTCCCTCAACACGGACCATTTCTTTTATCATATTATTATTATTTTGGAGAGTCTAATTAGTTAATCTAGTTAGGCTCTTTTATTTAACACATTAACATATGGATTTTACAAATGAAATAAACACTCTTGAATCTGAGAAGCTCAGATTAGAGGAAATGTTGAAACGTAATAATGATCATTTACAACTTTTAAAGGAGGTGTCTACAAAACCTAGTTCTGATGGATATAGAAGATTCTTTAAATTGAAAGGATATTCTTTATTATACACTGGAGGTAAGTGTCTTAATTCTGACTATTTTGTATTTAATTGTACTTTAATAAGTACGGCAGGGCATCTTAGCCGTAAATATTGGAATGTAGAGGAGCTAAGTAAAAAATTGGAAGGTGCTAAGGAAATATCCAAAGAAGAATTTATTAAGTGTATCAGCAAAGAAAGCTTAATAATATTAATAGTGACTATACTCAATTATTCAAATATATTAATAGTATACCTAATGATGGTAAAGAATACTTAGTATCTGATTTATGCGGAGAACAGTTTGCTTTAATATGTTTTGAACTAAGGCAGGTAGAGATGAACTATTAATTACTAAAATAAAAGTAAATAATGGTATTATTATGTTTTATGTTAATTCTAAGAAACAGTGGTACTATTATGAGGATTTAGGAGAAAGTAAATAATGGTATGCTGATCAGCTTATCAATTATTTAGATTTAACTAAATTTATGCACAAAGATGAAGGATATAAATAAAATTATTGATTTGGAATGGACAAAATAGTATTATAGGTAAATGGCATCTTTTCTCAAGCATAGAAAGGATGCCATAGAACTAGGATTCTATAAATTAGTTAAATAATTATGTGTTGGACTTGTAATATTAATAAATTAAAAGCTCAAATAGCTAAAGAAGATATTAATATATATAAAATAGTTAAGAAAGCTACTAAGAAATATTGTATATCTCCATTTATGGATTATACTTACTATTCAAAAGATATACAGCCTTCTTTAACTTTAGGAGTAATGATTGAACCTTGTTCAATTTTTGCAAAAATTACAGAAGGTTATCATAGTTACTCTTCTGTAAATTTCGTATGTGATTCAATAGTGCCGGACATCTTTGGAGGTTGTGTAAAAACTATACAGTGTGGAAATCGTGATAGAATATTTAGATTAGACAATTCTTTATATTTAGCTACCTTTATAATTCCCTCAGGTTTTGTATATTTTACAAACGAAGAAGGTGAAATTGTTTCTAATAAAATTCGCTACACAGGTAAATATATAAAATTATGAAAAAAGTATTATTAATTATAGGATTATTATTAATTGTTGTTTTAGTCAATAGTTACAATTATCCTGACACGTGGACAGGTAAGAGAAGCTGGGCTTATGAGAATAAAACATTAGAAATAATGTATGATTCTAAAAAGAAACCTCATAAGATAGTTATTTATTCCGAATTTAGAGAAGGAATGACAGCTATTGATTTGGATGCCAATACATATAAATAATTATGCCTTGGTTTATTCAATTAATAATGGCTATATTTATGATAATACTTTATATTGCTATATTTATGGGAATGTATACTAGTTCCAGTTATTCAGATAAACGAATATTTTATAGTTTTGGAATAGGAACGTATAGTACACTTCTATTGTTATTTTGGATATTACAATATAGTATTCATCATACAATCATCTATTGGAGAATTATAGAATTATTTAAATAAAGTAAAACAATTTATAATTAAATTATGTGTTGGTCAAATTATATGGCAACTCCAATTGTATTGAAGAAGCCTTTGAAAGTTTATAAAGTAGGCACGGCAAAAACTTTAGGTATCTTTATAAGTTTATATCAAAATTTTAGATACTATAAATCTCAGACTATGCCTACAGTAAAGATAGGACCTAAATTTGAAAGGTATAGATCTGTTATGGGATGTGTGGGAGAACTTTGGAATTATGATCGTTTTTATATACATGAAGGTTATCATTCATACTTAACTGAAGAAATGGCTAAGGGTAGAATGTATAGTGCTGAAATAGGAATATTTGAAATTCCAGTAGGTGCTACTGTATATATCAACTATGCATATAGAGAAGTAGTTAGTACTGATATTAAATATTTAGGGTTATTAGAAGAAATCTAAATTTTATCCTGAATAATAAATGAAACTGGGAAGGCATTCTGATGATTACTAGCGATTAATGGCTAGATTCACTATGATGTTGTGATAACATGTAAGTGGGGTTAAACCAGTATAAATAAGACCCGAAAAAGAAAAAGTCCGATAGTTGAGTTATGCCTCTCAACTTTGTAGACAAAAGGCAACTCGGAGTATGGTGGAATTGGTAGACACATATGCCCTAGGAGCATATGCAGCAATGCGTGTGGGTTCGAGTCCCACTATTCCGACGAAAATCGGGTTGGTTTGTATTCTAAGTATACTTAGACGCATGGGTTGCACCCGACTGGTAAAAGAATATTAACCAACTAATGCAGCCAATTTGGGGGATACCTATATAGTCGCGAATATTATAGGGCAGATTGATAAGAAACGGAAACAATGAATGGGTAATTCTAGTAACCCTCAGGAATTGTGAACGAAAGTTTCAAAGTACGTTAGATTCGTAAGTCCCCCCACTGCGAAGTTTCAGTTGTTGTACCTAGTTAGGAAATTATGTACCTAATTAGAGAAAAGAGAAGTTACCTACATAATCCGGAGTATGTAGGACAGGTGATAAGGCGAAACATGATTATTATCTAAGTAGTCGAAGTACGTTCGATTCGTATTACTTCTCCAAAGTCTTTGATAGACTGAAATGCCAGGTTTCATAGGAGTATATTAACTTTTAGTTAGTATGCTCCTTTTTATATTTAATACATTAACAAAATTAATTATGGACAATCAAGAAATTTTTAATCAAATTAAAGAATTGCAAAAGCAACGAACTCTATTAAGTGCGCAAGATACAGCTTTAGTAAATAAGATTAATGAGCTAAGAGATAAAATAGTATTAAAGAATATCAAGAAGGGCTATTATACTGATAATAATGGTTTATACTGTAAAGTCTATGATATTAAAGAAGATGTTATATTTGTGTATGAAGTTAATACATCTGAGCTGTATACTACCATGGAAGTTTATCCTTATTATAGAGCCTTCAGTAATGCATATTGTAGAGAGTGCACTAGAGAAGAGTATGACAAAGCTCTAGATTATATAAAAAGTTAAGCATATATACAAAAGGATTATGGAAAGAAAAATAGGTGAAACATTTACTTATAATAGTAAAATTTATCAGGTAGTAAAATCTGATATATGTGCGAATTGTGCATTTAGAGAGAACGATTGTAGTATTATTAGATCACATATAGGTCTATGCGTCTCTAGTATAAGATTTGATAAAACTAATGTAGTATTTAAAGAAATAAATAATATGGAAATAAAGAATAATCAATTAACTATTGATATTCCTGAAGGAATGGAGATAGATTTAGAAGACAGTGATTTAGCTAAAGGAATAATTAAGTTTAAACCTAAGTATATTACTTATAGTGAGATAATTAATTCCTTTAATTCTGTAGTCAATACTAATGTTTATACACATAGTAATGATACAAAGAAATCCAAAGCCCTAGCACAATTAATGAATATAGCTAGATATTTTAATGGAGATTGGAATTATAATGTAGATGATGATAAGACTATAGGTTATGCCATTTATTATGGTGCGCACTTAGTAGATAATGGTGGATATCGTTATAATGCAATAAGTCCACAGGCAAGTGTTTACTATGGTATTCCTGTATTTAAAAATAAAGATGATGCTAAATATGTAATAACTAATCCTAATTTTAGAAGTATTCTTGATGCTATTTATAAAAATTGATTATAGAAACATTAAAAGAACTAAAAAATACATATAAGAAATTACAAGAAGAAAGTAATAATCTTTATAGTAAAATTAAAGCACTAGAAAAGAGAAATGCAATTTCTAAGTTTACTGTTGGTGATTGTTACTTAAATACAAAATGGAATGATTTAATAAAAATTGTTTCGATAAAAGATAATTACATATATTATATATGTTTAGATAAGGATTGTATCACTAGAGACTATTCTTATATATATGATATTGAAGATTGGGAAAAGATTACTCCTCACCAATTTAAAGATGCTTATCTTGCTGTAATAAAGGATATTCAAGATCCAGATTTTGAAGAAAGACCAGAATCTAATTGAAATAAAGTTTTAAACTCTATTGTAACTAGTGTTAATAGCTAATTATGAATACTAGATTATCAGATTTAGAGCAACTAGTTTCTGAGATAAAAAAATTTAGACCTGATTGTAAAGTGGCTATCGATTACTTGAATAAAGTAATAGATAAACTTAAATATGAAGATATAATATACAATATGTTTTATTAAAATTAAGTAGATTATGGAACAGAAACTTAATATAGCAGAAATCTTGAAGAATAAACCAAGGGGTACTAAATTGTATTCTATGATTCATGGTAAATGTAGTTCTGAAGCAGTAACAGATGAAATTTTTAAAATAAACTTCTGTACTTCAAAATTTGGTTTAACACAATCTGGAGAATGTACCTTAATTAAATTTGGTAATATGTATGATGGCGGAGAATGTATTATCTTCCCATCTAAGGAAATGCGTGATTGGTCTAAGTTCCAATGGGAAAAAGGTGATGGTGGCACAGAGGTTATCTTTGACAAATGGTACGATGTACAAGTTTTTATTGTAAGCATTACCTTAACAGTGAAGATAAGAATAAAATCGTATATTATGAAGAATTCTTATGCACAACTGAAAGATATTCCCTTGAAGCTCAGACCTACATTAACACCATAAAGAAGCGTTTGGATGGCAAGCTCAATCTTGAAACTTTGGAGATTGAAAAGCAACCAAAGTTTAAGGATGGAGATATACTTAGTTGTGATGAAGATTCATTTACAAGACATACAACTTTAATACTTCATAAGGATGAAAATATAACAGAATCAATAGTTTCTTTGATTAGACATAAGAAACTTGTTGAAACTAATGTACCTATAGATAATTTTCTTCTTTCAAGACTTTATCCTGCTAGAGAGGATGAAAAGAAAGAACTTTTTGATGCCCTTACAAAGAAAGGCAAGGCTTGGGATAGTGAGAAGAAACAGATTGTGGATTTGAAGCCAAAGTGTGAGTTTAAGCCATTCGATAAAGTGTTGGGGCGAAATGAGAAAGATGATGTATGGGAAGCTGATCTCTTTTCTCATTATAGAGAAGAATCACAATATCCTTTTCGGTGTATCGGATTTAGTCGTAAGTATTGTATTCCTTACGAAGGTAATGAACATCTTCTAGGCACAAGAAATAATCCTGAATAGTACAACCTCCACGACACAGAATGAGCGAAAGTAAGTTAAGGCTTTATGCCCATATACCTTCTTAGCCCCAGAACAATACTGGTCGTGGAGGTCACTATAAAACTTAAAAACATGATGGACGATAAGAAAATAGAAGAAGTTGCAAAAGTCTATATGATTGGTGAGTTTTATGATAGGGATGAAGCCGAATGGAATTATCCTATTACTAATGAAGAAAAACGTAATCAATGTATTATAGATTTCAAGGCTGGTGCTAAGTGGGCTATCAATGAGTTCTTGAAGAATTTATGGCATCCTGCTAGTGAAGCACCAAAACGTAGATGCAACTATTTATTGCTTCATTACAAAGACAAAGAAGAAGAATGTTTTGAAGCTGATGTCGTCGATACAAAGGCTTGGGATTGTTACATTAAAGGCTCATTAGTAGAATATATCAATATTGATGATTTGTTCCCAAAAGGAGGTGAGCAATGAAAGAGCTTAAAGTTGGAGAATATTTTAATTACTGTGGCAAAAAATACATTGTTGTTGAAGATGCCACAGGAAATTGTTGGAATTGTGCGTTTGGGTGTTCCCATGGATGGTGCGCTAATAATACGCTGAAGTGTAAAAATCATAATTGGAACGCTTTGAATAATCGACTATATTGGGAATGGACAATAAGAGAACGTTCTGATAATAAGTGTGTAATCTTTAAAGAAGTTAAGGAGTAAAGCGTATGGGCGAAGTAAAAAATGAAATTCTAGGAATTGCTTTCTGGATATTTTTAACGGTTTATTTTTTAATTTGTAGCGTTATAGCAGCATATCTATGTGGTTATTTCTCACCAGATTGGTATAAAAGATATAAGAAACTTAAAAAATAAAGCGTATGTATTATGAATATAGAATAGTCAAGATTGAGAAAGGTTTGTTTCTCATCGAGTATAAGACCGGTCCTTATGGAGTTTGGCATGAAGTGAAAGATAAGAAGTTTAAGACTAAGCCAAAGGCTGAAGCTTGGGCTAGAAAGAACTTAGTGTAAAAAGCAAAGCGTATGAATACAAACAGCTATTTACGAATAGAAAATGGATATGATATATCTAAGATAACTGGGGTTATTCCTCAGAATATTGGAGAAGGATTTCAGTTTGATCTTTCTGATAAAACATATACAACTATGGGTAGCTATACTAAAGACAAAAAAAGACTCATGAATATCGAAATTAGTTCTTTTTGTGGTCTTTGTGGTGGAGCAATACATTATTACGCAAAATTGTATATTAAAGTAAGCAATATGTGTGGTAACAGCTCGGTAAGTGGATATTTGGGTGGAATTGAAATTCCAAACGACTATCAAACCATCAAAGGGGAGTTTGTTAGACCACTCACTCAAAAGGAGAAAGATGAGCAACCAGACAGATGGGATGATTGGTATGAAGTAGGGGATTTAGTTAATGCCTTCGAATCTCTTGAAGAGATAGAGAATTTAATTAAAAACCTCAAAAAGAAGTTCTCTTCTAAAGAGTGGAAAGTTGAGATAAGACGCAATTATTAATTACCTTCAGGCATAAATAATAGAAGTATGGATAAAAATGTTGTATTATCAAACGAAGAGTTAGAATTACTCATAACAGGCTTACATTGTGTAGATGAACGTAGTTATAATTTTTATACCACAACATATACACCTTGGAGTGAAGCTAAAGAGTTAAAAGAGAATTTGCGAATAAAGCTCAAAAGAGTATTGTTAAATGTTTAACGTCTTCGGACATAATTTTAAAAGATATGACAAAAGAAGAATTAAAAGTAAAGGTTGACAAACAACTAAGCATTATCAATGATGCTAACGATGAGATTTGTTCTTACGTAAATGATTACATCGAAAGTCTTCCATACAAGGTTGGCGACAAAGTTAGCTGTTCCAGATGTGATGTTTGTTGGATTAAAAGTATTGTTCCGGAAAAAAGTTATAGAGGCTATACTGGCAAGATTGAAGTAAGAATCAACCCTGCTAAGAAAGATGGCACTCGCTCCAATAGAGAGTTTGTACTATGGAGTATGGAAATTGATAGTATCAAAAAGATTAGTTAATCGCTTTTGGGCATAAATAGTAGTAATATGAATAAAAAAGTAATTGAGATTGTACGTAAGTATGTTGAGGAGCACTTAGATAAGAGTGACCAAAAACAAGAGTATGATGTATATGTAGTATGGCAGTGTTATATTCTTGGTAATGCAAAGTGGCTGCTTTCAACAACACTTCCAGATGATATGTATTATGAAGTAACATACAATAAAGTTAAGGATGAATTCTATCTAGATGCTTATAAGAAGTTTGAGAATCGTTGTATTCCAAACAAGTAATTAATAATAATTTAATAATAGTGTGATTAAGAAATTTAGAAAAAAGCCAGTTACTATTGAAGCTATTAGATTATTAAATAACGATGATTCAATAGAAGAATGTATCGAGTGGGTTTTTAAAATAGGAATGGAAACATCTTTAATTGGAAAATCAGCAACCATTGATGATGTTAAAGGTGGGTTTTATATTCCAACATTAGAAGGTAATATGAAAGCTAATATTGGTGATTACATCATCAAAGGTATAAACGGAGAGTTCTATCCTTGTAAGCCTGATATTTTTGATAAGACTTATGAGAAAGTAACAGAGTAATATATAAATAATATGAAAATACAAGAAATGATTGAAGCCATTAAAAATGGCAAGAAAGTAAGACGTGAATGTTGGAGTGGAGATAAATTTCTTTATTATGTTCCATCGGCAGTATAGAAAACTCTATTGCTGATAAAGATGGAAAAGTTCTGTATAAGGAATACATTGCTATTCGCTGCAAAGATGGTGATGTTGGATTCTATACTCCAACTCAGTGTGATATCTTAGCAGAAGATTGGAAAGTTATAGTTGAGTAATTAACTACTCTTTCCTATAAAAGGAAAAAGATAAAATAAAAGAATATGGTAATTTGGTTAATATTAGGAATTCTTCTTGTGATTCTTGCTATCTGTTTAGGAATAGCAATCATACATGAATCTGATGAAAAAATAGGTATTATAATATCTTATGTCGGATTTATAACTGGTTTATTACTTATTATTGGATACATAAATAGTAGACCACGAGCAATCGATGTATATAAAGGTAAAACTGAATTACGTATCACGTATGAAGGAAATACACCAGTAGATTCTGCGGTAGTTTTTAAAAAATAAAATAATATGGCACAAGAAGGATGGATATGCCCTAGATGTGGAAAGGTAAACGCACCTTGGGTGATGCAATGTTCCTGTAATATGGATACTCAAATATTACCTAAAGTTGGTGCTCCTTACTATGAAGGAGACCAAGCAACATGTAATATAAAGGAGAGAAAGTAATGAGCAAAATTAAGGAATTATTAAGTCAAGCATTCAGTCAGCTTGATGAATACAATAAAGGCGGTGCTACTCAGCATAATCTTCTTTGGAAGGCTATGGGCAATATTGAGGATGTACTTAAAGAGTTGGAGGATGAATAATGGGTAAAATAAATGTTAAAAAGTCAATTCTAGAGATTGTCGAAAAGAATAATCTAGAAATACTTAAAATAGACTTAGTAAATAGTGATGGAAGCTTTTGCTAGACGCTATAATGAAGATAGAAATATATTTTCCTGTAAAGTCTATATCACTTTAGAGGACTTAGACTTTGAAGTAGATTCTGTCTTTTGGCATGATGACGTTTTAGGTACTGTCAAGATAAAGATACTAAAGAACCAGTATGGATAGTGTCTTGTGGCGATGAAGGAGGTTCTTGGTGGGAAGTAAATAGAGTTCCAGAGTTTTACAAAAATCAATCTAAAACTAAAGAATGAAGCACTCCTACGAAATTAAAACTGTCTATGTTGGTCATAGAGTGTATAAAATAGGTAATGGATTCTCAATCCGTATTAATATTACTATAAAAGAAATAAATAGAATATGACTAAAGAAGAAGTAGAAAGGAATGCAGAAAGATGGCTAGAAATTATTAGATCTTTTATAGATAAAAGGGACAAATTAAATGTAAGACGCGATGAGCTACTTCAAGAAATGAAACAATTTCAAGAAGACTATATTAAAGCCTTGCCTGTTAAAATTGGAGATAAGATTATGGATGAGGATGGACGTGTAGGTCAACTTTCCAGAATAGTTCCATATCGTTCACCATCGGAAAGGTTTATGTGTGCGACATTGAGTTTGACCCTTTTCTTCCATATGGAGAAAAAAGATGGTACTTATGACAATCGTGAAGTTTATGTTCATGGTTTTCCAATCAAATTATAATTAATATGAACAGAAATCAAGCTAAAAAATTTTATCCTATTCTGCAAGCTTTTGCAGAAGAAAAGGCAATTGAGTGTAGGACAAAGCCGAATGCCGTAAAAGGCACAAGTGTTCCGAATGATTGGACGGAAATAAAAGAGATTGAGTTTTGGAATAATACAGAGTACCGTGTTAAGCCAGAACCAAAGTATCGTCCATTCAAGGATGCAAAAGAGTGCTGGGCAGAAATGCAAAAGCACCAGCCGTTTGGGTGGACTAAACTAATAGGAGCAATCGAATATAGTTTTATAACAGATGTTGATGATAATACTAATTATTCAGGTGCTATTAAAGAATATACATTTGCAGATGGGACTCCATTTGGTATAAGAGAAGAATAGTTATGAGCAAAACAGATTTACATTCATCATTGCTTTTTCTAATGATTAAACTGGAAGAGGCTAAAAGCAATTCAATGTCTGACAAAAACTTTGTTGCTGCATTAACAGATGTTCTCAGATATTTCCGTGATAATGGAGAATTAAAGAAAGCTTATGAAATCCAAAAGGATTCATTAACAAATATGGCTAATAGTCCTTGGGCGAAATTAGTAATTGGTATGCTCACTTCAAAAGTACAAGAAGATAAAGTTGATGTAGAGTTGCCTGACATTGATGCTCTAATAAAAGAAAATACTTCTGATGAGTTTATTGAAAGGAAAATCAACGATATTCTAGATATTAGAGAAAAATGAACATGAATAATAACAATAATAACTTAGAAATCTTAGAAGAATTTACATACTCCATTCTCAAAGACCTAAAAAGTTTAGAACCAGATATATCTCAACTAGTAGATGGATATTTTTGGCATTTAGTAGTATAGAACTTAAAAAAATAAATGATATTCTATAGATTTGGTGAAATTCCAGAAGATGCATGTTCATCTATATGGAACAATAATAATGAAGTAATAGGTAAAGAAAAGGGTGTGTCTGTTTATGAAGCTCATAAAAATATAAATGGAACATATTCTCCTGTTCTTCCATTTCCAACAAATGAGATGGCATTTAATGATTTTATATATAATGTAAAATACTTTACTGGCAATAAATATCTAGTAACCGGTGATTTGTTAGATGAAACTGGTACTGATGGCGAACCATTAATTAAGAATGTAAAAATATTAAAAAAATTATAGTTATGGAAACAGAAAATATAAATAACTATTCGGAAATGTCTATTGAGGACTTGGAAAAACTCAAAATAAAGTTTCTAAGTCAAAGAGATAATTTAGAGAATACTATAGGAGAAATAATAAATAATATAAGAGCTAAAAAACTGAAAGTTAGTAATCACGCTCTTAGAGAACATCCTTACTATAAAGATAACACATCTTATCTAAAAGTAGTTATCAATGATGGTACTGGATATACTGTAACTAAAATCACTCCTGGTGGTAAATGTATAGGTATATACCAATTTAATGCAGATAATACTAACTTTTTAAAATATTATAAAATCTGCTCTCAATCTGAATGGGAAAGTGCCATAGATAGACTTAATATATGGTTTAAGGATGCTAGTTTAAAAATTAAAAAGTTATGATTAAAGCAACAGAAGCAAAGATTATATCTAGGTCTGCTGTATTAGACCCGCATATATTAGATCAAATAAACTTTGCTATAATTAAGGAAGCTAGTAAAGGTAATTATGCAGCTTGGATTGGTTCTATACTTCCGCCAACTAATGTTGACAAATATTATAATTACCTTAAAGAGTTAGGATTTGAGATTAGTCTTCGTTATAAGGGTGAACATGGAGTTTATGTAATTTGGGGTTAAAAATAAAAAAAAAATAAAAAATATGAATAAACTTTGGATATTACCAACAATTTGTTTTATAATTGTTTTAGCTTGGTCAGTACCTAGCTACTATTATCAGAAAGCAAAAATTCTGGAATTGCAAATAATTGTAGATAGACAGTCAAATGCTATTCAGCAACTTGAAAAAGAGAAGAATAATACAGAAGTAACTATTCCTCAGTATTTAGATAGTCTGCCTGGAGGTGATTAAGTATTTATAATATGAATGCAGATATTCAATTTGTAATTCTATTCTTTATTATGATAGGAATATTAATTGTTTCTATGACTTTTTTATTGTATTATATAAGTTAATTGCTATGTATTTAGAAGGAGATAAATGGAAAAATTGGCACACTAGATGTTCTGATACTGCCATTAAAGAGAACAAAAGTGAAGAAGATACTAAACTAAGTACTATATCAGTATCTAAATTACTTGAGTATGTTCACACTGCACTACGTAATTGTGAGATTAATAATTTAGACCCTGATAAAGTTCTAGTATTTCTTACATTAGAGCGTGATAATAATTTGTATTCTAATATTGGTTTAGGTATATGTTGTAGTAGTCAGTTAGGTACTTATGTAACTTTAGAGTCTTCAGATTATTATAAAATGTTCTATGTTGCTCCAGATTCTAAACCTGAAGTTGGTGAATATTGGAGAAGTAGAGGTGTAGGTTATGATTTATCTGGTTTTGTAGTATCTAAACTAGCTGGAGAACGTTTAACTAAATTAGTTAAATATGTACTTAACACAGATGAACCTCTGTCTCATCTAGATTATAGAGAATTTGAACCTAACTGGATTCAATTCAAGTTTCAAAAGGAAGAATTTAATCTAGAGTTATTAGATAATCTCACTAGAGAAAATGATGGTACAGTTAATGAAAATATATTAAGACAGTGTATGATAAATGATTCCAAAAAAGAAACAGATTTATAATTTCTTTGACGATGGTAAATGTTCACCTAGTAGATTATATAAAGCTTATATAAAGAAAGTAATTCCTTTTAATAAAGCTGATATACATCTAAAGATACATTTAGTTAATAGTGCTCTTAACTGTAGTTGGATATGGAATGGAGATACTGACTATTTTATAGGTTGTTATATTCCTGAGTACGACGATCATCTTATTTGGTTTGCAAGAACTAAATATGGTACATGGTTTAGTATGGATATTCAATCTAATTGGCAAGGAGGATTATTAGATGTTAATAGAGATGTTCAATTTAGTTTTTAACATTAATTAAGTTTTAAATTATGGGTAATGAAGATAGAATAGATCCAGATGATATGGGTTTTCCATATAGCCGAAGAATCAGAAGATATTAAAGAGTTCTAAATTAGAACTTTTTTAAGTATGGGGCTAAACTAGTATTTGATTGTCTAGGAGATAAGAAACACAGCAAGACAGTTGGAGAGACAACAAAACAATAATCGCTAGAGTTATCAATATGACTCCTGCTTATCAGGCTGCTGCCTAATAAGCCGAGCAGCACTTGCTTAGGAACAGAAAGGTGCACTATTTTCCATTTCTTTATTAGTTCTCTGTATACTTTAGGAACAGAGTGGTGGAAGTTGACAATATTAATCTTGTCAACCCTAACAGACAAGGAAAGTCTTTAAAACCTATGCTGTAAGAACGTTTTGATGCAAATAGGCAAGACGACGGGGCAGTACCGTCTAGCTCCACCAGTTCATAGAACTGTTTTTATTGTTTGTTTTTAATCCCTGGGCTATTATTATAGTTCAGGGATTTTTGTTTAATTTTAACTGTTAATTATGGAAGAACATATTAATAACTCTATTAAAATAATTGATAATATGTTACATAACATAGATATTCTTATAAATTTATTAAAGTAATTATTAAACATTTATCAAAATGGGTAAACAAATTTGATTGCAAGATGGCAACGTTTTTAGTCAGGGTAGTGCGACTGAAGGATTACCGAAAGGTATTTATGAAGTAAAAGTCTCAATGACTGGATTTTACTTAAGTAAAATCGCTGAGTCTTTTACGTTTGATTACAAACTGTATGGTCTGAACCAAAAATTTATTGATTATGTCTTAAAGACATATGAGAACACTACAGGAAATTTAGGTGTTCTGCTAGATGGAATCAAAGGAACTGGTAAGACGGTCGTTGCAAAGGAACTTTGTAATCATTTACAGCTTCCTGTGATCTTAGTACAATCAATGGCTAATAGTAAATTAATAAAATATTTATCTACCTCTATTGATTTTGACTGTATCTTCTTCTTTGATAAATATGAGAAAGAATTTAAAAATTTTTCTGATGTTCTTTCTTTCATGGATGGTACTTATAACTCTATTTATCGTAAGGTATTTTTACTTACTACTAATGAGTTAAATGTAGACCCAAATCTTCTTGGTAGACCTTCTAGAATAAGATATAAAAAGTCTTTCAGTAATCTTTCTGAGGAAGTTACTAGAGAGATTCTTAATGATATCTTGGAAGATAAAACTGCTATAGAAAAGGTTATAGAGCTAACTCATTCTATGAATATTATTACTATAGACTTAATTAAAGCTATAGCAACTGAAATTAATATTCATGGAGTAGAAGCTCTTCCTAATATTAAAGAAACCTTTAATATTGAATTCTCTAGGTTTACTTATTTGTATAGAGAAGTACAAATCAGACATTGTGACTTGAAATTTACTCCTGAAAATATAAAGAATATATTAAAAGCTTTTTATAAGTTTAAAGAAATTAAAAAGAAAGATTGGGAGAAACATACTCGTGAAGAAAGCAAATTCTATAACGAATGGTCTACTAAGTTCAATGAGGATTATGGTTCCACTACTGAGGATAAAGAGTTAAAATATCTGGAACCTGGAGATTATTTTGAGGATGATCGTATATTGATGGTAAGTATTAAAGAAAAATATGTAGTAACTATGACTGATTATGGGAATATTAGAATATATATAATTAATAGTTGCTATTCTACAAGTAAAGCTACAGGTCTTGTAAATTACGAATTATAAAAAATAAATGCCCCCTTGGAATTAACATCAGTTAGTTCTTAGATATTTAATTTTTATTATTTAAACATTTACAGATTTATGGAACATTTAGTTCTTATTGGTGTTATCGCAGTCGTTATTATTGTACTGCTTATTATTATTGCTACAATGTATGTTAAAGCTCCTCCTTCGATGGCGTACATTCTTTCAGGTTTTCGTAAGGAGCCACGAGTACTTATCGGTGGTGGTGGAGTAAAAATTCCTGTACTTGAACGATTAGATAAAGTATATCTTGGTCAAGTAACAGTTGATGTTAAGACTTCACAACCAGTTCCTACTCATGATTTTTTGGATGTAATGGTAGATGCCGTATGTAAAGTTAGGGTAAAACCTGATACAGAAGGCACTAGACTTGCAGCTAAGAACTTCTTGAATATGAATTCTGTGCAGATTGCTGCTCAGGTGAAAGATTCTTTGGAGGGTAATATGCGTGAAGTAGTAGGTTCTCTTGACTTGATTAAGATTAACACTGATAGAGATGCATTCTCTGATGAAATTCAGAAGAAGGCAGCTCCTGATATGGCTAAGTTAGGTCTTGAGATTTTGTCTTGCAATATTCAGAATATTACTGATGAGAAAGGCTTGATCCGTGATTTGGGAGCTGATAATACAGCAGCTATTCAGAAGAATGCTAAGATTACCCGTGCTAATGCTGATAGAGATGTAGCTAAGGCTCAGGCTGAGGCTGACAATGAGGCTAATGAAGCACGAGTAAAGGCTGACACCATTATTGCTGAACGTAATAATGAATTAGCTATTAAGAGAGCTGAACTGAAGAGATTATCTGATATTAAGAAGGCTGAATCTGATGCCGCATATGAAATTCAGCAGCAAGAGCAGCAAAAAACTATTAATATCAAAACTGTAGATGCTGATATTGAGAAGACTCGTAAGGAACAGACCTTGTCTGAGGAGAAGATTAAGATTAAGCAGAATGAGTATCTTGCAGATGTAAATGCTAAGGCTGATGCTGACAAGTATCAGACAGAAATTGATGCTCAGGCTGCTTTGGAGAAGCAGAAGCGTGAGGCTGAGGCTGAAGCTTATAAAGCAGAGCAAACTGCTAAGGCTGTAAAAGCTAAGGCTGAAGCTAATCGTTATTCTCAGGAGCAGGAGGCAGCAGGTATTCGTGCTAAGGGTGAAGCTGAAGCATATGCTACTCAGCAGACCTTGACTGCAGAAGCTGAAGGTACTAAAGCTAAACTTTTGGCAGAAGCTGAAGGTGTGAAGGCTAAGGGTCTTGCAGAAGCTGAGGCTATGCAGAAGAAGGCTGAAGCATATAGTAAGTATGGTTCTATTGCTGTAATTGACATGCTTTCTAAACTTAATGAGAAAGTTCTTCCTGATATGGCTAAGTATATTGCTGAACCTATGAGTAAGATTGGCAATATGACAGTTTATGGAACTAATGGTTCTGAGGCTTCTGGTATTTCTGGTAATGTACCTGCTATTATTAAGCAAACCCGTGACATTGTAAAAGATGCTACAGGTGTAGATATGGCAGACATTATGAAGGCTAACACTATTGATGCAAAGGTTAACAAGAATGTTAACGTTAACGGCGACGTAGAAAACACCAACGTAAATGTATAAATATTAAGTATCACAGAGGGAGGGAATAATCTCTCCCTCTTTTTCTAACTTTTAAAAATTTTATGGAATACTTAGATTTTAGAAATCTTGTTACAGAAGCATGTAATAAGATGATTAAAGAGAACAAACATCTCTTTATTCTTGACACTCAAAAAAAGTTTTTATGGACGGCTTATATGGAATCTTTCCCTGAAGGAGCCGTACGTCAAGAATTTAACTGTGTAAATTGTAAACATTTCATTACTCGCTATGGAGCATTAGTCTCTGTAGATGAGAATTATAAAATACATTCTTACTGGGAGGATGTTCACGCTGAAGGAATGTTTGCTAAAGTTGTAGACAATATGTTACAAGTGCTTAAAAATACTAAAATTAGGAATGCATTTGTTACGGAAGAGACTACGATGGGTTGTAAATGTAATCAGCAGATACTACCTTCTAAAGAAATAATTACTTGGAACCATTTTTATGTTACTCCTACAATTAATTTAATTATGAATAAGTCTCAGATTCCAACATTCCGTGCAGGTGCTAAATCTTCACATGATGTATGGGTAAGAACTTTATCTGAAATTAACTATAATTCTGTACAAACAGTATTAGACTTAATTGCAGATAATAACCTCTATAGAGGTGACACTTATCTACGTCAAGTGAGTGCTTTAAAGACTGCTCTTGATACAATAGAGAGTAAGCACTTGGAAGGTTTTGAGTTAGATAATTATGCTTGGATATCTTCTTGTGTACTTCCTGATGCTGTAACACATATACTTAATAGTGCTATAGGTCAACTTCTTAAAGACATAACTGATACTAACAATGTTGAAAGTTCAGTTAAAAAGTTTGAAGCTATGGTTGCTCCTTATAATTATAAGAGACCTAAGGGTATTATCACCAAAACTCAGGTAGAAAATGTTTATAAAACTGTAGTAGAACTTGGTTATGAAGATTCTTTAGAGCGTCGTCATGCTAAAGTAGAAGATATATCTATTGAAGATGTTATCTTTGTAAATAGAGAAACTCGTAAGAGAATGTTAGGAGGATTTGATTCTCTTATGAATGAAACTTCTAATACTAGCAAAACTGCTACAGACTTTGAGAAGATTGCTATTCCAACAACTATGGAAGAGTTCCTTAATAATATTGTTTCTAAGGCTAGTAAGCTTGAATTATTCTTTGACAATAAGTTAAATAATAATTTAGTAACTCTTACTGCCCCAGTTAATAAAGAAGCTCCTTCTATGTTTAAATGGAATAATGGGTTTGCTTGGGCATATAATGGTAATATCTCTGATGCTATTAAACAACGTGTTAAAGAAGTAGGAGGTAAGGTAGATGGCTATATGAGAATCTCTCTTCATTGGTATAATTACGATGATTTGGATTTACATATGAATAGTCCTTATGGACACATTTATTATAGTAATAAAGCAGACCTTCTCGATGTAGATATGAATGCCTATGGAGGTAGTGCTTCTGAAGAACGTAATAATCCTAAGAAATTCTCTCGCAATGCTGTAGAAAATATCATTTTCCCAGGAATTCCTAAAGCAGGTACTTATGAAGTATTTGTTAACAACTTTGCTAAAGTTGAAAATATTGATTTAGGATTTGAAGTAGAAGTAGAGCTCAATGGAGTTATTCATACTTATGTGTATGATAAAGACGTCCCTCATAAAAGCGATGTTTTAGTATTAGACTTTACTTCTAATGGACATGAAGTTATCTTCACTAAGGAATATTTGAGTAGTACTACAGCATCTAAAGAAATTTGGGGAGTAAAGACTCAGAACTTCGTTGAAGTATCTGCTATATGCTTATCTCCAAATTATTGGGGAAATAATAAAATAGGTGCTAAGCACTATTTCTTTATGTTGAAGGATTGTAAGAATCCAGATGCTGTTCGTGGATATTTTAATGAGTATCTTAAAGACGAACTCACTAAAAATCATAAGAGAGTATTTGAAGTATTAGCATCTAAAGCTTTGACTCCTTATGATGATAATCAGATGAGTGGTTTAGGATTTATAGCTACTTCTCGTAATTCACTTATGGTTAGAGTAGATTCAGGTAAAATTTATAAAGTAAACATTTAATAATTAACAACAATGTACAAAGAAGCATTACAAAAGAAATTACGTTTTAAGACAAACAAGGGTATGATTACTACAGAAGATTTGTTCGACTTATCTCTGCAGAATCTTAACACTTTAGCTATTATGCTGGATAAGAAAATTAGTGAGGCTCCTAAGAAGTCTTTCATTGAAGAGCTCCCAGCTGAAAAAAATGATGATGAACTTCGTTTCAGCATCGTAAAAGATGTAATTAATATTAAATTAAAGGCTCGTAAAGACAATATTGATAAAGCACAAGCTAATGCTCAAAAGAAACGTATCCTTGAGATCCTCGCAAAGAGAAATGACGAAGAGCTTGAGAAGAAATCTACTGAAGAACTTCGTGCTATGCTTCAGAATTAAAATTTTTAAGATTTTATTTTTAGAAAAAAAATTCACAACTATAATAACCTCAGTAATAAGGAATACTTATTGAACGTTGTGAAACGTGGATTATAGTCGTGATAATTAAAAGGAAACTCAATCTTTTGAGGGGACTCTATTTAGAGTTCCCTCTTTTGGTTTATTATGACTAGCAAATTTAAATTGTATGAAAGTATTGTCTTAGACAATATTAAATTTACAGTTATTAATATTAGTGTAATTCCACAATGTGCCCAATATATAGATAATAAATTTGTCTATTTATTTGATTTTAATTATTCTTTAAGTTATGGGGATTACAAGATAGAACTCACAGAGACAGAAATAAATAATTTAATTAAAAATAATAAAGTAAACAAAAATTAACTTTTATAATTTTTATAGTTAAATTATATTTATATCACAAACGGGTTAGGACTGTTATAGTTACGAATTTCACGATTAACCTGATTCCCAGATGTATATATCTATAAATATACTGACTTTTTTGAAGATTTCAACATGAAATTGGAAGGGTCGTACTTACCTTAGTACACAGAACCGAGAATTGGGAAGTTCTCGGTTCATTTTTAAATTTTATTAAAATTATATTTTGAATAATAAAATTTAGATTTATAATAGTCAATACGATAAAAAAGAATAAAAAATGAAGAAATTACTTGTATTTAGTGTGTTATTTACACTCTTGAGTTGTTCTACTGGTTCAAATAATTCAGTAAATTCAACTTTAAATGATTCTATTAATGTTGATACTACAGTAGTTGATACTACTGCTATTGATTCAACTGTATGTCCTGATTAATCAGGACTTTCGTCTAGATAGCCAAGTGGTCAACGGCAGCAAGCTGTTAACTTGCCCCGAAAGGTTCCTAGGTTCGAATCCTAGTCTAGACGTAATAATATATGCCTCTTATTTCTAAGGTTAGCTACCTTCTCGAAAAGAAATGTGTACGCGCCTGGAGTATTAAGCCCTGTTGGTAAGGGAACTAGACTGTCACTCTAGTAAAACTAAGGGTTCGAATCCCTTATATTCCGCAACTAATTAAAAAAAATAAATAATATGGAAAAAACTTTTAATTATCAATCTGATGCAAATTTTTATGATAAAAAGGATTTTATTATAGCTACTTTAAAAAGAAAAATAAATAGTTTTAAAGAGTATGATGCTGAAAGAAAAAAACATTATGCTGGATTAGAACAAAAAATCGGAGAATTAGAATCCTATATAGATGAATTAGAAAATGGACTTGGTATAGAATCTTTAAATAATAAGATTCAGTCTTTAGAAAATGAGATTGAGAAACAGAATCTTAAAATTAGAGAGTTAAGAGCTAAAGTTAATATATCTTTATTTGATAATACTAAGTCTTTTAGAGAATTAGAATCTATAGCAAATAATTTGAAAGACTTTAATAGCATGAAATTAGCTATTAAAGCTCTCAAAAAACATCTTAAAGATAATAAAAAAACTATGTCTGATTTAGTATATGAATTAACACAAGCTAAACTTAAAATAAAACAATTAACTGGAGAATAATCTCCAATTTGGGCTCGTAGTTCAGTTGGCTAGAACGCTACTTTTGCAAGGTAGATGTCGTGGGTTCGAGTCCCACCGTGGTCCACTATTAAATTAAATATTTATGAAAATAACTATTGATACAGACAATTTAGAAACATTAAAGTATAAAACTGAAGATGTTCCTATTTTAATGAAGACTTTCCAACAATTAATAAATAAATTAATGTATGAAGTAATAGGGAATTATTATTCTGTAGACAATGTTCCTGAAGATGCTCCAAAATGGGTAAAAGAAGAACTACTTAATGTAGGAAAAACCTGTTATATGGATGGGCATATGAATAAAGAATATGTCTTTAAAGGTATTCAAGAAACATTTGAGGATTATTATTATATATTAGAAGATAATAATAAAAAAATTTCTTATTCTTCATGCGTTGGAAAGATATCTTATAAATAAATGCAAGATTAGTGTAACTGAAGGCGCATATCTGGCTTCCAACCAGTGGGTTTGATTCCCACATCTTGCACTATGATAAAGCTCTAGAATACTAGTTACAGGAGCAACGTAACTTATAGGGTGCCTCTCAACGATGCATACTCGCCTATTAGGTGTCGTAGAACCTACGAACTGGAATGGTTCGACGTTTTTTGCATTCCTACAGAATCCTAAATAATAAAAATAGAGACCATAAGATTGTCTCTAACAGGGGTGATTTACCTGGGATTCTTAATTTTTTAAACTCTCCTCCTAGATATTTTATAAGTTAAACTTTAAATTTGATTTATTATGATGAAAATTTTAAAAAGAACTTTAAAAGCATTTAAGAAGGGTTGGACTTGGTATGCTAATCAGTATTGTAGATTATACATGCCTCCAATTATTTAATCTTATTATTTAATTTGTAAGTACCAAAGGGGTACTTACTGATGTTGAGTCGGGCAATAAGCTCGACTTTTTTTGTTTGTATACATTTTTAAAAATTTTATATATTATGGGAATAATTAACACAATTAAAACAACATTAAATGGTATTAATGGTGCTACTTGGATTAACAATGTTAAAATATAAGGAGCACAAACCATTAGTATTAATAATGGTAAAATTTATGTAAATGGAAATTTAAGAGAAGGTCTTGAAAGTCCATCTATAGAAGTAAAAATAGAAGGTAATGTAGCTAGTGTACGTACTGATAGTGGGAATGTTTCAACTGTTAATACAACTAGTGGTGATGTATCCTGTAAAGACGTTAAAGGTGGAGTATTAACAATGAGTGGCGATGTTACTTGTGGTAATGTTGGTGGAAATGTTAGTACTATGAGTGGTAATATATGCCATAACTAAAAAGATTATTTATAATGAGAAGATTTAAATTTATATTAATATTATTATGTTTCTTATGCACTAAAAGTATTGCTCAAACAATAACTCATGTAACTCTTACTTGTTATCAGCCAGTAAAGAGTCAATGTGATAATAAACCATTAGTTACAGCTGATGGTTCTAAAATTAACTTACATCATTTAAAACATAATAAAATCAAGTGGTGTGCTATATCCCGTGATTTACTTTATTTATTTCCAAAGAATAAACCTAAAAAAGTGTTTATAGAAGGATTTGGGATATATGAAGTTAGAGATATTACTAATAAACGATTTAAACATAGAGTCGATATATTAGTGCATCCAAAAAATTCAAAAAAGATTTTATTAAAAAATGTAAAAATTAAAATATTATAATGGAAGAAGTATGGAAAGACATTGAATGGCATAAGGGAGCATATAAAATATCCAATTTAGGAAGAGTCTACTCTGTGCAAAGAAAAAAAATTAAAAATACTTTTATAGATAAAGGTGGATATGTGAGAGTGCAACTCTATCATAATTATCCACAAGTGAATCATATAGATGAAAATAAATTAAATAATTGTGTAGATAATTTAGAATGGTGTACTAATAAGTATAATTGCAATTTTGGTACTAAACCTGAAAAATCTAGAAAAAATTCATCAAAGTTACAGTTAAACAAAAGATCAGTAGCAATATATGATTCCGAAAATAATTATATAGATACTTGTAAAAGTATGATGGATGTTGCAAGAAAACTAAATTGTAGCTATTCAAATGTTCAATCTGTACTTTATCTTGTAAAGGATATGTACTTAAATATACTGAATAAAAGACATAAACATTGTATTGATATATTAATACACCCCAAAAATTCTAAACGAATCAGTATTAAACATGTAAAAGTTAAAATTCTTAAATAATGTGTTTATATTTGCGATATAAAGAAGAATGTGTAGCTACTTCTAACATATATGTATGGAAGCTCTAATAAATTATGGTAGGTTAGATTATTATTCACCAATATTTAATTATAGATATAGGACTACATTCTTTTGGATATAATATAAAGATAGTAAGTCCTTATGCTGGAAGATATGAATGTCGTAGAGATACACATAATAGTTTTGATATTGATGAATCTATTGATACTATAGGTTTATTTATAGGAAGTCACTATTATACTGATGGATAGCAAATGATACTTTAAAATTATTAAGAACTCTTCCAAAAAATAAATTTTTTAATTATATGATGAACAGACGACATTAAAAGAAATTGTAGAAGCCTTTGATGGCAAGGAGAAAGGGACTAGTAAGTTTATCTTATTAGTCCCTATTTTTGTATTAGCATTACTAATATTTATTAATTTAAATGGTTAAGTATAAAAAGTGTGGAGCATTACGAATTAGAATAGATGGTAATAAATGTATTGTAGTAAATCTTAAATTACCATCTATTACTAGTCGTAGTACTTCATATTTAGGGTTTTTAAGAGAAACTATTTTAGATAGTAATAAGCAAGAGTTTAATAATGCTGTAGAAACGATCTGTACTAGGATTAAATCTTTATAGTATTATATTATCTTACTTATCATAACGTAGATGATTATTATAGAAAATTATTAATATGATTAAATGTGTTTATTGATTTAACATTAGACAATGACAATATTAATAGAAGATATTTAATAGCCGTAGATGATATTTCCTTAGTAGAAGAAGTTGGTGAAAGCTCTTACATTATGTTAAAGAGTGGAGGCTGCTTATCTGTGAAGGAATCTATTGATTATATAAAGTCTTTATTAAATGTTGTCAAGTAATAAAGTAAATGTGAATTTAGGATGTTTAGGATGGGTTATTCCAGTAGCTTTTATTATTTTATTAGTTGCTAAAGTTATTCTACATTCAGATATTTCATGGTTAGTTGTTTTTAGCCCATTCTTAATAGGAATAGAGCTTATAATTATACTCTGTATTATATTGCTAATTTTATATTGTATATCTGATGGAAGATCTAACAGACATTATAAGTGATCTAGATGATTATTGGAATGATCTAGAAGCAGACTATTGGAATTCCTTAGAAAAAGAAGGATTATGAATTCAGATACTCTTGAAATAAAAGTAAATAAAGCTTGGAAAACATTAATTGCAGAGTCTCCTATATATCTATTAATGTTTAATAGAGAGTTAGGAAAGTGTAAAGACTTTTTTATTCTAGGATATTATACAGCAATTAGGGATTCTCACTTATGAATTATCAAAAAGCTAATCAAGTATCTTTATTAGTAGAATTAATTAAATCTTCTGAAATAGTGTCTAAAGAATATTCTGAAGCACATATACCAGAAGATTTAATTTCTAATATAAAGATATTGTGTATGAAAGATAGCAGTTTTAGAAGAAGTTTCTATAGTATAATGCAAAAACTTGGAAAGAAATATTCAGATATTTATATAAATAAATTATCAGCATTATGAACTTAGTTTGGTTGAAATTAATAAAGCGAATCTTAACTCATAAGTATTATGTTGCTAAATATTGCTTTCAAATAGGATTATATTGGCAAGGTATTACTCATGATTTGTCTAAATTTAGTTTTACAGAATTTTCAAGAGCTATTAAGTATTGGGATGATAAAATGAGCTCTTTAGCGAATGAGTGTAGAATATTAGGATATAGTCAAACATTCCTTCATCATAGAGGAAGGAATCCTCACCATTATGAATATTGGATACATTCCTTAGATAATGGAGGAATTCCTGCTAAAATGCCTAAAAAATATGTTCTAGAACTTATATGTGATTATTTAGCAGCAGCTAAAACATATGGAGCTGACCCTAGAAGAGAATATACATGGTGGCTTAAACAACAGCCTCATATGAAAATCCACAAAAAAACTAAGAGTTATATAACTGAAGTGTTTTATAAATATAGTACAGGTTTAACATTAAAAGAATCAATTAATGGAAATTATTAATGCAACTGATGGCTACAAGCTTGGTCATCATCGTATGTACCCAGAGGGTACACAAATGGTTTATAGTAACTGGACTCCTAGAAGTAATCGTTACTTCCCAGAAGCTACAGAAGGTTCTGTAGTATTTGGTATTCAGTACTTTGTAAAGAAGTATTTGATAGAGGAATTTAACAAATGGTTTGCTCTTCCTAAGGAAGAAGCTATTAAGCAATTTGCCTATCGTGTAGGTAACTTTGTAGATCTTAACCAGGTTGGGACAAAGCATATTGAAGAACTCTATGATTTAGGATATCTTCCTATTGAAATTAAAGCTCTTCCTGAAGGTTCTATCTGTCCTATAAGAGTACCTATGATGACTATTAAGAACACTCTCCCGGACTTCTTTTGGTTGACTAATTACTTGGAAACTTTAATTAGTTGTACTCTATGGCTTCCTTGTACTTCTGCAACAAGTGCTCGTCTCTATAAAAAGAGACTTATGGAACATGCTAGAAAGACTGGATTCCCAGAGGAAGTAAATCTAGGTTTCTCTTGTCACGATTTCTCAATGAGAGGTATGGCAGGACTTGATGCTGCTATTATCTCTGGTATGGCTCATATGACTTCATTCTGTGGTAGTGAAACAATTCCTGCTATTGAAGCAGTAGAACATTATTACAATGCAAATGTTACTGAAGAACTTGTAGCTGCAACTGTTCCGGCTTCGGAACATTCAGTAATGTGCGCAGGAGGTGAGGATGATGAGATTGAAACATACCGCCGTCTTATTAATGACCTATATCCAACAGGTATTATCTCAATAGTATCTGATACTTGGGATTTTTGGCAGGTAGTTGAAAAATTCTTGCCTAAGCTTAAGGCAGATATTATGAAACGTGTTGGTCGAGTAGTAATTCGTCCTGATAGTGGTGATCCAGTAGACATTATTTGTGGTCTTCGTACAAATCCTCACTATCATACTGCTATGAAAGAAGGTAAGTATTACTGTGATTTTAATCCATTTATGGACGATGATGAAAATCATTATGTAGAAGTATCTGAAGGTCAGTACTATGGAGCATATTATATGCTAGGAAAAATCTTTGGATGGAATACTACTGTAAATGACTATCGTTATCCAAGTACCAAGGTTGGATTACTTTATGGAGATTCTATTACTCTGGAGCGTCAGCGTGATATCTATGCTAGATTGGAAAACGCTCATATGGCAGCTTGTAATCTTGTTCTAGGTATTGGATCTTATACTTATCAATTTAAGAGTAGAGATTCTTTGGGTTTCGCAGTTAAAGCAACCGCATGCATCATTAATGGTAAACTTATAGAAATCTATAAGCACCCAAAGACTGATGATGGAACAAAGAACTCTCTTAAAGGTCTTATAAGAGTTGAAAAAGAGGATGGTAAGTATGTTGCTTATGACCAGCAGACTAAGGATGCAGAACTACAAGGTTGTCTTAAAACAGTCTTTGTAGATGGAGAATTAGTAAGAGAATATTCTCTTTCTGAAATTCGTGAACGTGTAAATTCAACATTAGTATGATAGAAGTTGTTAATGAAGATTTACTCCAATCAAATTTACCTCTTATAGCTCACCAAACTAATTGTTTAGGAGTAATGGAGGCAGGTATAGCTAAGGCTATTAAAAATAAATGGAATAGCGTATATACACAATATGCTAATTATTGTAAAAATTCTAAATATTCTAGAAAATTACTAGGAAAATGTCAAGTATGTATAACAGGAAATGAACCTATTAATCTCGTAGCTAATTTATTTGGAGAATATTCTTTTACTGAATCAGTAGCTCCTTTTGAAAATAGACATACTGATTATAATGCTCTTAAAAAAGCTTTGTTAAATTTAAAAGCTTTTTGTGAGGACGAAGAAGTAACAGAAGTAGGTATTCCTTATAAATTGGGATGTGGATTAGCAGGAGGAGATTGGGACGGAGTAGTTTATCCTATGCTCCAAGAACTTTTTGCTAATGATTTAACAATAACTCTTTATATTTATAAATTATGCAACAATTAAATTTAGTACATTTAGAAGATAGTGATATTAAGTATTCTATCTCTAGATTCCCTGATGGAGAAGTTCAAATTTCATTAGAAGAATTCAGCCATAAGGAGCAAGTATTAGTTAACTGTAGAGTTACTAATGCTGAAGACTTATTTATACTTATACAAGTTTTAGATATTCTTGATAGACATGAAGTTCTGTATAAGTTAAATATCTATTACTTAATGAGTATGAGAATGGATAGAGTAATGGATTTCAATAGACCATTCACTTTAAAAATAGTCTTAAACATATTAAAAAATTGTAATGCAGAGACTATTGAAATTTTAGAACCTCATTCTGATGTTTATTATGATTCTAGATTCGGAGTTAAATTTATGTCTCTCTATAGTGAAAAGAATCCATCTAATAATACTTGGAAAGAATTTCAATTAGTTTTCCCAGATGCTGGAGCTGTAAAGAGAAATGAATTCAGATATAATCGCGTAGGAATTACTTGTAGTAAAGTCCGAGATTTAACTACTGGAAAAATCTTAGAGATTAAAATAGATAATCCTGAAAATATACAGGATAAACCTCTGTTAATTCTTGATGATTTATGTGATGGTGGTGGAACCTTCTGTGGTATTGCTAAAGCATTTAATGCTTTAGGTATTTCTAAAGAGCGTTTAAATATTGCAGTTACTCATATGGTAAATCCTAAGGGTATAAAGAATCTGTCAGAAAATTTTAATCACGTATGGTTTACTAATTCTTATAAAGACTGGGACAATCTTCCTGAGAATGTTACAATGTTTAAGGTTATCTAATGTATATTTTGGGACTTATTATAACTATTATTTTGGTAATAATTATAATTGATCCAAGATTAGATATTACAGATAACCAATGTATATTGTGGTATTCAAATTTAGAAGGAGAACGTTGTTATTTAATACTTTGGAATAAAAATGATCATTATAAATAAAAATGAATTAGATCCTAACTTAATTCATGACATTAATTTGGAGTTAGAAGCATTATTTACAGATAATAGAACTTGGGAAATTAGTTCTAGTACTGGAGATTTAGATGATGCTTCAGATATACGAATTGTTATTAAAGGTGAGGAACACTGTTATATTTCCACAATAGAGGATACTGAAGAGTATGTTAGGGATTTATTAAATGGTTATAGAAAAGCTCATAGTTTTGATACTTTTTGTATGTCTACAACGTATTTTGATCCTGAAAAGAACGGAATAGTATTTGAATATGCAGATTACATATCTTTATAACTATGTTACAGATTTATACTGATGGTGCTTATAAATCTTCTATTGACCAGGGAGGTATTGGAATAGTATGGATGAAGGATGATGAAGTATTTAAAAAATACTCTAAAGGCTTTAAACATACTACTAATAATAAAATGGAATTAATTGCTATGCTATGTGCTTTTAAGTCCATTAAAACTCCAATAGATGAAGTAGAATTTATAAGTGACAGTCAATATGTATTAGGATGTCTTACTAAAGGATGGAAGAAAAAAAAGAATGTAGAGCTCTGGAATATTTTAGATAAAGAATATGAAAGAGTTAAATCTTTAATAAAAAATATTAAATTTACCCATGTTAGGGGACATCAAGATTGTTTTGGTAATAATCTAGCGGATGAATTAGCTAGTAATGCTAGTTTAGAATTATTAGAATAATGTATTTAGTTATATCAATAATAATTGTTGCAGGTATAGCTATTTATATTGGATCTGCATTTGCTGTTATAGACAGATGGACTGAAATTAATGTTCCTACTAATATAATAACAATGTTAATATTAGTATGTCCAATTATAAATACGTTATTAGCACTGTATTACCTGTATCCTGAGTTAACAGAAACTTTAAGTAAAATTTTTAAAAATAATTAATTATGGCTAAAGAAATTGTAAAAGCAACAGTGGATACTATTACTATTTATCGTACTACTGGTGGTAAAATTGCGGTAAAACGTAGTGACCGATTAAAACCAAGTAAATATTTCGATGATATCAAAGATGCTCGTAAGTATGCTGATGAGCACTTTGAAGGTAATGTCTCAGAGTCTCTCTAAGACATTTTCATTTCTAGAGTGATAAATTGTTCATGATTCTAAATTTAGAAGTTTGTAGGCTATTCTAGATGTGTCTATGACTAAATTATGGTATTTTACCTAGATAATTTTAATATTACACAGATGATTAATTTTCTTTTAATTTTCAATTCTAGTTAAAATGAAGTATAAGGCAAAGCTTGAAAGACTTCGTCAGAAGCAGGTATGGTGGGATAAGCTCCCTCAAACAGTAAAGAATGCAACAACAAGACCTGGTGGTATTGGATCAAAGTAATCTATGATAATTAAAGAGTCTGATTTTGAATTAAGATCTTCAACAAATGATGAAAGTTGTCCTCATTGGGATTTATATATTATGAAGACCATTAATGCCAAATCTAAAACTAGAGAGGCTAGAGAGGAACTTACTTTAGCAGGATATGGATTAACCTTATCTGGAGCTATGGCATCAATTGCTAGATATAGAGTAGCTAAAGCTAATTCTGAAAAGGCTTTTACTATGCAACAATATTTAGATTCCTATACAAAAGAACTTCATAGATTATATGATATTGTGGGGGAAACTCCTAACAATACTACTTTGATGGAGGAATGATTAAGTCCATTCCTATAACTACTTGGAGAGACGAACATCATAGAGATATTACAGTTTCTAAGATGTTCGTTTATGAACTTACAGCATATGCTCACTATAAAGATAGAGAGGAATTACTAGGTAGCAAGTTTATATCTTCAAGTAAACCTCTTAAAGAGAGGATACAAGTTACTAAAAAAATTGGATACAGAATTATAAAATCCATTGACTTAGTATCAGCTCCTCTAGATTATATTATTAATAATTCCAAATTTAAAAAATTATGACAAACACTAAGCAGAAACTTGTAGATTACAGAGAAGGTAGTTTTGTAGACTTTGAAGGTAAAGATCATTACTTTGTAGTATGCGCTGTTCTTAGAGAAAGTGCTGTATTTGAAAATACTACTAGAATTCTTAGTTTTGGAGTATCTTTCTGTAATCCGGTAGATAAACACAACAACGAACTTGGTAAGAAAATTGCTTATGGTAAAAGTATTAGTGATAGAAATACCAACGTACTATTAGGTAGAGCAGGACTTCTTAATATTGAGACTGTAAAATATATACTTGATAATGAAGTTAATCACGTAAAACAATATCCTGAGCAGTATAGTGTGGCATATGCTAAAGCTAAAGATAAATATGAAAAAGCTAAAGCTTTAGCTCAAAAAGCAGTTTTATATAATAAGGCAGTAGCAGATTAATGAAACTTTTAGATAGATTAATTTTAATATTAATTTTTATTACTATTATAGGAGCTACTATCTTTTTATATAAAGGGTTTAAATCTATTACTGTAATGCCTACAGATACCTTAGAAAGAAAAATAGACTCATTAAATAGTAAGAAAAATTCTATTAAAGTTGATATCAATAAGTGTGATACTGCTATCTACTATAATAAAACTATCTATGTTAAAGAGAAGGACAATATTATTAAGCAGTCTCCTGATAGCGACATGCAGTTTTTCACAAACTACATTCAAGAAGTCGGGAGAAAACTTCTTATTGACACCGTATCAATTAAAAATAACTAATCTTATTTTTAATGAGCATAAATATTTACTAGTAAATGATAGTCTACAAAAAATTCAAATAAATAACTACAAATCTTTAGTAAATACGCTGGATAGTACGCTAACATATAAAAATTATCAAATAAAGATTCAATCTGATAAAAATAATGAATTGTATATGCAAAATAAAAAATTATCAAAATTGAATTATTTATTTGGAGGTATAAGTATATTATCTATAATATGTGCTCTAATACATTAGATACTTACATAAAGGATACTGACGGTAAGAAATTTAAATTTCCAGATAGAGATTGTAAGAATTGTAAAAGATATAAATGCTTAGTAAATATGGACATGCTTAAATGTAATTTTGCTAGGTATGGATGCAGAAATTATAATCCTAGATAACTAAAATTACTAAAAATTGATAAATAATATTTACGCCTTGAAAAAGGATTACCATATTATTGAGGAAATTTATTTATCAATTAATGGTTGTTTATAGTAAATTACTTGAGAAATTTAATGATAGCTTAGGCTATGTGATATATGTATTCGAATTGTTAGATAATGAGGATAAGCTTAGAGAAAAGACTAAATACCTTATGTGTACTCAACCTCCTAATTGGAGCGCTGCTACTATAAATTATGGGGATATTGGTTATCTCGAAGTGAAGCCTGTAATAGCAGGGATAGATGAATGGTACGATGGAGACACACAACAGAAATACAGATATAATAATATCTGGTTTATTAAGTTTGTCCCTCAGAGACCTAAAAACGTAGATGATATAATAATACAATAAATAATCTTTAAGATTTATGACAACAGTTTTAGGTGATAAACTCAATCAAGCTTTTGAAGCTAAGAATAACGATGTAGAAACATTTCTCTGGAAAGGTTCCAGAAAAATTGTAGATGGTGAACGCATTCAGTCTTCCATGAAAATGATAGATATGACTGAAGAAGAATTACGTAAAGCATATAAACATTGTGAATCAATGCTTTATAGTGACAACTATGAAAATCCTGGACGACGAGTTTTGTTGGAACAGATTGAAGATCAAAGAACTCGCTGTAATGCTGAGTTGTTCTTAATTTGGCTATTGTACCCAGGTGAAGGTAGTACTAGACAAGGTATTGTAAGAACTAGTTTCTTTAATATGCTCAATCAGCAGATTACTGCTCAGGCAGAACAGTTTGCTAAAGAGAATGCAGAAAGTGGTGAGGGCGAAACAAATGTTAGTGCTATTGCAGAAACTCTCTTTAAAGAGTGGACTCTTAATGATATTATGAATAGTGATGAAGATTCATTTACCATGTTTGCTTCATTACCATTGTATATCGTTAGAGAAGCTTGTTTATCTGCTTTAGGTAAATGTATCCGTAAACACATTACTCTTACATTTATTACTGAGCTTGGATTGTGGTTTACACGTTCTGAGTTATTAGAATTAAATAAAAAAGACGAGAATGGTCGTTTAGTAGATAGAATTAAGCAAGTTGCTGAACTTCTAAATATTAAACTGAGAGACCCTAAGAATCCTGAAGATAGAAAAGGTCTTGTTTTAAAAATTGATGATAGAAAAGGCTTAACTCTAAAAGAGTTTAGCGCAATGTTTACCTTCCGTAAGGATAAATATGATAAGCGTTATAATGATCTGACTAAAGTACAATTGGAAACCTTAAGAGATAAAGTTTTACTGCATCTCGAAAATAAGGTTAGATGGCAAGCTTCAGAGTGGGAGAAGCGTATTAAACAAATCAAAGCAGTAGCTGATTACAATGGCTACAAACTCTCTGATTGAAGGAGAATTATTTCATAAAATCACTAGAGATGAACGACAAGAAGAGTGTCGTAGAAAATGGATAAAAAATCGTTGTGTGGGGACAATAGTCGCATCTACTGGATTTGGTTTCAATTAAAATTTTGAACAATTTAGTAATTTTGTATTCAATGTAAAATTTATTTTGTACCTGTAATATTTTAACTGTACTTGTAAAGTAACAAATAATTACTTATGCAAGAAAAATTAAAATATTACAGAACTTTAGCTGATGAATTTTTAAATTCATCTATCTCTCCTACTAAAATGGCAGCAAGAGAAGGTACTACTCGCCAAACATTAGCTAAACATTTTAGAGAATTAGGAGTAGAGATTATAAATAAACAAAATAGATTAAAATTTGATAATACAGTTTTTGATTGTATAGATACTGAAGAAAAAGCTTACTGGTTAGGTTTCATATTTGCTGATGGATATATTAGTTCAGACTCCTTAAAAGGAAAATCTAGATACTTATTAGAAATTTCTTTAAAAGCAAGTGATAAAAACCATTTAGATAAATTCAATAAATTTATGAAGCATGAAAATGCTAATAAAGTAACTATTGAAGATGCTAAATGTGGAAAAGTAATTTGTAAAAGATGTAGATGGTACGTAGCAAATAAGCATCTGTGGGAAACTCTTAATAATTATGGATGTACTCCTAGAAAGAGTTTAACATTAAAATTTCCTAATGAAAGTATCTTTAAATCTAGGGATTTAATAAGACATTTTATTAGGGGATACTTTGATGGTGATGGGTGTTTTACCAGGCATATTCATCATACTATTGTGTCTCCTGCTATTAGTTTTTTAGGAACTAAAGATTTTCTTGATAAAATTTTAGAATATTCTAAAATAGAAGCAAATTATAGACATGATAAATGTTATACAGAATTTACATGGACATTAGAGTATCACAAAGAACCAGGAATTGAATTAATAAATTATTTATACAATAATTGTACTATCTATTTAGATAGAAAATATAAATTATATGAATTTTTTAAAAATGGAAGCCGTTCTGTTCAGGAATGGGCAGAATTATCATCGAGCAAAATCGGTGAAAGCCCTATAGAGGGTAATACCGAGGTAATAGAAGAAATTAAAGAATCTTCTACACCGTACAGCATAGAGAATGAACCTAATTAATAGTCTAGTTATTAAATAGGCTATTTTTATTAGAATATAATTTCTCCACGAGTGTTCGATGCCCCAACTGAAATAAGTGGGTAAAAATTTATGCGGGGCTTATTAGTAATAGTAAGAAGTATAGATAAAAAGCTATACGATAACAAGGCCGAAATCCAGAATAGGACTAAACTGTATTAAAACAGTGCTAAAACACTTTCCACAATATCGAGTACTAATAATTGTACCAACAGAAACTTTACAAAAACAATGGTGTGGTCATATAGATTCTAATGGGCTAGGATTAAATTGTGATGTACAAATAATAAACACTGTAATAAAACATCCTGCCAAATATGATCTTTTAGTATTGGATGAAGCGCATAGATATGCAGCTGAGACTTTTGTAAGATTATTTGAAGTAGTAAAATACCAATTTATCTTAGGTCTTACAGCTACTTTTGAGCGTCTTGATGGTAGAGATAAAATATTAGCAAAATACTGTCCAGTAATTGATACTATTGATATTAATACTTGTCTTGCAAATGGTTGGGTTAGCCCATATAAAGAATATCTAGTCTTAGTAAATGTTGATGATTTAGAAGAATATGAAAAAATAAATAAAGAATTCATTTCTCATTTTGAATTCTTCGGATTCTCTTGGGAGTTAGTTAATAAATTAGCCGGTCCTATGGGTTGGCGAAATAAACTACTCCTAAGAGATTCTATGTGTAGTGATCCTAACAAAAAATCTGAAGTATTGCAAAATATAAATTACCATGCTATCAGATTCTGGTCTACTATGCATGAGAAAAAAGCTTTCATAAATAATCATCCAAAGAAAATTGAAATAGTAAAGAAAATTATAGAAGCTAGAAAGGATAAAAAAATAATAACTTTTGCTAATAATATTAAAATGGCAGAAAAAATTCCTAATGCTACTGTATATTCTAGTAGAACTTCTAAGAAAAGAAGTGCTACAACTATTGAAGATTTTAACTCTGGAAAGATAACTTTATTATCTACAGTAAAAAAAGCTGATGAAGGACTTGATGTAAAAGGTCTTTCTGTAGCTATTATATTTGGATTAGATAGTTCAACTACTAGAGCTTGTCAACGGAGAGGAAGATCAATCCGCTTTGAAAAAGGTAAGACAGCAGAGATATTCAATATAGTATTAAATAGGACTCAAGAGACCAAGTGGTTTTATGATTCTCATAAGGGAGATTCTTTTATAACTATAGACGAATCAGAATTGGATAAAGTATTACAAGGTAAAGACTTTACCCCAGGTGAAAAGATAGTTCCTAAATTTGATTTTAGATTCTGAATCTATGTATTAATATCGCTCTGAGAAGAGATTAACTTAATTACAGTATGGAAGACTTTTAATTATCCGAATTACTGTATGTTTGATTTAAACATTGATGAAGAAATAACAATTTTAGAAAAATATAATATTACTCCTACTGAATTATTTGTTATTAAAGCTATTAATGCTTATATAGAAGATTATTCAGAAGATTATCTTCGTAGGTATTTGGCTATTGATAAAAAGTATGTAGGAAGTTTTATAGATATACTTAAATCTTTACAAGATAAAGGTCTTATCCTTAAAAGTTATAAAATTATTCCAGGAATGAAACTAGTTCCTGAAGAGATACCATTTAATAAAAACTTCCTAAAATGTTTAGCTAAGAGTTCCTTTGAAATGGGAAAAGAACTTAGAGAACATTATCCTAGATTTAGAAATATTAATGGATGCTTAACTAGTATGCTAGGTGTTTCTAAAAAGTTTAATAGTCTTGAAGATGCTTATAGAACTTATGGAAAGAAAATCCATTGGAATGAAGAACTTCATAAAAAGATTATTGATTTACTAGATTGGGAAGCTAATACTGATAATGGTATTATTAATTATAGCTTAGCTACATTTATTGTAGATGAAAAATGGGAAGACCTTGAAGCTTTAAAGAATGGAGATTCAGGTATGAATTATAATTCAATCACCACTCTGTGAGTTTAGAAAGTTTTAAACGTTCGATAGAGCTTGGTAGACAAGGATTTAATCAAGGATTTAGTATGGGTCTTCCTAAATTGGAAGAATTAATAGGAGGTATTACTAAAAGTACCATGACTCTTTTATTTGCGAGTTCAGGACAAGGTAAAAGTTCATGTGTATTATATTCTTACATATATGCTCCTTTAAAAGAACATTTAGAAGATAATAAATTAAAAATTATTTTCTTTGCTCTTGAAATGAAAGAAGACTTTATTATAGCTAAATTATTAAGTACCTATTTATATGATACCTATCATATTGTTGTAACTGCTAAACAAATATTATCTATAGGTAAAGATTATATTTTACCTGATGATTTATATGAGTATGTACAACTAGGATATGATTGGCTAGAAAAAGTATATAAAGTACTAACTATATACGAAGGCTCTTTTAATTCTGATAGGCTCATAAAAGTTACAATGGAAGAGCTTAAAAAAGAAGGAGAATTTACAGAGAATAAATATATTCCGAAAGACCCTAAAAAAGTAATACTTTCAGTAACTGACCATGTTGGATTGATCCAACCATCCAATGGAAGGAGCAGAAAAGGAGAAATTGATGATTATACTAATAAATTAGTTATCATTAGAAATAAAACAGGATTATCTCCAATTATTGTTATGCAATCCAATAGAGCAGTGGCTAACATGGAAAGAAAAAAGAATGAAGCTTTCATGGAGCCAATGGTGGAGGATATTAAGGAAACATCCACTGTTTCAGAGAATTCTGAAATTATTTTAGCTGTATATAATCCTCAAGTTGATAAAAGAATAACTTATAGAGGTTACCAAGTTAAAGAAATGGGTTATAGGTTTCGAAGTATTCTTGTACTAAAGTCAAGATATGGAGAAAACCAAGTAGCTGATTGCTGTTTCTTTGACGGAGCAGTAAATAAGTGGATGGAAATGCCTAAGCCAGAAGAAATCTTTGATTATTCTAGATATCGAGCTACAAATAACAGTTCAACAGATAATACAATAAAGAATGAAGATAAAGATAAAAAAGTGAAAAATAAATTAGACTATAGTTTATGATTATTGGTTTAGCAGGTTTGAGTGGTACCGGAAAAAGCACTTCTTTGCGTTATTTAGATTATAAATCAACATTTATCATTAGTTGCACTAACAAGCAACTTCAAATTCCTGGATTTAGACGTAAGTATAAGAAAGCTGAAGTTGTAAATAAGAAGCCAGTTGGAAATTGGCTTGTGTCTAATGATTATACTACTATTGGTAAGTGGTTAAAGATTATTGATAAATTACGTTCTGATATTAAGACAGTAGTCATAGATGATGCTAACTATTGTCTTTCAAATAATATAATGGATTCTGCCCTTGAAAAAGGTTGGGATAAGCACGTTGTGTTTGCTAAAAATTACTATGATTTAATCATGGAAGCTAGTGAACTGCGTGAAGATCTTAATGTAGTATTCATTAGTCATATTATTAATGCTGGTACTGACCTCGATGAACATTGGCAGTTATATTCTAGTGGTAAAATGTTGGATAGAACTGTAAATATTGATGGTTTATTTTCTTATATTTTATATACTGAACGCCAGGTTGATGATGAGGGCAATATTAGTTATTTCTTTAGAACCAAAACCAATGGTAATGATACTTGTCGTAGTGTTGATGGATGTTTTAAAGATAAACTGATTGAACCTAATATGCAGAAGGTTTTAGATACTATCCATAACTTTGAATATAGTGAGGAAGAAGAAGAAATCGCAGATGACCATAATGAAACCAATAATGATGACAATATTTTAAATGAAGCTAATTAAAATGACAATTAAGTCCGAGTGGCTTAATGAAGAAACTGGAGAAATTTTTACTGATACACGTGAATTGAAGGATGATTCTGTAAAGAAGCCGTCTACTCGTAAGTCTTCTTCTAAAAAGAAAGATTCAGAAGTAGATGATACAAATCCTAATCCACTATTAATTCTTGAGGAGAATAAGTATATTCTTAATAAGGCTGCTGTTGAGGCTCTTGGTGTAGAACCAGGAGATAAGGTAGACATTAAACAGCAGAAACTTAATAAGAAGGAGTGCTTAGTTATCGGAGCTGCTGAAACATTTGGTACGCAGTCAGGTAATAAATTAACTCAGAAGAATGCAGTTTCATATAGAGGAAAGAATAACCAGAACCTTGCTGAGCATGGTAATGAGTTTACTTTCACTCCACATCCTAAAATTGATGGATTGTTTATATTAACAGGTAATCGAGAGCCTGAGATTAAAGAAGATGTAGTTCCTGAAGCAGAGGATATTGCATCAGAAGATGAATTAGATGACGAAATGGCTAGTCTTATTGACGGCAACACAGATGATACAGAAATCTCAGATAATGATTTTAATTTCGATAATCTTTAATAATATAGCAATATGAATTTAAATTTTGGTGGTCTTGGTGATATTAATCCTACAAGTAAGAAAGGTCTTCGTCCTTATGGAATTTATCTCGTTCAGTTAAAAAGTGTAGAAACTAAGGAAGGTCAAGGTAAACAAGACCCTAGTACAACTTGGAAATCTCTGGTACTTCATTTTGAAGGAGAACAAGGAACTTATCAAGAATCATTGTTTTATCCTAATGAAAGTTCTGCTAAAAGATATGAGGGTAAGAGAAAGGATTCTAAGGGTGTAGAATTCCCATATGTACTTCCTTCAGCATTTGAACAGCTTAAAGGTTTTATGCTGCATATTATAACAGTAGTAGGTGGTGATAAAGCTAAAGAATTGTTTGTAACTAAAGCTCCTACTTGTAAGAGTACTGACCAATTCATGCAGCTTTTCCAGGCAGTATTGACTAAGTATTGTATGAATAAAAACTTTTATTTAAAGCTTAGCGGTCATAAGGAAAAGAAAAAGGATGAAAAGGGAATTTCAAAGGAAACTGGTAATGTATTTGCTAAGATTCCTGATATTGGAGCTATTAATAGTGATGGACAGTTCTATATCCGTGATAATTTTGCTAGCTTAGAGGAAGATAAATTGTCATTCTCTAATTATGAGATTAAGCAGAAAGAGGATATGGAGAAGCGTAAGCCTACTGCTCCTGTGCCAGCAGCTGATTCAGAAGAGGCTAAATCTATTGACTCTACTGAAGGCAAGGAGGCTCAAGATGAAGACTTCGATGCTATGCTGGCAGATATGTAGTAATTATAAAGTAAGTAGTTTTTATGGAATTAGATTTTTCTTATAAACCAGATATTACTAAGGACTACTTACTTAAATATAACACAGAGGAAGCCTATATGGAGTATTATCTTGGCGTAAAAGTTTCAAAAAAATTAATTTGTAATCCTTTACGTAAAGATAAAAATCCTACGGCTTCCTTTTTTCGTAACTCTAAAGGAGAACTTATATTCCATGATTTTAATGGGAGCTTTTATGGAAACTTTATATCAGTAGTTATGACTAAATATGCTTGTAAATACCATCAAGCATTAGACATTATAGCTAAAGATTTTGGCTTATTAAAAGGACAAAATAATTATCATTCTGTAATACAATCAAGCACTTCTTTTGTTAAAACAAATGAGCCAGCAGATATACGAGTAGAAATAAAAGATTTCTCAGAAGATGAATTAAAATGGTGGGGTAAACAAGGAGTTTCTTTAGAATTACTAAATAAATATAAAGTATATTCTTGTCGTACTGTATTTTTAAATGGTAATATTCAAACTATAAAGACTAAAGATAACTTTATCTTCGGATATTATGGAGGAACAATGCAAGGTAAAGAATTGTGGAGAATTTATTATCCTAAACGTAAGGAATATAGATTTCTAACAAATTGGCCCTCTAAAAAGGTTCAAGGTTATAGTCAGTTACCTAAAAAAGGTACTTTATTAGTTATAACTAAAAGTATGAAGGATACTATGTGTTTAAGAGGTTTAGGTGTAACAGCCTGTGCTCCAAATAGTGAAACACAATGGTTATCTGAAAATATGTTAAATGATCTAAAAGAAAGATTTACTTATATAGTAACTTTTTATGATAATGATAGACCTGGAATGTTTAATATGGCTAAGATAAGAAGAAATCATCCAGAATTACTTTATTTCTTTATACCTCATAAATTCAAAGTAAAAGATATAAGTGATTTTTATAAAAAATATGGTCGACAGAATACTTTAAAATTTATAAAGTATTATATAAAAAAATTAAGTAACTATGTCAAAAAGTAATTAGAATCTGAATACTGCTATTAGAATAACATATAAAAACGGCGATGTGCACGATTATACATCTATAGAGGAATGCTCTGAGAAAACTAAAATAAGTCAAGCAGCTCTTAAAATTAGATGTAATAAATCTGGAAAAATGGCTGATGGCACTTTATATGAATGGATAGATAGCCATACTAAGAAGAGTTATCAAGCTAAAAAATCTAGAAATAAAGGAAGTGCATGGGAAGCAGATATAATTCATCATCTTAGAGATATGGGGTATACTGAGTGTGTAAGTGCTAGAGGAGAGAGTAAGTTTACAGATAATAATAAAGTTGATATTATTGATAGGTCTGGAAAATTACCTATAAATATTCAAGCAAAACATACTGCTAATACTCCAGCATATTTTAAGATAGAAAATTCTTGCCCTTATAAGGACAAGTCATTTGTGCTATGCTGGAAGAAGGTTCCAACAGAAGGTAGTGTTAGTCCAGGAGCAATAGCAATGATTCCTATGGATTTCTTTTATACTTTATTAGAATGTTATTCTAAAAGTAATAATTTAATATGAGAGAACTATTAGCCTTAGGAGTAATAGATTTTATAATAAGTACAATATTAATTTTACTTAAGATTTTTGGAATATTGTTATGGAGTTGGATAACATTAGCAGTGGTAATATTTTTATCACTCCCAATTACCATAATGATATTATTTATTATTATAATGATAATTATATATAACAATACCAAATGAATAATTATATTTTTGCAATTTGTCAGAGTGATAAAAATAAACTTCATAAGTTAACTGCATCTTCATATGAGGAAGCTGTTGAAAAGGCTAAAGAAGAAGTTGATAAGTACTTAAATTTAGACGATGATACATATGCTATTCTTGATAACAATAATAGCTGGATAAATATCAGAGCTGAATTGGCTAAGAAAGGTATTGGGGTAACATATATAAGAGATATTGAGGAATTATTTAATCTATGAAATTAAGAATTGGTTTAGATTTAGATGATACATTAAATGAGTTTATGAATCCATATTTAAAAAGATTTGGATATCCTAAGTCTGATGGAGAAATAACAAAAAATGTACAACAAGTTTTAATAAAAGACAGAGAATGGTGGATAAATCTTCCAATAAAAAATAAAATAAACTTTATACCTGAATTATATTGTACTAAAAGAGTATGTAATAAAGACTATAGTAAAACATGGCTAAAGAATAATGGTTATCCTAATAAACCTGTTTATCAAGTCTTGTGCCAGCGTGCTAATAAAGCTCGGTATATAAAAGGTAGAGTTGATATTTTTATTGATGATTCTATTAGTAATTTTATTCAGATGAATCTAGCAGGATTGCCTTGCTTATTAGTAGCTTCTGAATCTAATGAAAAATGGGGTCCTTATGGTAAGATTTATAGTTTAGATAAAGAAGAGATAGAATATGGGTATGAATGTATAAAAGAGTCGGAAGACTTTAATAATTACTTACGTGAAATTAAGTCAAATTTCTATTAAACCTCTGATAGAGACTTTAAGAGTTGAAGATATTGATGATAATACTTATTTCTCAGAAAAGTATAATAATTATATCTCAAACTCTAGATTATCTAAGATAAATCCAGATCAAGATGGTTCTCCAACAGAGTTCTTTGATAATTGGGGTAAGACTAAGTTAAATACAACTAGTTTGGAATTTGGTAGTTGGTTACATACTTTAGTTTTACAACCTGATGACTTCTTTCTAACAGATGTTAGCAGACCTACTGCTAAAATGGGGTCAATGGCAGACTATATTTATAAGAAAACACAAGGTATCAATGTTACTAATGATATTATATTAGAAGCATCTGATAAATGTGATTATTATAAAGATAAAATGTCAGATAAAAAAATAGAAAAAGTGTTAGCAGACTGTGCTCAATACTGGTGTAATAGAAAAGCTTTTGAAAAAGAAAATAATGATGCTAGAACACCAATATTTACAGATCCTAAAAATCATGCTAAACTGAAAGTCTGTCTAGAGTCCCTAGATAGTGATACACAAATTCAATCTTTACTAAACCCTGAAGGATTACTAGAACAACCAATTATTGGTAATGAAATAGCTTTCCTTATAGATGTTTTAGTAGAGGCTCCAGAGCATAAACCTTTTATACTAAAAATTAAGTCTAAACTTGATAACTATAGTATAGATAAAGAAGAAGGAATAATCACTGTAAATGATTTAAAAACCACAGGAGATTTAATAAATAACTTTGCTAAAGGAGCTCTTATTAAATATCACTATTATAGAGAGATGGCTTTATATAGTTGGTTATTAACTATGGCTGCTAAGAAGAATTATAACATTGAGAATCCTAAAATTAGAAGTAATTTCTTAGTAGTAGAAACTATTCCAAATTTTAATACTAAAGTAGTTCCTATGACTAGAGAACTTTTTAATAAAGGATTTAAAGAGTTTACTCACCTTCTTAAATTAGTAGCATTCTATTGTATGCATGGTTATGAGGGATTCGGAATTACTCAAGAGACCTGATTATACTAAACTTTCCGATTTATATCGTAAATACTTTAGTTTAGGGTCTTTAGGGGAAAGTATAAATTTAAAATTTGCACTTATATCATTACTTGGATATATGGTAAATTCTATGAAGAAGAAAAAACCTGGAGTTACTTATTATGAAGTAACTGCTAAATTAGCAGAAAAAACAGGTCTTGATGAAGATATAATACAAGCTATTGCTATCATCACTGAGGATTTTTCATATGGATGTACCGATTTTCCAACATTTGGCGTGCAACCAAAAGATATGCCAACAAAAATAAGAGAATTAATGGGAAAATTTCTTCCATTCTAAAAAAATTATTTTTTTTTATAATTTTCTTTTTGGAGGCAAAAAATATAGATTATATTAGCCCTACAAAGATAAAGAAAAAACATCGCAGATGATTTGATAATAAGAATTAATGTTAATATATTTTTGAAAATGAGTGAAATTTTTAATTTTAAGAGTTTTGAAGTAAGTGCAGAAACAAAGGAAGCAGCAGTAGCACAGGTAGAGAAAGAGAATTTTCATATTAATGGTGATGCAACACAGGCATGGAAGAAGTTCCATGAGAAGAGTGCTAAAGTAACTTCTAATGATGAGAAGGAATTTAAGCTGGAGTATTTGAAGAAAAAGACTAAGAATGCTCCTGGTAGTGGTTTCATTGTAACTCTTTCTAGTGCTGTTGCAAGTACACGTGAGCGTCCTTGGAAGGTTGTTGATATTAAGACTGAGGGTAAGCGTGATACTCAGAAGAAGTTTGATTTGGTAGACCACAATACAAAGGAAGTACTGAAGACTTTGAAGTCTGAGCGTGTAAAGAATGAGAAGGCTGGCGAGCCAATTCTTGATAAGGATGGTAACGATACTGGTCGTGTTGAGCAAGATACAAAGGTTATTCGTCCTACTAAGACCGCAGCTAAGGAAATGGCTAAGGAACTTATTAAGAAGGGCTTTAAGGGTCAGATCGATATCGTTCAGGGTAAGGAGTCTATTGGCTCTGACCCAGTAGTAGCTACTGTAACTTATACTCCATCTAAGAGTACTCGTAATGGAAGATGGATGGTTTTTGGTTTGGAATTTTAATATTTTAGGGAGGAGTAATCCTCCCTATTTATGTTTAGGAAAGATTTAAATAATATTAAACAAAATCTAATATAGGATTATATTGATGGAATTTCAATAACTGAACTTAGTGAAAAATATAAAGTCTCTAAAAATTCTATTTTAGAAAATCTAAGAACTTGGAATATAACTTAGCATAATCCTAAGAAATCATTAATAAAAGATTTTGATAAAGATATAATAAAACCTTGGAAGGAAGGAAAAAGTCTTAGATATTTAGCAGATGTTTATCATACTAGTAGAACTACATTATCTGAAAAGTTAAAAAATTTAGGTTACAATATTAAAAATAAGCAGATTGAATCTAGGATATCAGAAACTATATTTGATTCTATTGATACTGAAGAAAAAGCGTATTGGTTAGGGTTCATTTATGCTGATGGTAATATTAAGACTGTTACTAAAAAAATTTAGACGTACACTTTAAATATAACTTTAAAAAATTCTGATATTGAGCATTTACATAAATTTAATACTTTTATGTCTGGAACAGTTAATATAAGACAAAATACTAATAGTTGTATTTGGGCAGCCTCTAATAAACATTTGTGGCAGACTTTAAATAAATATGTATGTACTCCTAATAAATCCTTAACTCTTAAATTTCCTGATGAAAATATCTTTAAATCCAAAGATTTAATTAGACATTTTATTAGGGGATATTTCGATGGTGATGGTTGTATTAGTTATAATAAATATAAATATGGAATAGTTCCTAGATGTTCAGTACTTGGAACTTTACAGTTAGTAACTAAAATAGCGGAATATAGTAATCAAAATAATAGCTTAATTTAGTTGTGCCATACTGTACATGATTATTACAATTTAAAACTTAAAAAATCAGAAAGTATTGAGTTCTTACATTATTTATATGATAATTGCTCAATATATCTAACTAGAAAATACTTAAGATATAAAGCATTTGTAAATAATCATTATGAAATTCCTTATAATTCTACAGATATAAACATATTTAATATAATTTAAGGCAGGTGCTCGCGAGAGTATCTGCCTTTTTTTAATTTAGATACCTTTTATTTTACTAGATACTTTTATTTATAAAGGCGTAACAGCTATCTAATTTTTAAAAAAGTATGAAACAAGCAACAAAATCTTCTTATATTAAGTTCTTTAATGATGCAATTAATAATAATCGTTCTTTAAAAGCTCAGTGTACTATATCAGGAAAAAATATAAATACTGTATATATTACAATGAGAAATCTTAGAAAGAAAGAAAATAAAGATGAAGATGACAAGAAGATATTGGAATTATATGATAGACTAAAGGATACTAAGAAAAAAGAAGTAAAGAAAGATACAGATGATGCTTCTAATACTTGGGAAATAAGAGACGAGGAGACTGGTAAAATTACTGGATATAAGTTTGAGATTTTCAGAAGAAATAAGCCCGCAATCACAGGAGTCTTTACTAGAAACGAAATGAATAGTGTATATAGAATGTATACTTATTACGGTTCTGGTTTAACCCAGCAGATTGTCAGCAGATATTTCCCAGATTATTCTCTTATTGACTTTAAAAGAATTTTACGAGCTTTTAATATTACTAAAGCATCCTCTCCATTTGCTCCTCATATGTATGAAGAATATACTGAGGATGAATTAAAAGAAATGCATCTTAGGGAAAAAGAGAATGATTTCTTAAAAAGAATAGAGAAAGATGAGGTAAAGGATTTAAGAGCTTTAGTTACTAAGTTAACTAAGGAAACCTCTAAGTCTTTAAATAAGGAACTTATAGAAGACACTATTAAAAATACAGTAAAGGATTATAAAGAGCTTCCAGTAAATATTAATAATAAAGAAGCGAAATATCCTGATTTAATTATATGGTTATCTGATTTACATATCGGAGCTTATAATGCTAAATATAGTAGTTTTGTACAGTTACCTTCTTATGATGTTCCAGAAATTAAATCTAGATTATCTAGAATTGTGGAATCTTTTGTGGGACAAGAATATCATTCTGTATATGTAGTTAATCTTGGAGATTCTATTGATGGGTTCAATAAAGAAACTACTAGAGGGGGTCATGAGCTTCCTGAGATTCTTGATAATAAAGAAATTAGTGAAGCATTTATAGAGTGTATGATGGAGTTCTTTGCTACTCTTACAGTAAAAGTAAAAAGTGAAGATTTTAATTATCTCTCTATAGGAGAATCTAATCATGGTGGGGATTTTGAATGGTTAAATCAAAAACTCTTAGCTGCATATTTAACTAAATATAATGTTAAGAGTTATATTAGTAACTATCCTATTGATAATTTTATTATTGGAGATCATCAATTCCTGTATGCTCACGGTAGAGTTTTGCCGTATATTTGAGAAATCAAATATGTTAAAACAAACCAATATCGGTGAAGGCTGTGATGCTAATACCGAGATAACTACAGAAACTAAAGAGTCTGTAGCATCGTAGAGCGTAGAACTTGAACCTGAGAAATCAGAATAAAATAGTTCCAAGAGTGGTTTGCCCTCAGCACGTAAAGGTGGAGGTGAATATGTACGCCGAGCTATAGTAAATAAGAAACTATAGAAATACAGATAAAAAGCTGTATGATAACAAAACTGAAAGATAATAATTCTCAGACTAGACAATTTCCTCTTACTTTAAATCCTCAGACTGAATTATTCTTTGCTAATTATATAGCAGAAAAAGGTATATGTAGTCCTCATATTTATGTAGTAAAAGGTGATCTTCATAATTATGCTTATACTACTGGTAAACGATTTGATTATATATCAGTAGGTAGTATGTATGGTAGTAGTAATTATATTACAGCTAATTTTGGACATACTAAATGGAGTATTAATTATACTATTGTAAAAGATAAAGATATTTTGATGGGAACTATTAAAGGAAATAATTAATGAAGGACATAAGACTTCCAGAAACATCCGATAAATCTATAGACATCTCTGCTATAGATACAAATACTGAAGGTATTATCTTAGCATACAAAGGTAATAAACCAATAGGATTTATTGGATATGACGATGATAATAATGAGTGGGTATACTTAGATGATATTACTATAAACTGTAGTTACAAACGAGACGAAAATTTATTAGCTTTACTAAGAAACGTAATAGCTAGTAATTACGCCGATAGTTTTAAATTAGTTGATTTTTAAATAATGAAATATATTACTATTCCTAAAAATAGTGAATACACTATAGACTTAGCAGCTATTACTAATGATTATAAAGGCATAATTATTGTTTACAAAGAAGGTATGGCTGTAGGAAGAATTTCATATTGCTCAGATACCGAGTTGTGGTATTTTTATGACAATATAGATAATGCTCAATTTGATACATGTATAGATACATTATTAGAAGTAGTCAATGAATTAATAGATATTAAACATATAGCAGATAGTTTTAAATTATTAGAATTTTATACTAATAACGATGATTGATAGAGAAGACGTTTTACAGGAAGCTTTACATAAGTGTTTTGTAGAAATGTATAGATGGGCTCAGCCTTCTATAGATTTGGATGAGCTTATTAAGAAGGGATTTAAAGATAGTACAGAATATCCTTTATATGCTAGACATTATTTATCTCAAGATAATTTTAATTATATAAGAGATACTTATATGTATGCATATGGTATTAAGGATACTTGGGATGATACTTTTGAAATATTAATTAAGCAACTTTTAGAAGGAGGTGTAGAAGATGACTATAAAAAAGCTACTCCTGATAAACCTGCTTATAGAGATTATAAAAAAGTTCTCCCACTAAAAGAAGTTATTACTTGCCCAGGAGAAGTTGATACTATTATTGACTATATAAAGAAATGTCAAAACTTTTATAAAGGACATTGCTATGAAACTAATAAATTTTCTTGTAGTATTGCATTAGGTCCTAGTCCCAATTGTAATGCAAAACATGTTACAGAATATTGGCATAGTCATGGCAAGCCAGAGTTTAAAATAGTAGAATATAATATCGCAGATGTTATTTATGGGGATGGAGATTTTGAAAAAGTATCTGATGAAGAATTTCTTGCTACATTAAAATGGTAACTAATGACATTACTAAAGATAACAAGACACTACTTATCTGCTATAAAAATTCATATCCCTGTGGACAAATATTATACAACGGGAGTAAGTGGATATATATTACTAGTGTAGATATAAATAAAGTTAATTATACGGAAGATACTCCCCATAATTTAGTACAAAAATTATTAGATAAAGAAATTATTGATAATATAATGTTTTTCACATACAATGGAGAGAATGCCAACTGAATTTACTTTAGAAGAAGTATTAAAAGGAAAAGCTACTAGTATTAAAGGTAAAGATTATCTTCCTACTAGAGGATATATTGAGCCTTTTCTAGAAAGAGTTCAAAAATTAACTTCTGATATTAGAGTACATGTAAAATTACCTGATCAAATCACTTATAATAAAAATGGTGACATAGATACTGCTGATTTAACTTTTAATAGAGTATGGTTGGAAGCAGTATTACCAAATGAATATCAATATGCTAATCATCAGCAAGTAATTGGTATGGTATATGGTCTAGATACTAGAAAAGCTGTTGTAAAAATATACTCAGGTGCCGTAAATTCTGCTTGCACTAACCTTTGTGTGTTTAATCCAGACAGTTTAGTAGTTAATGAAATAGAACCCGAGACTCCTATTGACTTTAAGCCAATTACAAGACTTGTAGAGCAAACTACAGAGATAGGAGTTACTCTCAGACGTTTTGCAGATACAGATTTTGACTATACTAATAAAAGTTTTGTAAATGAACATTTGGGTAGATGGATTCGTAACTGTATGTCTGAATCTGTTGATAATGGTTTTGGTAAAGTAAAATTAGCTACATCAACTCCTATTGATGCTTATAAATTATTATTTGATAAAAAAGATAGTCCATATCTTATATCAGATGATAACGCAAATATGTTTACTGTATATAATGCATTCACTCAAATTATAACTGATTCTATGAAAAAGGATATTATGAATCAGGTTGAGAAAACTTTACTAGTAAACAGCATTTTAACTTTGTAAAAAATATTTTGAAATAACTATATAAGCACTATATTATTAGTTCAGTACTAGTATTATAGTGCTTATTTCGTAGATGATTTAAAATGTTAATTTATAAATGTTATTTATGGTAATAAAGAGAGACGGAATTAAAGAAGAGTTTAACAGAAACAAAATTAGAGATGCTGTACTAAAGGCTTTTGGAATTACCCAAAATTCTAGTAAGACAATGGACGAAGATATTTACAGAGCAGTTACTGAAATAACTAATTCTGTAGTAGAGACTAAAGATCAATCTATTGAGGATATTCAAGACCAAATTGAAGAACTCTTAATGGATTTAGGATATTACAACGTAGCTAAAAAATATATTCTATATCGTAAAGAACGTGAAGATATTAGAAATCATGCTATTAGGGATATTAAATTTATTCATAATTTTGTAAAATCTGATAATACTGCTAATGCTACTATTGATGATAATAGTAATGTTGGAACTAAAGGTATTGGAGTATTAAACGCTGAAATACATAAAGTCGATAATAAACTTACTAATACAGAATGGTGGGAAAGTTTTGTAAAGAAGAGAGACCCTAACTTTAATATAAAAGTTATGAGGAATGACTTTAAAACTATTTTGTATCCTCATGACTCATCTTCTCAAGTAGGGGAACCATATTGTATGGCAGCTTCTATGTATCCTTTCTTGTTGTTTGGATTAGAGAAATTAGGAGGTAAATCAGCTGTTCCAAAGAACCTTGATTCATTCTGTGGTATTTATGTAAATTTAAACTTTGCATTAGCCTCTGAAATTAAAGGAGCAGTAGCTACTCCTGAGTTTCTGATGTATATGGATTATTTCTGTAGAAAAGAATGGGGAAATAATTATTATCTCAAACCAAGTGTAAAAATAACTACAGACTATTGTATAAAACAAAAAACTATTGGTAGTCAAATTGATCAATATTTCCAACAGGTAACTTATTCCATTAATCAAATAGCGGGAGCTAGAGGAATGCAGTCTCCATTTACAAATTTTTCATTCTTCGATAAATATTTCTTTGAAGGTATGTTTGGAGAATTTGTATTTCCAGATGGAACAAAGCCAGAATGGAATTCTACTAATTGGTTACAAAGACGTTATTTACATTGGTTAAATCAAGAAAGATTAAAATGTATCTTAACATTTCCTGTATGTAGTTATGCTTGCTTAACAGATAAGGAAGGTAATTTTAAAGATTTAGATACTTTCCATTTTATATGCAGTGAATATGCTCAAGGAAATTCTTTCTTTACTTATTTGTCTCGTAGTGTAGATAGTTTAAGTTCATGTTGTCGTTTACAGAATGCCGTACAAGAAAATACATTTAATACTACTAATGGTCAAATAGGTATAATGACTGGTAGTAAGAATGTTATCACTCTTGATTTAAATAGAATTATTCAAGATTGGCAGCATACTTGGTCTGATTATAAAGACCATATTGATGCTAATACCAATAAATGTTGTTTCCCAGTAGATTGGATTACACATAAAGACTTCCAAGAAGGAATTAAGAAATATATAGAAAATATTCTTGAAAGAGTTTATTTATATCAGTATGCTTATAACGACTTAATGCATTGGTGCAAAGATCATCATTTATATGCTGCTTATGATGCTGGTTTTATTAATCTTGATAAACAGTATTTAACTATTGGAATTAATGGCTTAAATCAGGCTGCTGAATACTTAGGAATGGAATGTAATAATAATATTTATTATAAGACATTCTGTAAATTGATATTCAGTACTATAAAAGAACAGAATAAGAAACATAAAACTAAAACAGCTCAATTTAATACTGAACAAGTGCCTAGACGTGTGGGCACTATAAATCTCTTTTAATTGACTCGAAACTCCTTAAATTAAGGACAACGAGGGGCAAGCAATAATTATTATAATTATGGGCAGCCTGAGAGACTAAATAAAGAGAATTTTAAATAAATTTATTTAAAATATGCAATAGTCCGAACTCTATGGTAACATAGAGAGAGAAAATCGAAGAATTTTCTCCGTTAATAATATAATACACATTATATTATATTATTAATCATCCTTCGCCAATAGAGGAATTAAATAAAATATAGAAATTCCTTCTATAGAAGGAGCGTAACAGAATGGCAGAAAGCGCTTCAGTAAAACTTTATAATAGAGATAAAGCTGATGGCTATTGGATTCCTACAGATACTAATCTGTATGCTAGTTATATATTTAAACCTAATGATATCCATATAAGTATACTTGATAAAATTATACTTCATAGTTCTGAATTCGCTGCTGATGAATTGGATGGAGGTTCTGCTTGTCATCTTAATTTATCTGAACATTTGAGTCAGAAACAATATGAGTATTTACTTAAATTTATGGCTAAAGTAGGTTGTAAATATGCTACTTTTAATATTCCTAATTGTGAATGTGAAGAGTGTCATTTTATAGCAAAACAACCGTTTAGTAAATGTCCTAAATGTGGTAGTACGCATGTAAGTCTATGGGATAGAATTATTGGGTGAACGTAAACGCCCCACATAATAGTAATATTATGTAGTAAACGCAGAATATGCTGGGAACCCCTTAGAGCCTAAGTATACTTGAAATATTTTCAAGGATGAACAAGTCTTAGGATTGGGCAATCAGCAGACATATAAATTGTTAATTTATGGGTCTCAGAGACTACCAATGCGCAACCTATGGGTTGATGGTATAGTCCACTCCCTTATTATTAACATAATTTGATAAAATTTCAGAAGAACGTAAAGCTGAAATAAAAGAGTATGTTATTAATAAATTAAATATCTCGAAAGAGAGGGTATAAAAGGATTTAACAAAGATTTCTAACTGGAGTGCTGCTAGACAACTAGAAGGTAGTACTAGAAGTAGAAAGAATGAATTAGAAATTAATATAGAATTAGCACAATGAAAAGAATATTAAAATTTGAAGCAGAGTGGTGTGGACAATGTAAAGCTTTAGCACCTATTTTAAAAAGAGTATTAGAAAATCATACTGATATTACTTTAACTACAGTAGATATAGAGACAGAGGAAGAAACTACTCTTAAATATAATATTAGAAATCTTCCAACTCTTGTATTTATAAAAGATAATATAGAAGTAGGAAGAACTTCTGGAGTTTTAACTGCCGATATGCTTGAGAATAAAATTAAAGAGCTCTATGCTTAAATATGTTGATACAGCTGTTACTTTTGCAGAATTTCCTAATGAAGTTTCTCTATGTATTAACATCAGTGGTTGCCCTTGTTTCTGCGATGGTTGCCACTCACCTTATTTGTCAAAAGATATTGGAGAAGTACTATCATTGGAACGACTCCAAGGATTAATTGAATCTAATAAAGGAATTACATTAGTAGGATTTATGGGAGGAGATTCTGATCCAAAAGAAATAAATAAATTAGCTAAATGGGTTAGAGAAAATTATCCCGAATTACATATTGGATGGTATAGTGGTAAACAAGAATTAGCTGATAATGTTATAGATATTGATAATTTTGATTATCTTAAACTTGGTCCTTATATGAAACAATTTGGACCATTAAATAATCCGAATACTAATCAAAAATTTTATAAGATAGATAGAAATGCCCATATAATGATATGGTGTACTGATATATTTTGGAAGGAGGCTAAATAAGCCTCCTTTTTTAGTTTTATGGAGTGTGCAATTTTAAATTACGGTGTAGGAAGTGTTGACTTAGTAACAGTTCCAGATGATATTAATGATGTAGAAGTTTATTTATGTGATGTTCTTGGTTACAGAGAAGATGAAATAGAATTTATGATTAAAGAGGGTAAAATTAATGTAGAAGATGATAGAGACTAAACGAATAAATAATTTAGAATTTAAGGTCGCTACCTATCTTTTAAAAAATCCTCCTGAAATTAAAGCCTACCATATAAATAGATATATGCCTAATTGTTATTATGGTCATGAGTCTGATTTTATAAAAATAGATAATGATTGGTATAGAGACCCAAACTTTTCTTGGCATAAAAGCTGCTTTAAAAATTCTGAAACTTGTTATGCTATAGCAAGTTTTGAGTATAATAAACATGAAGGAGTTTATGAGTTTATGTGGGTAGGTGAAAGACCTTTAGATTTAACAGAACAAGAAGAAAAAGATTTTAAAGAATTAATTATTTATGGTTTTAATAAGTTAAATCATGGAAGTGACGAAGGTGAGTCAGATTACTGATGATCTTAAGAAATACACATATGGAGGCAAAGATTCCGACTATATAACTCTTACGGAATGGGCTAATGGAGAAGGATATGATATTGATATTAATGGTAAATTAATATCTTTATCTAATGATGAACTAGAAGCCATTAACTATTTAACACTAGTAATGCGCTTCGAAAACAAAAATAATGGATGACATAATTGTGTTAGATTATTCCAATGGTAAAGTTTATATTTATACCTTACCTAGATTACAAATGTATGATAGTGAGATAGAAGATTGGTTAGATTCTATGAGTTTTGATCTAAGCAATATAAACTGGATGGTTAATAAAAATATCATGATTAATGATGAAAGAAAGTAAGACAGAATTAGAACAGAATATTGACGAGATTATTAAGTCTAGAAAAATTTCTAATATTTTTACTTTGGAAACTGCTAGATTGATTAAGGCTGCACTAGTTAATAATAAGCACTCTGAAAAGCCTGTTTCCGAATTAGAAGTTCTTCAGAAAATGGCTAAAGAGCGTGAAAAGTCTATAGTTCTCTATACAAATGCAGGTCGTCAGGACTTAGCTCGTTTAGAGTCTAAAGAACTTGATTGTATTAAAAAGATGATGCCTAAAGAACCTTCAGAGAAGGAGATTGAAGAACTTATTGCTGAATTAATGGAAGCAACAACTCTTACTATTAAAGATACTAAAGGTGTTATTGCAGATGTTCAAAGTAGATTCCCTACTGCTCAGAAGAGTACTATTGTTAAGATATTTAAATCTTTACTGTAATGAAGTTATACGGAAAATTTGATGATGAGGCTATTACTGATATTTCTTATAATTTGAAAGCTTTTGAAGAGTATGATGATGTTTATTATACTACTAAAGAAGCTGTATCAATATATGATGTTTATATACCTTATGAAGAAAACTTAGATGCAGATTGGCTTCCTTATAATTGTACTATCGTAGAATATGATATATGTTTCAAAGATGGTGAATACTATTATGAAGGAGAGGAACCTGATGATTCAGTAAGAGGATAAAGAAGGTAAGTTAGTAAAACAAGGGTTTAAGCCATATTAATATGTATTTTATATATCAAAAACAAATAAATGTAGCTAGTGAATATAGCTATAATGTAGACTCTATAATTGAATGGTTTAAAGATTATATCGATCAAGATGATATTATAGAGGCATATGGAGGAGTAGAAGAAGTTACTGCTAAAGATATAGTAGACGATATTTTCTGTGAATCCGATTCTTGGTATAATGCTTTTATACAAAATTTTGATATAGAATCAGATGTTGTAGAGAATATGTATCCTGAAGATATTGCTGAACAAATAAAAGAAGTAGCAGGAGATAAATTAGTAGTTTAAATCCTCAATTATATTACATATATGAAGATTTAACTCTTAAAGAGCCTCATAAATACTTATTCTCCCATGCAGGTATTACTAAAAACTGGTTAGATTATAATAATCTAGAATTAAAAGACTTAGATAGTATAGATATAACTAATCTTAGTCCATTAGACCAAATTCCTTATTCTAAATAAATATGGCTCTTGTGTCTGGAATGATTTAGAAGATTTTCAACTGCAAACTCCATATAAAGGTTATTATCAAATATTTGGGCACTCTTGGGGAGGTAGGACTGAACCTTTAATTACAGATAAATATGCTATGTTAGATTGCTGCAAACCATTTGTGTTAGATACTGAAAATAATGAATTAAAAGAATGGAAATTAAATTCATAGGAACTTTAAAGATAGATACTTCTGAATATTGGGATTGGATTAGAAGTTTATTCCCTCCAACATTATCTAATGTAGAAGTATTTAATAAATGGATGCCAGAAGCTCGCATTTATACTTATAGATTTTTAAAATTACGGGGTTATAAAAATAATAACCCCTCAGATTCTGGTCTAAGAGAAGTTATAGACGATGTTGCACAATATATAACTAAATTATCTTTAGAATCATGAAAATTTCATATCAATATCTCACAACAGATGAATTAGATGTAAGTATTAAAGATATATTTGATTATATAAAATTTTTACATACTGATTCTGATATGTCTATTAAGTCCACTTTATCTTATGTGGAAGAGTGGCAATTAAATAAAGAAGAAATTATTCAAGCTTTATATGGGACTCTGGTATATGATGATGTTAGTCCGTCTTTTTATAGAACAATAGAAGAAAAGTTAATACCTTATTTAAGACGTGCTGATGGAGAACCCTCTTAGAACATGGTGGAAGGTTAGGAAATGGTTTAGAATTCCTAAACCTTCCATTTATTTTGGACCCATAATATCAGGATTACCTTGTAGACTTCCTAATAAATGGATTGAGTTACATAGTTATGACGTTACTTGGAAAGATAAATATAATAGTCCTAGATTTGAATTTACTCCTCAAATAAATTTAGAATTATTTAAGAAATATCAATTATTATTAACTTTTCAAACTAATAATAACGATGCATATTGGGAGACAATCTTAGATATAATTTATTATAATAAATCCCTTAAAGAAGCTATAAATAGAAATACTTGGGAGAATTGTAATAAAGAAAAAATAAACGCTTTTACTGAGGGATTTCTTACTCCTAAAGGAGAAAGAGTATATTTATATGAGTGATAAATTAATTTATATAGATAATTTCGACGGGTCTCCAGAAAGACCTAGTATGATAGATAATCCTTTTGTAAAAGGAAATAATTGGTTAAGATTTATTGAAGAAGAAAAACAAATAACATTAGGAGAAGAGCAATTACAAGTATTGCACGATATAATTGATATTATATTAGATAATTTCAAACAAAAAGACTTTTTAAATCCTATCAATTTAGGAGGCGCTGCTGGTTGTGGCAAGTCGCTCTGCACTAGCTTTCTTTTAGAGTGGATAAACACTAAAGGGTTCCCAGTTAAGTTATGTGCTCCTACTCATAAAGCAGCTTTAGTACTTAAAAAGTATAATGATTATGATGCAACTACTCTTCATAGTATGTTAGCGTTATCTCCTAAAGTAGATATTCTTAAACTGGACATCAGAGAATTAAGATTCTTTGCTACTAATGATAAAAAAATGTCTATACCATATGATGGAATTGTCATTTGCGATGAAGCATCTATGGTAAGTAGTGATTTATATGATTTATTAGTAGAAAAATGTAGCTTAATGGGTACTATGATTATCTTTTGTGATGATTATGCTCAGTTAAATCCAGTAAAAGAAGATGAACAATCAAAAGTCTTTAAATGTAAACACCAATTTAGATTGACTAAAATATACAGACAATCTGAAAAAAGTGGTCTTAAAAGCATTTTACAGACACTTAGAGAGTCTCCAATACAACAGTGGGACAACTGTGAAGGTGAAGATGGAAGTCTCTTTATAGAGTCTAAATTAGAAAATTTTTGCAGAAAAGCAGTTTCGGAATTTAAACACGAAATAGAAGCTAAGGATATATTACATACTAAAATTCTAGCTTATACTAATGCTCGTGTAAATAACTATAATAAAGCTATTCATAAACTTTTATGGAATGATAATAATTTTCTTCATAAAGGAGAAATTTTAATGGCTTATGAGAATTTCAAAAAAGATGGTTATGAAGTAACTAATTCTATGGATTACATAGTGGAAGAATTTACTTCTACTATTATTGATGTTCCATATTATACTAAGTGTAAAGGATATATAGTTAAACTATATGACGAATATAACAATGCCTCTTTTGAAATTCCACTATTAGCTCCAGAAGAATGTAATGAAGATTTAGCTATAGTTATAGAAACTATAAGAACTGAAGCAATAAATTCTCAAGGATACGATAGAAATAAGAAGTGGGGAATATATTATGCTTTAATGGGAAGTTTTTGCACATCTAAAGATTTATTTACTGATGGCAGATGTATAAGAAAAGCTACTTTTAAATATGGGTATGCTATTACTACTCATCGTTCTCAAGGGTCTTCTTATGATAATGTATTTATAGATATGAAAGATATCTTTAGAGCTAAAGATAAAGAGACTCTTAGACAATTACAATATGTAAGTATGTCTAGAACTAGAAGCGATATAACTATGCTATTATGATTGATGTATTATTGATTCATAATAATCCGGCATTAGTAGAATTGTTTAAAAACTCCTATAATGGAGAAGCTTTTTTACAATTCTTAGATAGAGGTTCTAAAGTAGAACGTAGTAAAGCTTATAAGATACAGCAAGAATGGGGTAGTAATCAAACCCCATTTGCATTAGTGAAAAAAGATGATAAGGTTATTAAAGCCTTTTATGCAGAAGATAAAGACAATGTAATTTCTAAATTAATATCTTATTTAAATGAGCACAACTATTAATATTCCAGTAATTAATAAATCTAGTAATAAACTTCCTGAGTATGCACATAAAGGTGATGCAGGTTTTGATCTCAGAGCTAATGTAGAAGAAATTGAAAATAGTAATTATTTGTTTAATGCTATTAAGCTTAATGATACTACAATAATTCTTAATCCTGGAGGTAGAGTACTTATTCCAACAGGTTTATATATGGCAATTCCTGAAGGTTATGAACTTCAGATTCGTCCTCGTAGTGGTTTGGCTTTGAAGTATGGCATTACCGTATTGAATACTCCAGGAACAATTGATGCAATTTATAGAGGTAATATTGGAGTTATTCTTAAGAATGATGGTACTGAGCCTTTTATAATTGAACAAGGTGATAGAATTGCCCAGGGAGTGCTCAATAAAGTAGAAGAAGCTAATCTTATAGAGACAGATTCTTTGGATGAAACAGATAGATCTGATAGTGGTTATGGTAAATCCGGAGTAAAATGATAAGTAAAGAATCTTTTTTAAAGAAATTAAGAGTATTAGGCAAGCAGTATGCTAATAAGACAATACTAGATTCAAAAGATCATCAAGATGCTGTAGAAGCTGTAGTATCAGACTATTTACAAGGAGCAGAAGATTCTTATGATACTTTCAGAACTTACGATAAAGAAAGATTCTGTGATTCTTTACGTAATATTTTAAATTATTATAAGAAATTAGAGGAGCTTGAGGATGTTTTAAATTGTGTATTAAGAGAATCTCCTATAGGGGAATCTACAACATTTATTATAACTGATTTAATAAGAGCTTTAGCTAATAATGATGTTGAAACTATAAATGATATAGAATGGTGGTTATATGAAGATGTAGAAAAAGAATGGATTATAGATGGAGAACTTGTAAAAGTAGAAACTCCTGAACAATTTTATGATGCTTTAAAGAAATTGAATCGTGTCTGACTTATTTGAAAAAGAATTTCAAACAAATGCTTATTTAGTATCTAAAGATGCTAAAGGTAAAGTTAGATGTGTAAGACTATGGTATGAGTGGAGTGATTCCGCTCATGCCTATCTTATTAAAAGACAGTCTTGGCAATTAAATGGTAAAAGACTGGACCATCCAGATATTCCTATAAAGAAAGGATTAGTCAGCAGAACTCTTAGGGAACAAACTCAACTTCAGTTTAACTCCAAACTTAAAGAATATAAGGATAAAGGTTATAAAGAAGTTGAAGAAGATCCCGATAATAAAGATGAGAAAATAATTTTAAACTTTCTTCCTGAATATAATACTGATGGTAATGGTTTTCCTAAACATATGTTAGCTAAACAAGCTAGTAAAGTGGCTAGGAAAACTATTGATAACACTCCTTACTATTATGCTAGTAGAAAAGTGGATGGACTTAGATGTTCTTTTTATTGGAATGGTAAAGAAATAAAATCTGCTTCTAGAGGAGGAGGAGATTATGATTTTGGAACTACTCACATAAGAAAACATCCACTATTAATTCAATTCTTTAAAGAACATCCGTCAATTAAACTCGATGGAGAGCTTTATAAACATGGTTGGAGTCTAGCTAAAATAAATAGTGCTGCTAGAATGGAAAAGAATGCTGTAGATTGTGATGAATTACAGTATTTTATATATGATATAATGGTTCCGAACATACCTTTTAAAACTAGGTTAAAAATGTTAATTGGAATAGCTAAATATCTTAAACTTGGATTTAATCCTAATAAAGATTTTAGTGATTCTGAATTACATTTACAAATATTACCTCAAGTAAAAGTTACTGGATATGATAATATTATGAAATTACATGATAAATATGTAGCTGAAGGTTGGGAAGGAGTTGTTTGTAGAGATCCTGAAGGCATGTATGAGTTCGGGTCTAGGAAGAACATTATGCTCAAATTCAAAAATTACAAAGATGACTGCTTTAAGATTGTAGATTATGAGTTAGGACTAAGAGGTTCTGAAGATATGGTATTTATAATGGAATTACCTGATGGTAGAACTTTTAAAGCTAAGCCTTGGGGAGATAGAGCTTTAAAAGAATATTATGTAGAAAATTTTGATACCGAATATAAAGGACATTTTGGAGAATGTAAATTTTTCTACTATTCTGAAGATGGTATTCCATTGCAGCCTAGCTTTAAAGCTAGAAGAGATGATTTAGATGACTCTATTAAACAATTATATTAATGAACTCTACAGCTGACAGAAGTAATGGAAGAATACTTAAGAATTATATATATGCTAATATATCTTTACATAAATTAGCTAAAATTCTTATAGAAGATTGGCAAATAGCAGATAGACAAAGATTTCCCAGTATTTATAAATTATTTTCACTTAATTGCCCTCAATATGGAGCTCAAATAAATGCTTTTATAGATATTTTGGATGTTAAATATTATTGGTATATCTTATATCCTATTATAAAAGAAATAAATTCAGAAGTATTAAGTGAATATGATGAACATTTATATAATGAAATAAAAAATTCTTTATTATAATGACGAAAATTTGCGTACTAAGTGACCTCCATGGTCATTTACCAAAAATTGAGCCCTGTGAGTTAGTATTATTAGCAGGAGATATTGTTCCTTTAAATATTCAATTTGATAATGCTGAATCTACCTTATGGTTTTTAGATGAGTTTACAAAATGGATTGATTCTCTTCCTTGTGATGAAGTTATTATGGTTGCAGGCAATCACGATAAACTTATAGAAAGAGCCTCTTTTATAATTCATGCAGTAGAATCTAAAACTGATTTTAAACTTACATATTTGTCAGGAACTACTTATGAATATGTAGCTAGGAGTCTTAAACATTATAAAATATATGGCTCTCCTTTCTGCCATAAGTTCGGTAACTGGTCATTTATGCAGAGTGAAGAATGGTTAAAAGGTTATTATGATAATATTCCAGAAGATACTGATATAATTTTAACTCACGATACTCCAATGTTAGGGGATTTAGATTTATTACCTCCTAGTCAATGGAATCCAAAAGCTATTCACGCTGGAGGTAAATCTTTAGCAGATGCTATTTGTAGAGTACAACCTAGATATGTATTTTGTGGGCATTTACATACTTGCAAAGACAAATATTTAAAATTAGATAATACTGAAATATATAACGTATCTATATTAGATAATAACTATAAAAAGATTTATAAACCATTATACTTGGACATTTAAAATGAAAGACGTAATAGCTAATGAAAAATTACCATACATTCCGGAGACCTTTACTCTCGGATGTCACACCTTTAAAGTACAATTATACGAAGAATTATATGACGACAACGACCCATTATATGGACAATTTGATTATGATGAGCAGATCATCAGAATCAAAATATTTAAACATAATGGTGAGCCTTTATCCAAAGAATGTATTCTTAACACATATTATCATGAGCTTTTCCACGCCTTTAACTATCTGTGGAATACTGGAGGCGATGAATCGCTTGCTAGTACTTTTGCAATGTTAATGTGTGAATATGAAACAACTAAGAAATATGCCTAGAAAGAAGATATCAATTCCAGTGGTAGAGAGTACACCTAAAGTTAAATATGTTTCTCCTATTAAAGATTATTCAGTATCCTACGATGCAGTTATTAAAATTAGACAAACAAGTCTTCAACCAATAATACCTGCTAAGATTAGAACTGATAAAAGAAACTTCATTGGAAAACTTCCTAAAGAAGTTATTAATCAATTATCTAAGATTATATCAGAAGCTATTAAATCATCATGCTCTTTCTGCACAGAAGTAGTTTCTGTAGATAATATAAAATTTGATCAAACCTTAATAAAAGAAGACTAATGATTTATTTTATTATAGAGGATTCTCATTTTGGCTCTCATGTAGAACAAATATCTACTGACTTTAATAAATTGCGAGAAAATTTTCCGGATGAAATAATCTATGTTACAGATTATATGAATGTAGATGATACTTTATATAATATAATAGATTATTCTAATATGCCGTATAAACCTTATGATGGTACTGAAATAACTAATTGTTACTTATATCATGATAAATTTTATGAGTGTGATGAATTGCCAGAAGAATTAGATCCAGATGAATATATGTGTACTTTTTATAGGACTTACACAAAAGGTTATTTAACTAAAACATGGCATAAAGATGGCTGGGTATAATTTAATTACAGACGATAGTGAAGCACTACAAGCTTACCTAAATAACATTACTCATTCTACCCCATTATCTTTAGAGGAAGAGAAAGAATGTGCTGACACTGGAGATTGGGAGAAATTAGTAAATGCTAATTTAAAGTTTGTAGTAACTGTAGCTAAAAAGTTCCAGAATAAAGGACTACCTTTATCGGATTTAATAGCTGAAGGAAATGTAGGTCTTATTCGTGCTAGCCGCTTATATAAAAGTGAATATAATGTTAAATTTATAACTTATGCTGTATGGCATATAAGTGAAGCTATTCGTAGAGCTATTCATTATAAAGCAGATACTGTTAGAGTTCCTGTAAGTCAAAAACTTACTTATAATAAGGCTGCTAAAGTTATAAATAAATATTGGCAAACTGAAGATAGACCTCCATCAGATGAAGAGTTGGAAGAAGCTACTGGTAAAACTATGAAACAAATTAATGGAGCTATAAATGCTAAAAAAGTATGTATGTCTTTAGACACTCCATTAGGTAGTAATGATGATGATGGAGATTCTACTTTAGTAGACATTGTTAAAAACAATAATAGTCCTCTAGCAGATAATAATATAGAACAGTCTTATAAGACTAATGTTATTAACAAAGTTTTAAATGGACTTTCTAATAAAGAACACGACATAATAATTTTATGCTATGGATTTACTGGGCAAGAATATACTCCTGAACTTATATCTCCTTTATTTGGGTGTACACCAGAACGTATCAGACAAATTAGGAAAGAAGCAATCAAGAAACTTAGAAAAAGAAAAATTCTTAAAAACATTTAAATGATTTATTTAGTTACCAAGGTTAAAGCTTTATTCAAATCTTCTAAATATGAATGTATTTCCATAGAAAGAAGTAAGGAAATTATTAATTCTATGAAAAAAATTAGAGGATTAGATACTGAAACTACGGGGTTAAATCCTCATACTAAAGCATTACTAACAGTTCAGATAGGTACTAAAGAAAATCAAGTAGTAATTGATTGCACTACTATAAACATTTGGGAATATAAAGATATATTAGAAGATTCTACTATTCTATATATTTTAGCTAATGCTAAATTTGATACTCAATTCTTCTTTAAACATAACATTATATTATCTAAAGTATGGGATGTAATGTTAGCTGAAAAGATTAGATATTTGGGATATCCTAAAGGTAGTTTCCATGCTGACTTAAAGACTCTTGAATACAAGTATCTTAATAAATATATGGATAAAACTGTTCGAGGTAAAATTACTAAAGTTGGTCTAACTGAAGAAGTAATAGTTTATGCAGCTAATGATGTAGTAGATTTGGAAGATTTAATGAATGCCCAAATAAAAGCACTAGAAAAAGAAGATTTAGTAAAAGCAGTACAATTAGAGAATAGATTTGTTATTCCATTAGCTTATATGGAATGGTGTGGAGTAAAATTAGACGTAGAAAAATGGAAAACTAAAATGGTAAAAGATGCTAAACGTTTAAAGGTTGCTCTAACTAAATTAAATGATTGGGTAGTAAAACACTATGGAAATGATTCTAGATTTACTAAGGTAGATTTACAAGGAGATTTATTTTCAGGATTTAATACTGACCCACAGTGTACTATAAATTGGAATAGTGCAGCTCAAGTAATTCCATTATTTAAAGCTATTGGAATAAATACTTCTACTATAGATAGTAAAACAAAGAAATTAAAAGATTCTGTAGATGCTAAATTATTAGAGCCTCAATCTAAGGATTTTGAAATTCTTCCTATTTATCTAGATTATAAGGAAGCTCAAAAAGTATGTTCTACTTATGGACAAAACTGGTTAGACCAAATAAATCCTGAAACTGGTAGAGTATATACTAAGTTTAATCAACTAGGTACTAATACTGCCAGAATATCTAGTGGTGGAAAAGATAAGAATGCTAAAATAGAATATGTGAATTTTCTTAATCTTCCAGCAGACCCAGAAACTAGAAGTTGTTTTATCGCAGAGAAAGGTAACTCTTGGATTTCCATAGATTATTCAGGACAAGAGTCCTTTATTATGGCTTCCATTTCTAATGATAAAGCTTTAATACATGAATTAATGGAAGGAAGTGGAGATTTACATGCTCTAACTGCCTATATGAGTTATCCTGATCAAATACCTAGAGATACAAAAATAACAGAAATTAAAGAAAAGTATCACCATCTTAGACAAGAAGCTAAAGGCATAGAATTTTCTATAAATTATGGTGGTGATTTTAATACTATTCATCGAAACAAAGGTATCTCTATAGAAGAAGCTAAAAAAATATATGAAAATTATATGTCTGGTTTCTCAGGATTAGCTAAATATCAAGAGTATTGTAGAAAAATAGTAATGGAAAAAGGCTATATACTTTTAAATCCTATAAGTAAATATAGAGCACATATATATGACTTTGAATCTCTACGTTCAATGCAGGAAAAAATGCAAGATAGGGAATTTTGGAAGTATTATAGAGAAATGAAGCGAGAATCTCCTAACTGTGATACAGTACAAGAGGTACGAGATTTCTTTAAGAAAAAAGGTGAGTGTGAAAGGAATAGTATAAATTATAGAATACAACATACTGGAGCTTTATGTTATAAAGTAAGTATGATTTATTTCTTTAAATGGATAATAGAAAATAATCTTTTTAATAAGGTTTTAATTACTGTTACCCCCTACGATAAATAATCTTGTCGTAGTAAAACGATGTTAATTGCTTGAAACTCCTAAAGATTTAATTACTAAATTATTGAAATAATAAACCAGTAAAAATATTAAATATGATTTTACCTCAGTTAAAAGAAATGGACAATAAGCAGCTTTATAATTTTACAAGAGAACAAACTCAAGTATTTTTAACAGGACTGTTAGGTGATGGATGTATATCTACTACAAATAGTGGCAGTTATATTTATACCACAAATTGTAAGCATCTTGAATATTTAGAATTTAAAAAGAAATTATTAGGTAAAGGAAATATTAAACTCCAAGAAAGAAATGGTTATAGTCAAACTCCTATATATACTATGTATGGAGGAGCTTACCCAGAATTATTTGAGTTTAAAGAATTTACTGTTCAAGATGTTATTAAAAACTTAGATTTACTTGGGTTAGCATTATGGTTTTATGATGATGGCAGCCTTCATAAAAGAGATTTATATTATAATTTAAATACTCAAAAGTTCCCAAAGTATATACAAGAAGGAATTTTTATTCCATGGTTTGATTCCTTAGGCATTAAAGCTAGTTTAAGGCACGATATAAAAAGAGGAAAAGAATTGTATTATTTAGGAATTAATAAATATGAAGGAGCTAATATTATTAGTGAAATACTATCACGTTATCCATTAAATTGTTACTCTTATAAATTATGGAGTTCAGAGACTATCCTGAAATGGAGTAAGCTGCAAGAGCAGGTGAAAAGCATCGATGAAAATCTTACTAATAGGCAGTTAGCTTATAAGTGGAGATTTTTATAAGATATAGTCCGAACCTATATGAAAATATAGGAGAATATATGGAATCGATATATTCGTAACAATATGTGGAGATTAATTGCGAAGCGCCTATAGAAATAGCTGAAAAAGTAGCTATTAGACTTCATGCTATTATGGTTAGAGCAGGAGAAATATTTTGTACTAGATGTAAGTTAGATGCAGATATCTCTAGATGTAAAGATGGGACATTGCCTAATTACTGGATTCATTAAAATGGAAATAACTTACACTTGTAATGACTATTCACTAGATATCGACGGCAAAGAATTCGTTGATATAGATTACGACAAACAAAAAGAAATTTGTCATAAATTAGTAGATAAAGTTTCCGAAGGAGTTTTACAAAGATTTATAGAAATTGCTTGTACCGGAATGGGCGAGTATGAACAATTAGATTATTGTAAAACTCATGGAGAATTTGTTGATAAATACGTAATAAATATATGACATTTATTATAACTAATAAAGATGGTTCTAGAACTCAGTATTCTAACCATTATGACGAAGATGATGAAATGGAAGTAGATGCAGCATGGGATGATGTATATGCAAAATTCCCTGAAGCTGATTATATTGAGCAATTCTAATTATGGCTAGTAATTCACCAACGTTGATGCAATCTGAAGAGAGATTTTTAGATAATCTTAATACAGATATTCCTTTAAAAGAAGAAGATTATACAATATGTTTTTGTATAAGTAAACAAATTTCTACAACTAATATTGAAGATATTAGTAAATCTTTGCAAAATCGCTTTTTAAGTGAAGGATGGAGCATTGATGATTTTGATTTAGAAAAAGAATGAATAAATTAATTATATGTATCCTTTAAATGGTAGATAATTTTAATATATTTGCTCCTTGGTTTGATAATCTCTCAGACCAAGGAGATTTCTTCTTTGTACAAGTAATGCAAAGAAATAAAGAAAAAAATAATGTAAGTAGTAGTGGCTATGTTATTAAAGACTATCATTTCTTTAATAAAGAAACATTCTTATCTAAGAAAGAAGAAATTACTACTTTGTGCAAAGCCTTTAATGCTAGAGCTTATTTTTGGATAAACCCTAGAAATTGTAAAGAAGTACAATATGAAATAATCAGGGAAGCTCTAGAGGCTATAGAACTGGGAACTCATAAATTATTTAAATGTGTATCTAGGGCTCTTGGCAGAAAACGGTGTAATAAGTATAAATCTAAATGGATATTAGATTTTGATACTAAGGATTGGAGTCTTATAAATAAGTATTTAGATTTAGTTAGAAAATGTAGACCTAATGTAAATAAAATATTATATTATGTTCCTACAGTAAATGGTATTCATATAATTACTCTAGGATTTGATTTAGAGCAATTTAAGCAGAAGGTAGCTATAGCTAAATTAGATAATATAGATATACATAAGGATAATCCAACAATTCTATATTATTCAAATGAGTAAAAAATTATGGATAGCTCGAGATTCTGATTATATAACGTATGATTACCCCAATGATGACTATGGTCAAAAGCATAAAGGTAAATTACACATATTTTATGATACACCAGAATTAGAGCTTAAAGAAGATAATCCAACAAAGTATTGGGGATGTTCTAGAAGATATTGTTGGGTAAATGCTAAAGAATTAGCAATAATTCCTAGCTATATGTATCCTGAAATAGAACCTTGTACTTGTTGGCAATTAGATAATTTAATTAAATATAAAGATCAAAATTTTATGAATTATGAAATTATAGGAAATGCCTGATAAATTAGGAGTTTCAATAGTTAAATATTTGTGTCCGATTTGTGGTAAGGAAGCAGACAATGGAATTATTATGAACTCTTTGCTTACTGAGGAAAATGCTAAAGAAGTAGAGAAGTTACATAATAAGGCTATTGGATATGCTGACCATGCTTGTAAAGAGTGTGCCACTTATAAAGATAAAGCTGTATTTTTTGTAGGTATAGATGCTTCTAAATCTACTACAACAGACCCTTATAGAACAGGACAAATTGTTGGTGTTAAAAAAGAAGCTGAGATTACTGAACATTGTAAGAAGTTTATTCAAACATTGTCAGATGGTTCTCAGTATTGTTTAATAGATAATGAAGTAGGAAAGACAATAGGGTTATGGTAAAAATCAATGAATCCTCTACTACTAGATCCAGTTAGAGTATACGTTGGTAAATTAAAAAGTACAATTCAAAGTTTAGAACATAAAGTTGATAACTTTAAGAAGTATGATGCTAATCGAAAAATTTATTATAGTAAAGCTATGCAGCGTCTTGGTGAACTAGAATCTTGGATAGATGAAACTGATCCAGAATTTAAGTTACGGGGCAAAATACAATCTCAGAAGCAAACTATAACTAACTTGAGTGCTTTGATTAAAGCGTCTAAACTTGAAGTTCCAGAAGACTTTGATTTAGCTAAAGCCAAAGTTAAAATACTCGAATTACAGAAAGAGGTAAAGGCTTTGACTAAGCAAAATACAAGTCTAAAGGCTTCTGTTTCTGAATTAGTGTATAAATTAAATAATCAATCTTAATATGAAGTTAATTAAACAGTCATTTGAATTTATCAATCAAACAGATTTCTCTTTAGTGGGAATCAAAAAGCATATTGAAAAATGCGCATGAGTAATAGATAAAAGAATATAATTATTAAATTAAAACTAAGTTGAAGTATTGTTGTGTATGTAATAGTTCTAATAAGGTTTGTAATACCCCTATAGGTCTATTATGTGGAAAACATTATATGCAATATCGAAGATATAGCAAGGTATTAAATAGAACTAAATTTGATCCTAATGAAATTATATTAGAATCAGATATGGCTAAAATAGTTCTATACAATAAAAATGGAGATAAAATTGCAGAAGCTTTAATAGATACTGAAGATATAGGAAAAATATCTTCAGACAAATGGTGTATAGATAAAAATAACTATGTAAAAAATTCAAAACAAGAATATTTACATAGAGTTATATTGGGAGCACCTAAAGATATGTGTGTAGACCATATTAATGGAAATACCTTAGATAATAGGAAAAATAACCTTAGAATTTGTACAAATAGAGAAAATACAAGTAATAGAACTAAATTAGGAACTAATAATACTTCAGGGATATTAGGAGTAAGGTTTGATAATAGAAGAAATAAATGGTACGCAGATATTCAGTATAAAGGTAAATGTATATTTTTTGGATATTTTAATATAAAGGAAGATGCTATAAAAGCTAGAATAAATGCTGAGAAATTATATTTTAAGGAATTTAAATCAAAAATATTAAACAATGAAATTAATTAAGCAAAGTTTTCAATTTGTAAACCAGAAAGGTTTCACTTTAAAAGATATTTATAAACATATTGAGTATTGTGCCCGTATTAGTTACAAGAGTCAAAATAAAATTACAGATACCTCTTATGAGAAGTTTGTAAATATGCTAGAATCTAGAGGGCATGATAGACCTCTTGAATTTGGTACTGTCCATCTTAAAATGAATACTGCACAATTTAAATGTTTGCAAACTCTTCTTCTTATGAATAAAGTTTATAATGATTACTGGATTAAGTATAATATTATAGATACTGAAGACAATTGTTATATAACTACTAATTATAGATACTATATGGAATTATGTAGATATGACAGGGGAATTTCTGAATACTTAGATTTCTCTGATAGTCCATTCTATCCTAAAAGATACACAATCCACATGATTCTTGATCGTGGAGTTATGGACGAGTTTAGAACTCATGTAGGATTGTCCCATTTAGCAGAGAGTACTCGTTATTGTAATTATTCTAAAGATAAGTTTGGTAGTGAGATTACCTTTATTAAGCCATGCTGGCTAAATATACCAGAAGGAGAGTATAACCATTGTATTATGGTTAGCAAAAATTCTTCAGATATTAGAGTGGAATGTGTAGGAAGTGATGAAATAGGTAAATACTATAATATAGGGGAAGATGAAGGTTTATTTCTAAATAGTCTAGTTCAATCAGAATTAACTTATTTAAATTTAATTAATAATAAAAAATGGACTCCTCAGCAGGCTCGTTCTGTACTTCCTCTAGGCATTAAATCTGAACTTATCTCTTGTGGATTTAAAGATTCCTGGGAAAACTTTTTTTACCGTAGAGATGCTAAAGATGCACACCCAATGGCTCAGGAAATAGCTAAACCAATGCACCAAAAATTCATTGAATTAACTGAAATGAAATGACTATTTTAATTATAATATATATAGCATCAATTATAGGAGCTATATTAAGTATTAGATACGATGATGACTTGTTTGATAAAAAGCCTTGGACATTATTTTTAGTATTATGTCCGGTAGTTAATACAGGTCTATTTATACTAGAATTAATCATCCAACTATCATTATTATTGGATATAGTCATACATTTGAACTTAAATGAAAAATTTTATAAATTAATTAGATTAGGACGAAAATAATGAACCAATCAATTCCTATTAGTTTATCATATAAAAGAAAACCTTTTGATGCTATGGATGGACTGTCTTCAAGTACATCCTATAATACTATGCCAGAATTCAATGGAGTTACTGCGGTATACTCTAATAGAAAAACTAATATAGATATTTTAGGAGCTAATAAAAATAGTTTCGATAAATCTTTAACAATATTTTATATTAATGTACAGTAACACAATACAAGCTAGAATAGAGGCAACATTAAAAGATTTATATAAAGTACATGATACTGTATTTAAACCAGCAGTAATGTATACTATGTATAGTAATATTCGTGCTTATTTTATAATATTAGATAAGGATAATAAAGCACAACTTTTAAATGCTTTTGATCCTAGGATAGTAAAACATAAAGATAAATTAGAATTAGATAGTGTAACTGATAGCCCCCGTATTTATCAAGAGTATTTCATAAAGGAATTTTCTGATAATGTAGATTATGGAATTTATATTGATGAAGATGAAATAGGTCATTATTTTACAGCATATGGAGAAGTTCAAATATTCAGTACTTATATCCAAGTAAATTATAACGATTATAAGCAGGCTGAAAAACTTCTAGAATTTGTAAAACCACTACCTGAGGATACTGATAAAATTGTAACTTACGATTTAGTAGTATCTACTAATACAGGATTTAGTACTACAGAATGTACAAGTTCTAGAAATATTGATATTGATGTAAAAAAGAACTACAATGATGATTTACCTTATGATAAATATAAAGAATTCTGTGAAAAGGATGGTTCTGGTTTAGCATTGATGTACGGAATTGCTGGAAGTGGAAAGACAAGTCTTATAAAGAAACTTATATATGATTGTTCTGATACTAATTTTTATATAATGGATTTTTCTATGTTACAGAATATAGTCTCAGGACAATTTTTATCTTTCCTTTTAAAATTACAAAATGCTGTAATCATAATGGAAGATTGTGAGTATATATTAAAACGTAGAGATACTCATGAAAATCCATTAATTAATTCTCTTCTAAATATTACAGATGGATTAGTTGGAGATGCTTTAAACATACGATTTTTATGTACTTTTAATGCAGCATTAACAGATATAGATGAAGCTTTATTAAGACCTGGAAGACTCAAAGTAAAATATGAGTTTAAAGCTTTAAATAAAGATAAAACCAAGGCTATATGTGGAGATGATAAAGCTGAAACTTTAGCAGAAATTTATAATAGAGATAAAATAGATTTCAATAAAAAAGAACAAAGAAAGATTGGTTTTTAAATTATCAGATAAGGAGTGTCAAGCAGCTAAAGAGTTTATAAAAGAACATAATAAGCAGTGTGACACTCCTTATTCAGGAGCTAATGGTTGTCCAAAATTTAGTTATATATTCTCACCTTTTGGACTAGGTACTTTTGTAGGAATAAGATGTAATGTTTGTAAGAATGAAAAGAATATAACTGATATTGATACATGGTAATAATAGGAATTTCTGGAAAAGCTACTTCAGGTAAAGATACTGTAGCTAATTATTATAGTAGATTTAGTAAAGCGCATTGTACTACTTTACATTTTGCAGATTCTTTAAAAGATTGCTGTCAAGGATTACTTATACCATTTGGAACTTATGATATGTCTTTACAAGAGACTAAAAAGTTAACTATTCCTTGGATGGGTAAGAATTATACTGTCAGAAATTTACTTCAAGATGTTGGCAATGCTTTTAGACAAAGTATTACTGAAGATTTTTGGGTAAATATTATGATTGGTAAGATTGCAGCTATTAAAAAGAATGGTTCTATAGATACTGTTTTAATTCCAGATGTTCGCTATCCTAATGAATTTAAAATGATAAAAGATTTAGGAGGAGAAGTATGGAGAGTAGAGAGACCTAATATTACATTAATGGACCATATTAGTGAGACAGCATTAGATGATTATACTTTTGATAAGATTATTCAAAATAATGGAACTATAACTGATTTACAAAATAAAATTAAATGCCTAAGTATTTAGTAACTACTAGTAAAGATGTAATTAGATATATATCTTATGTTGTAGAAGCCAACTCCCAAGAAGAAGCTGAAGAAAATTGGTGGGAAGGAGAAATGGCAGATAAATGGTATGAATCATCAGGAGATACTTATGTTGAAGAATCTGAAGAAATAACAGACTAATGTTTAAAATAAATTTATTAGACATAAATGTAACAGAAGCACAAAAGTGCTGTGATTATTTTGATCAAGGATATGTTTATACAGAAGAAATATATCCGGAGTTGTTTAGTAATCCACATGCTAAAATTACTATGGTGGGAAAAATAGATATCAGTATATTACAAGATTTAGTAGAAGAAAATAATTTAATTAATACCTTATATTGGTATTAAACATTTAAAGGGGCGTAGCTCAGGAGAAATCCTGGGTTACGTCCCTTATTTTTTTTTAATTTTCTTTATAATAAGCTTTAGTAGCCTACTTATACATAGTTAATGACGGAACATTATTTACAATATACTCACCCCAATGTTTATTAGGGTTTGTAGCAGTATTGAACATATTTTTAATTAACTATGTTGGATAACTCTAATATGGTATAGTCATACCATCATTTACACCACTTCCAGCAAAATACTCTGGAATAACAAACAACTCGTGAAAGTTCTAAGTAGACTATTTACCTCCATTATATACTACATAAGTCATAGCACTTGCTAATACATCATCACTACTATAAGATTTCATTATTTCTTTATATCCAGGATCGAATATTTCTTTGAATAAAATACTCATAAAAGCAGCCCATAACAAATTATAAAAAGCTTTTCTAATATTAGCCCGATCATTAGGGTTAGTATTTAACATCTCTCTTATTTTCTTAATTTTGTCATCCTAATTAGTATCAGATAATATTCCTATTATATCACCAAAAGTATGAATTATTCCCTAAACTACTATAGGTATATTATCCATTACTGGAATTCCTGTATTTTCTGTAGTAATAGTTCCATCTTCAGTAAAATATAATAGTTGTCCTGCTTCATTTTTCTACTATTCTAATTTATCTCCTTTTATAACTCTCTTTTTACTAAACCAGTTAGCAATAATACCATTAGAATATGTAGTAAACTAAGCAAAAGACATACCTATAGCCATGTTTTCTGCCATCATTCTACCACCTCTGTCATAATTACCATATATACTATCAGCAACTTGTTTAATTTTATCAATAGTTTCTAATGAATAAGGTGACGGAAGGTCTTCATTATATCCAATAGGTGAATCAATATGTTCTTTATTATAGGCTCGTATAGCTGATAAATATAATGACTTAGCTTTATTATATTTTTCACTTCCTTTAGGAGCTTTTAATATATCTTGGAATCTTTTATCTTTTTTCCATTCATATTTAATTCTACCATCTTTATCTAAAGATAAAGCATCCCAAACACCATCCTATAAAGCTCTTGCTACAAATAAAGTCATTCTATTTAAAAAGTCGGGACGTTTCATAGTATTATAAGCTATATCATCCCAATGGTTAATACCACTTCTATCAGTTCTTAATCCATTAGCAATATTGGCAAAGTCTAAGTTAGATAAACCATATTTAATACATAATTGATTTAATAAAGAGATAGTTCTCACATTAGTACAACTACCTTTCATTACTATATAATATGCAGCTGTTAAATTAGCTGTAGAAATATCTGTGCCATATTTAGTAGCAGATTTAATATAGTTCTATTGAAATCCTTCTAAGGTATCTCTAAACATAGATTTAATATTAAAACTTAAGAACATCCTAGATACAAAATGTTTAATAGGGTTAATTACTGTGAAGAATTTTTTAGAAGTTTCCTCTAATATAGTATCATTAAATACATTTACAGTTAAATATTTATCAGCCTCTTTCTAAAACCATTCAAGATATTTAAAATTTCCAGAATTTAAAGCTAACATTTTAGCCTAAAACATCACTGACTTAATTAATATTAATGATTTATTAAATTCTTGAGTTAATATATTAGTATTAATATAACTATATAATAATGCTGGAATATTAGTTTCCCAATAATCATTAGTGTGTTGATTTAATATTTCCTATCTAACATTTTTATCCGAAGACATGCTAGAAGCAAAAGGATTAGTTACTCCATTTTCAAATCTATCTCTCATAGATACATTAGCTCCTTCTTTATCTAAAGTTTGTTGCCATTTAGCAAATACATTATCTTCTTTAGAGGCGAGTCCTTTAATAGTATCAAAAAATTGATTTACACCATTCTTTAATGATTTTACTGATAAAGTAGGAGAAGCTCTTTTTAAAGGTACATAACGTAATACTTCCTATTCTTCTACAGCTTTAGCAAATTCTGGATCTTCATAGCTTGTAAAATCAAATTTTTTATTATGCATAGAGTATGTTACTTTAGCAAGCTCAAATAAAGCCTTTTTAAGAAAAAGTTTTTCATGAGAATTCATGTAATTAGCAGCATCATTCTTATAAGGATTTTTAAACATCATTATTTTTTCTCCTCTATCATTATGCATAAACATATTATCGAAATATTTGTTTTCATCTCCTATTAAAGACCCTTCTACTGTAGAATATCCTGCCTATTTAAAATAATCTCTAGTAAAATTTTGAATAGGATTTGCAGCATCCATCACTCTTTCGTTAGCTCTAAAAGTTGTTTGAGTAACAATTTGTTTAATAGTTCTATAATTATTGTCTGAATTAGCATCAGGTTTTACTATATTACTTTCTAGCCAGCTTAAAGGTTTATATTTAGTTTCTACATAGACTCCCATTAACTTGTTATATTCATAACATGCCTAATTATAAATATTAGCTAACATTTTAGTATTATCATTAGCATAAGTTAAATCAGAGGTTCCATTTTGCAAATTTTTTATTACAGGGTTATTCTACAAATATTCAAGAAAAGATTGTAAAGCAGTTCTTCTAGCTGATTCTGAGTTGGCATTTTCTAACTATTCCTTAGCATCTTTTAATTTATAACGTATAGGATTAGTTTCTAGATAAGAAGAAGTAGTTAAGAAATTACTTATATAATCAGTAATTAATTCATACTAATCTACAAAATTGATATTGCCAAAATTATTATTTAACTTTACTCCACTATTATATTTATTTACTACTTCTAATATAGGTGAATAATATTTAGTAATTAAATCTGAAGCAGTACTATACATTCCCTAACCTCTACCATAAGTAGATATTACCTAAATATTACCTAATTTAAAATTACCATCTAATTGTGGTAATATCTCATTTAATATATTTAATGTACGAATCTATTCCATATGTCCAAAAGAACAGTCATAATTATATAGATTACCAGATTGATTATCCATAATATAACTATTCATAATATTTGAACCATTACTTCTATGTTTATTTACCTCATATAGATTATAATTAGCTAACGATACTACATCTATCTATCCTTTACTATTCTAGAACAATAAAATGTGAGCATTTCTTAAAGCTTCATTATCAATAATATTCCATTCATATACTGGATCTCCTCCTATATAAGTAGGTTCAATATATTTACCGAGTAGAGAGACTAATCTATAATTACTCCTTTTAAAAGCTTCAAATGTAGTATTCTAAGGATTATGTCTTGCTACCTAAATCTATTTTACTAAAGTATCAAGTACTGTACTTATCTATTTTTCCTTTTTATCAAATTCTTTCTATAATAATTCTTTTAATTCAATATTATTTTTAGGTAAAGAATCTTCTTTTATTTTATGAATTTCTCCGTCAATAGTTACAGCATAATTATATCCCTATGGATCATCTTCTAGTTTTACTATATCACCAGTACCAGTTCTAGGATTATATTGTTGAGAAATATAACTATCAATAGTTTTAGTAATTCTATTCTAAGTAATATTAGCATTTAAAAACATTAAATTAGTTTTATCTAATGCTGTCTATACTTTGTCATCAATATTACCAAAACTTAAATCAGGAGTATCTATATAAGCTTCAACTGCTTCATCTATATCTCCTAACTAGTATTCTCCTTGAACCTATATATTTTTTGGATAATCCATACGAATATCTTTTATAGAACCATCATCATTATATACTATCTATGTAGGAATTAAGTGTAAACTAATTTTATTGGCATTAAATCCTTTAGCCTATAATATTTTCTTTAAAAAAGCTAGTTCTAATTCAAATTTCTACTTCTTTATTTTTATCCAAGATTCATAAGGCTAACTAGATACTATATTCTAATATATAGCAATATTTCCATATTTATCTACAATTACCTAGTCTATATGTCCACGTAATTTTATTCCATCTTTTGTTAATGCGTGAGTAACTGCAATATTACGCACTCGACTAGTACTAGTTCCCATTTTATTTTCTCTAGCAGTTATTATTCTGGACTATAAAATTTGGGAACCTAAATTATTATTACCAACACTTTGTAAAACTCTATTAAAGCTATTTAATAAAGATTCCTAAAAATCAGTACTTAAATTACTCAACTTACGTTTAGTAATATCTTCAGTTAATTTTGTTATCTATTTACCTATAAGTAAAGATACTTGCACATTCCAAGTATATGGGTCATTTACATTTGAAATCTCTAAATTATTAACTAAATAGTGTACTACATAAGCATCAGCTCCAACTAATTTAAATCTTTCAAATTCTTGAGCTATCTAATCTTCAGTATAACCTTTTTTTCTTAAAGCATCTTTATAATTTTCATCATTCATTTTAGTATAATACTTCTAATTTGGATCAAAGTACTAACTATCTAAAAAATGCTAAATATTATATACTCCTGATTCTGGATCATCAGCTACTACATTACCCCATTTATCAAAAATAAGAGGACTAGATTTTAAATTTACTAATTTATTATATACATCAGTTTGTGCTGAAAATAAAGTGTCGCTATATTTAGTTAAATCTATATTATCAGATATTAAATTATGTAATTCAAAATAAGATAATCCTTCATCTCCTGTTAGTTTACTAAATATCTGATATAATTCATCAGATTTTTTAGATACCCCTTTAAAAAAATATTTACAACTCATTGACAAATCTCCTAAATAATATTATTTTGTAATGCTGTCTTTAAAAAGTTAGTAATCTAACGTTCTGTATTATTAGTATTTATTTTATAAGAACTATTTACAGCAAAATCTGTAAAATCTAAAATATTTTCTTTTAAATCCTAGTTAAAAGTGTTATTCTAAATAAATTTTCTAAAATCTCTAAATATTTTAGGGTATGTATTAGGATTTAATGAAGTAAGATATTCTCCCATTATATTAGCAGCAACTTCTTCATATAAATCAATTCTAGCTAAATCAGAATATTCAGAAACATTTTGATACTCCTATAATTGCTACTGTCCCTATTCAGTGTTTTTTACTAAATCTTGTAATAAATCAAAATAATCTTCCTACAAATCTGGCTAGCTTTTTACAATACCCATAAATACGTGCATATATTCATGTGCTACATCTTGTTTAGTAGCTAATTCAAGATTAATTACAATTTCATTATTACTAATAAAAGCCTTTTTATCAGCAAACTATTCACCATAATTTTCAGATATAGCCTATTTATTTAATACCTAAGTTGGTATTCCAAATCTAGACTCAATCTTATTAGCAAAATAAGTTAATCTCTAAGGCATAGAAACCCATCCTATAGGACTGCTAGTAGTACTTCTTACATTAGGTATTTGTTGTAACTATATAGTATACTATAAACCCTAACTCTAATTTACATTATTAACATAGTAATAATTATAATTATTAAGATTATCAACAAATTCTGTTAAATCCTCCTATATGCCTTTATCTATACCCTCTTGTACCTTAGCTGCTGTTAATAAAATTTTCTCTAAGCTATCTAACTAAGTAGTATCTACAGTATCATTATGTTTTTGTATAAACTTTAATCCCTATCCAGAATTATAATTCTAAATCTCTTTAGTAAATGCTTTAGAATTTATCTAGACATTTATAGCTCTAATAACCTAACCAGGTAATATAGTAGAGTTATGAGTAGATAAATTAAACTATACACCATGTTCATTAGGCATATATAAGTCTAGTAATAACCCTTTTTTTAAAATATCTTCTTTAAAAGATTTGTCAATAAAATCTCTAGCTTGCTATAAATTATCGTAAGTTTTTCCTACATTCTAATCAGTAAAAACTCCTCTAGCTATCATAAATTTAGTAGTGCCATTTATTACTGCTGAATATATATTATAACCTTTATATTCCTATTCTTGGTGAGGATATGCCTCTTTAGATGCTATAGTATATCTATATTTAGTTTCAAATGTAGAAGGCTAAATATTAAAATATATATTACCATTATAAATAGCTTCTATCTAAATACCTTTAGTACTTAAATTTTCCTAACCATCAGTGTTCCAAAATAGCTATCGTAATACTGAATTTACTTTAATCTATATAGCACTTGGGTCAGGATTATCTTTTGAAAAATACTTTTCATATAATTCAGGAGAAGCCTATTTTGTTAATGTTTTTAATTGCTATAAAGTGATAGCTCTATAAGTAATTTCATTAAATTCTTTATAAGAAGTATGCATCATTAGAGCGTTAGCAAAAGGAGTTCCATATTCTCTAGGAGGGTCATAATTATTTAAAGAATTTAATGCTTCTTTTATTTTTCTAATACGTTCTACATTTTGTTTAAAGTTAGCATTTTTTCCTGATAATAAATATTCATAAAAACTTTCAGGATTCTATAAATATTTAGCAAGAACTTCTCTGGCAGTTTTAATACTTCCTTCGTATTCTCCTCTGGCTTTTTTACTAGAAGATTTAGTAAAAGAATATGATGAAAACTTTCTTAACCAAGTTTCGTCAGATTGCTCTAATTCCTATATAAAATTTATAAAGTTACTTGGAATATCACTATCCTAAATTGTTTTAAGTTTATTTAAATAATTTATGAACTATTTTTCTCCACCTCTTTGTACTATATATAAATCGTTACCCTAAACATCTTTAGTAGAATATACTAAAGGAGTATCAGTTCCATTAGTTTTTATTTCATCTACATATAATACATTTATATTCTCTAATTCAGGAGCTGTAGGAAACTTATTACGAAATTCTCTATAAGTCATATTCGGAAGGAAAAACTATTTACTGTCAGTAAGTCCTTCCATATCTTTATTTACGTATATTGAAGTATTATTAATACCCTAAGCACGTATAGCATTAATAAATTCTTCAGTTTTACCCTATTTATTTATTTCCTATATAAGATTGGAGTAATCATAAAAACTTTGGATGGAATCTTCTTCTATTCCATCCAAAGTAATTTTATTACTACCAATATTTAATGTGATAGTACAACTCATTAACAATTAACTCTAATTTTAACTTTACCAGATATTGTCATATTATATAGGCTAGTACCTCCAGAAACAATATCTTTAAACATCTATTCTAATTTATTTATCTATTCTTGTAAATCAATATTTATTGGATAATATTCTTTATTTATTTTTAATCTCTAAATAAGTTCTCTCTAATTATCATATCCTTCAGATATCTAAGTAAAAGGATTTATAAATTTATGGTCTTTAGTGTTATAAAGCATAACTAAACCATTAGTAGGAGAATTTCTAGGATCTTTTATACGTACTACTCTATTATTTCCAGCCTAAGAAAGAGATTCTACATATGGAGCAGAATAAATATCAAATCCTTCAAGGGTAACTCCTAAAGCATTTATAGATTCCTCTATAGGTAAATTTTTATTATCAATAGTTTGTTGTATGTTAGCTTTGTCAGCCTATCCTAAGTGTTTATACCATTGCATTAATGCACTTGGAGTATATTGAGGATTCCCGATATTATTTATATCCTCTATTAACTTACTCTAAAATAATGTAGTTAATCTATTATAGCCATATTTATTACCATTTACAAATAAATTATAAATCATAAATATATCCTATAAATTAAATTTTCCTACTTTATAGTTTATAAGTTTATTATAATCTTCTTCATAAGATGCATATCTTAATGTAGATTCTCTAGATTTATCGATATTAAGCATATCAATATCCAAAGATAGAGCGTATCTATCTCCTTCTTTTTTTAATTGTAATCCATTAATAAATCTATTTTCAGGAAAATTCTACATTTTTTCACCATCCCAATAAGAACCATTTTTTAAAGAAGGTACTAAATATTTATGAACCCAATATTTAAAAGTAGCAATATTATCTCTATTATTCATAATAATTTCAGTATTAGACTATACTTCAATTGGATTCTAATCCTTTAATAATTCCTATCCCTAATGTAATGGAAATGAAAATGGTAAAGTTTCACTATTATTTACAGCTAACTAAATATTAGTTAAATACTACTAAATATAAGCCTAATCAATATAACTCTAAATCTAGTTAAGTTTCTTAGAATCAATATATCCTCTATCTTTACGTAATATTTCATAAAACTTTCTAACTAACTAACTTTTTGTAGACACTATATCAGTATTTACAGTAGCTGCTTTTTGTAACTCTAAATAAACTCTATACTAATCAGAATGATTTATTACATCTAATACATTTATAGAGTCTTTTATTAAATTATAATATTCTGTAGCTAAAGTTCTATAATCAGTATTTCTAGTAGTACCATCTAATTCTGGTACCTATATAGGAGCATTTATCATATATTCATAAAAACTGAAATTTTTATAAATTCCTGCATATAAACTCTATGATACAATACCATATATATAACTATTAGAATAATTAGGATGCAATTCTTTTACTTTATTGAATAAAGCTTCTAAATCAGTAACTAAATCAGTGCCTTGCTCATTTAAAGAACTTGGTAAAAGTTTTCCTGCATATTTAGTTCTTAAATCTTTTATTTCCTAAACACTTGGCAGTATCTCATCAAAACCTTTTATAAAATTATTGAAACGATTTTCAAACGCTAACTATTCATTCTACTAAGTATATATTCCCTAATTCATACTAAAAAGTAACTATGCAGCCGCTGTAGTTTCTCTGGCACCTCTATGTACAGCTTTAAATCCTTTTAATTTATTAAAGAATAGCTCATCATATCTTTGTCTAAGAAGAGACTCTAAAGGTTCCTAAAACTATTTTGGGGCATCCTTCAATCTTTTATAAGTTTTAATCTATGGATCTACAGGATTATTATCCATTTCTACATAAATACCATTTATAAAATGTAATGTAGTTCCATTATCTGAAGTAATAGAAGTATCATTTAATAATTTTACTAAAGTTTGACCTACAATAGTATCTCTTCCAGGGTCATATTTATTAATAGTAGTAGGATCTAATACATACTAGAACCAATCTTTTTGTTTATCAGGATTACTAGAAATTAACTAATCTAATACTTTCTAAACATCATTACTTTTAACTCCAATATCAGAGAACATATCAGATTTACTTAATCTGTCTACAAGTCTAACTACAGGTGAAGTCATTAAATCTACAATCTAATCTAATGGAAATCCCATTATCATAAGATAGCCATGTACTCCTGCTAAATTCATACCGGCATTTATCTTATTTAAAATAAGCTCTTTTGCATTATCAGTAGCTGAGTTAAGTAACTGAGATATTAAATCAGATGGATCTGTAGAATTATTAATTAATGACTACATTAGAGGTATATATTTAGCCTCATCTTCACTAAGTGTAGTATCTATACTATTTAATAAAGTTTGTAGCTTATCAGAATATTCATTATTTTTATAAGCATTTATAAAATCTTGCTCATATTCTGAATTATTACCCTAATATATTTCTTGAATAAGAGAATTTTTAATATCAATTAATTCCTAATTAGAGCTAAGTAATAAAATAGATAATTTATTTAATCTATTATCATTATTAAAATTAATACCTCCAATAGTTTCTTTTATAACCGGAGTGCCATTAGCCTTCATAAATACTCCTTCGAAAGATTTAGCGAAAGTATATAAATCTTTGTTATATTTCTCAGGGTGTCTTACAATTTCATTATAATAATGTAGTAAACTAAAATAAACTTTTTCTGCATTAGCTGCTACAGAAATAACATTTTTACCAATTAAGTTCTCTTCCTACAATACCCATTTAGTGGCAGGATTCCACTAAGTGTAAATACCACTATCGCTAGCTAACTATTTATCTTTTACTACTTGTTTCATACCTTCTACGTTAGTAGGACTGTATGAATCAAGTAAGTTTCTCTCATCATTTACTATAGCCTAGGTAGTCCATGATACCGCATTCTAAAAAGCTAATATTTTATTATCACCAGATAACTAAGTACTCTCATGAGTATTAATATCACTAATTAACTAATTTAATATTAGGCTAGAGTAATTTACTTCTATAGTACTATTAGGACTATAATCTATATTATCTAATACTTTATTTATAAGAGCATTTCTTAAAATAATATTATTAGAATCATATGCTTTCTAAGCCTCTTCAGCATATCTTTCTATATTTATACCATTATTAGTTTTTATCCATTTAGAATTTCTAGGTACTGGCAATGAACAAGAAGACTCTAAAGCTTCATTAGAAGAATAATCAAATAAATCACTCCATCCAATAAATTGTCCGTTATCATCAAAATTAAAGCCCATTACGTAGGCTTTATCTATATCATAGTCAGCTCCCTAAAGCCATGCCTAAAAATGGGAAACGTAAATTCTATTATTATTAACCTAAGTAAATCCTACAGTTCTCATCTTCATAAAAGATTGTAAAGAGGCTGTAGGAATACGGTCAGCAACAGTATCTAAGGTTTTTTCAAAAGAAGCCATTAAATACTTTTGTTTATTTTGATAGTATTCATTTCTAACTTTTTCTAATTCATCTCCAACCGAAGAAAACTAATCATCAATGAAATTTTTAAGATTAGGATCTTTAAAAGAATCAGATATTAATTTAGATTCTGTTTGCTAACTTTTCTAAGAATCACTAATTTCTGCTCCTAAATAAAATTTCTAATGATATATATCATTAATAATATTAGAAATAGCTAAATCATTTATACCTAAAGCTCTTAATTTATTAATGTCTACATAATAATAATTATATCTTGAATCAGTATCTTGTCCTCCCTACTAAGTAACATTATATTCTTTTACTAACTGTATGTCTCCCTCACTAGTACGTAAGCCTACTTTGTATAATAACTATTTGTCTATAGATACTTTATATAACCAAGTTAATTCCCCTTCTTTTTTAGCTATTATATTACCAGAAATATCTTTTTCTTTAAAAAATACTCCTGCGTCATTTTTAATAAGAGGTTCTGAAAAACTTAAATAAGTATGTTTATTATTACCCGTAATAAAAGCTACATCATAATTACCTTTAAAGACTTTAGGCTAAAAATAATCTGCCCTACCTATCTTAGTCTGTAATAACTTTTTAGCCTCAATTAAAGATAAATTATCTACTCCAAATATTTTACTGTAAATGTTTGGCATAACATTCTCGGCTGCCTATAGTTGTTTATTCTAAACTACATAAGTCTGACCATTAATAGTAACCTATCCATTATGTAAATCATTTAGAATTTTCTAATATTCCTATTTACGCATATTAGAATTTTTTCTATTATTTCTAATACCATCAATTAAGAAAATATTAGTATGACCTACTTTATTAAAAGTACCATCAGGATTAATAGTTCCATAATCAAATACAACACGTTCTGGAGCTAAATCTCTACCATGCATAATATCCTAATGTAAAGATACTATTTCTGAATTAGGATCTATTAAAGCTCCCTAGGATAATAAATACTCTTTTAAAGTTCCATTTATATTAGCATCAATGAAATCATAATAAGTATCAATATTATCTAAAGCTATATGAGTTCTATAATTTACATAAGTTTTAGTTTTTTTATCTAAAACTTTATATACTATATCAACTACATCAGAAGGTACAAATTCCTCAAAATTAACATTACCTTTAGCTTCTTCTAACTGCTACTAGTATAGTAAATAACAATCAATTATCTACTATTTTCTAATCTAATAATCTGAAGATAGAGGTAGAACTTGTAAATTATCATTATCAATAATTTGAGATTTTCTGGTTTCCTAGTTATTAGATAATGACACTATTTTATTTTTACCATTAATGACAGGACGATAATCTAAAGGATTAAATGTTCCATCAGTCATGGCTGCTATAGCATCATTATATACATCAGAACTCATGTGAGTTTCTCCACCATATTTAAATGTTTGCACATATTTAAATCCTGGAGTTAATACTAAAGCCAATCCTTTATATTTACCTTTAATTCCTTTATTATTAATTACTGTAGCTATAGATGGTAATAAACTACCATATAAAGTAGCGTCACTAAATGGAATTGCTAAATCCTTTTTTAGTTCATCACTATTAGACTTTAATACTTTAGAAATTCCTTGTAAGATTATATCCCCTAATTCGGCATCACTCTACTATGAATAGCTAGCTGCTACTAACTAACCAATGTTTTCTGTTATTTCTTGGACTTCCTAAGTAGTTAATTTTTTACCTTCATTATAAGCTTCCAGGAATTTATTAGCAGTATCTAATTCTAATTTACAAGTTTCCATAGCTAATTGCCCTAATTCATAATAGACTCTTTTTGATAGATGATGTAAATTACCGCCTTGTTCAAGAGCAGTAATAGCCTATGTAGGCTAAGTAATTTCTCCTACATCTTTATCATGGTCAGCATCCAACTATACTCCATAATGAGTCATAGTCATAGGAACATAAGCTAATGGCTCACTATTAAACCATAAGGCTTTTGAATTTACATTTCCCTAAGCTCTTTTAGAAGCAGATTTATTAGCTAGGTAATGTATCATTTTATTTTTATAAGGCTGAATTATTTCATTATTTTCTACATAAGAAGCATTATTTAAAATCTATGCAGAAGCTATATTAGAACTCTCTGAATCTATTAAAGTATTAGTATCAATAGCTAATTCTTTACTATAAATTCCGCCTAAAGCTCTATGCAATTCATATACTGAATTTATAGTTTCTATATTTTCATCTTTTTTGGCAAGTCTATTATTATATTCTTCAGGGGTTATTTTTTCCTAAGTAGTGGCATCAAATATTTGATATTCCGTATGAAGAATGTCGTTTATTATATTACCATTTACATCCACATCATATTCTAATGTATAATATAAATTATTTTTAGTATCATAATTTAAAGAATCAATCTTCCTATATTGTCTAGGTCCAGACTCATAATATAAGTTTTCAAACTCATACCCTATATCATTTACTAAATTTAGTTTAATATCATTACCAAATTTTATTGAAGACATCTTCTTAAATATATTGGTAAGTTTTATTTCAGAATTAGAAGACATTCTCATTCTTTCATTAGTAATAGCATATGTGGCATGTTTCCATAATACTACAGAACCTGTTCTATTATCATAAGCATGTCCAATAGTTTTCTTATCCATACCTATAGTCTATCCTCCTAAAGACCAAGATTCAAATACAGCTTGTATAGGATTAATAAAGGTAGAACCATCCATAGCATCAATATCTTTATCTTTCTACCCTTTAAAATTCCAAACATGTGCTCCAATATCTTCTATAGTAGCAGCATTTATGTTCCTACTAATACCTTGCTAAGTTCCTAACATAAATGGAATCATAGTAGCAGATACTATATTAGCACGTTTATTACTAGTATTCCATAAATTAGCTTCCTATGCATGAAATAATGTTGGAACATTTTCAGATAAAAATTCCATATTTTGAATAGCACTATTTTTAAAATCTATAGACATAGCTTTAGATTTTATATCCTATAAACGTCGTCTTTCCTAATTGTCTTCAGAAGAATTTATTCTTTGAGTAATATCACTAATGAAAGCTCCCTTAGCAGAATTATAATCATTATATTTTAATGGGTCAGATAATTCAGTTCCTAACATAGTATATCTCATATTTCCTGATAATAAATTATCAACGCTAAAGAAATACTCTAACATAGGATTTAAGATTATTTTACTAGCATTTCTTGGGAGCTAAGAATCAAATAATAAGTCTGTACTTTTACCATTTTTATCAATAGCTTTACCAAGAACCATATAATCTCCTCTTACCCACTATCCTAAGTTCCATTCTTTAGTATTGCCTTCACTATCAGTGTACTATCTCCAAGATTTTAAATTATACTTTTTATTTTCTTTAAAAAAATTATTTGCTAATTCTAAAGCTGGTAAAGATTTAGTTATAGGAGGATAATTTCCATCAGGATCTATATTAATAGTTTGAGTAAGTCTTATTTTGAATCCTTTTTTAAGTAAAGTATCAAGAAAACTTGCCTTTTCCATCTACCATCTATTAATAAAATTATTAGGTTTGAACTACTAACTTCCTAAATATACAGCTAAAGGATTTAAAGTAACTTTGTCTTTATTTTTTATATAATTTATATTAGAATATAAATCTACTCCAGCCTACTGTGCCATTTTGATTAAATCAGTTTCTTTTAAACCTTTTTCAGCCTAGGCTAATACCTAAGCAACAGTAATATCCTATCCTAAATCATTCTAATATAATACAGTTTCTGGATCTGTTTTTAATAAAGTAGAGGTAGTAAATGTACGACCATCTATCTAAATAGTAAGATTTGAAGGTACAGAAGTAGCCCATTTATCAAACTCTTTACTGGCTTCTAAAAGCTAATCTTCTGACATATCATAACCTATGTGATATAAACCGTCTGTTCCCCAACCTTTAACAGTATTATCTCCGGTAGTTAAAGGAAATGAAGGGAATCGCTATCTATTAATAGCATTAGTTAAATCATATAAAGTATTATTTAATAAACGTTTATAAAACTATCCGATAGATGCTATATAAGATTCTTGAATATCCTGTTTAGTAGCCTTATTTAAAGGAATCCCTATATTAGCCAAATTTATTCCAGCTCTTATAGGATATATGAAATCAGAAGTTTTGTCAGAGTAATCAGCTGGTTTTATAGATACATAAGGATTTGATTCATCAAATAAATGAGAATAAAAATTATCTATAATACCATGATATAAGAGTTCTGCTGAACTCATATCTTTTAATTGCTTAGATTTACCATATGCATCTACAGCTTCTAAATCTAGTCTTGGTTCCATAACAAGATTTGTTCCTCTAGTTAAATTATCTACAAATAATAGCTATGAAGAGGCACTAGTTCTTGTTTCCTATCCTTTATATCTACTTTCAGAATTTACCTATTCTCTTAACAATTCTTGAATATTATTACCAATAGAATATTGTCTATAATTAGGTATTTTAGATCCTGAAGCATTAGACGTTACTGCCGATACATTAGTTCCTTCAACAATTTTTTTAGATTGTCCAAAAGAGAATAACCAATTATCAAGATAAGCATTAGCAACTCTAAATACTGTACCAATTTCTCCAGATCTAGCAATAGAACCTCTAGTAGCTTTTAAATTTATATTATTATATGTATCAGGTAATAATGTATTAATATTAGGATCATAAAAATTAGATATAGATAATTGAGAAGCTGCTGCCTATGGATATCTCTTTACAAAATCATTATAATATCCTACTAAATGTTTTACTATTTCATTACGTACAGCTGTTACTAACATACCAGTAAACCCATTATAAGTACCAGAACTAAAAAATTTCTACATTTGGGTATACTATTTTAATAACTAAGCTTTAGATACAGTTTTTAAACCAAGAGAATCTTCTATAAAATCAAACATTTCTGTAAATCTACTATCAATACTTCCATTAATAATAGCTTTTTCATTAAAATCTCCTCCTATATATTGACTAGTAACATCTTCTCTCTAATTACCATTCAACTTAAATATATATATATCTAAATTACTAGAATTAGTTGATAAGATGCCCTAAAGATTAGTTTTTTTAGTATTAGGTCCTACAACTATTAATAAATTACCATGTTTAATCTAATAAGTATTAGGTACAATTACTCCAGCGGGATTTGTATAATCTATTTTACCAGAAGTATCACAAACAACCATAGAGTCATTCATAGTTGTAACAGTTTCATTCTAGTTATTAATAACTTCTGTAGTATTTAAAGTTTCTCTATTATAATTAAATTTATCTTTAACAGTTACCCTAGAGCTAACTCTATTACCTTCATTTACAATATAAACTTGTTGATAATTCATAGGGTCTAATGATACTAAAGAAGTTACAACACAATCTAGTATTGTGGCTTTATGTGTAACCCTTCCCAGTTGTTTTTCAAATAATCCATCTTTAGAAAATCCCCACTATTTTATAGAATGTAATATATCCTACTCTCTCTATTCAAGTTTACCTATTAAATCTTCAATATGAGGCTCTTTAAATATATCATATAATAATTTATTTGAATTATCTCTAAATGTTTGGGCACGCTGTTTTAATGCAGTTAAATACGAATTATTAGTATTAGCTAATTCTTGTCTTAGATGAGTAAAAGCCTCAATAGCTGATATATCGTCTATAAATTGAGACTCATCTTCATTATTAGAATTAATATATGGAATAATTTTAAACAAAGATTTAGACATCTAAGAAATATTAGTAAGTCCATTTATTAATTCATTATCTGACCAACTTTTACGTAAAGAAGATTCTCCCTTTAAAGTATAAGGCATATTTCTTTTAGTAAAACTATGATTAGCATTACCCACAACCTTTAAATCTTTACCTATAATTTCTTTGATATCATCATCAAAATTTATAAGATTAAAGTAAGCAGCTATAGCATTTCTATATTCTTCATCTGAACTTAAAGAACTTTTAAAATCTTTAGTATAAATTTTATGTTTAAAAGCTTCTAAGGTATCTTCTACTTTAGAGTTATATCTCCAAGTATTTTTGCTATTAGCTTCAGTATACATATCTAATTTTTCTGTTCCTCCAGTTAAATATGAACTAATAGTACGCATCCACTAATTTTTTAACTTAACGATGTTACTATTAATAGCCCATTCATTAGAGTTTAATTCATATCCATTTGGAGCTATAAATACAGATTTAATAGTATTTCTAGTTAAATCAAATTTTCTTAATTTGTCATAACCTTTATTATTTTCATAGGCTATATTTAAAAGTTCTTTATTAGTAACTACTAGTTCTTTCTACTAAGCTTTAATAGTAGCTAATATCTATTGTGTAGATGTATCTATACTCTATTCCTAAGATATAGATTCATCCTATGATGTAGCAGGTAATTCAAATATTTTCAATAATTTATTTAAATCATCTCCTTTAATATTTTCAAATTTATTAGCAAGTAAATTTATCTATTGCTGTACCGCTTTTAAATGGATTTTATCTTCCTAAGTAAGTGCCTTACCCTCTTCGGGTAAGTACACTACATTAGATATAATTTGCATTAACCTAGCATCATTATTTTTTAAATTTTTCCATTGTCTAGAGTCTAAATTAATTAAAAATTTTATTAGGGATTGTTTTGACTCAGTATTGTCAATACCTGTTATTTTTATAAGTTCTCTACAAGCCATTTATTATACTAAATTAATAGAACAATTTTCATAATCTATAATATTATCTATATATTTTCCTTCTAGCTATAAACCATCAGTATATGTAGCACCTAATATTTCTTCAATTTTACTTTTTATATCTTCTATAGAAGATAAATTCATAAAACTATCTCTAGATAATTGGAACTCGTCATTCATACCAACTTCATCATAAGCCGTTGTATCTAATAACTCATCATATATTTTACTCAACACTTCTTTATCCTTAATAGCTTCTTCTATAAACTTTTTCTTTTTACTAGAATCATCGAAATTTAATTTATATTCTTCTACTATACCATCATTATTTACAATATAATAATTTTTTGGATTATGTTTATCTTTAAAAATATTTTTAGTTTCTCCAGATTTAAAATCAAAACCCTATATAATATCTTCAGGATTATAACGAATATATTTTAAATTATCGTCTTCTAAATATATTAATGGAGGCGTCTAAGAATAACTATCAAGTGAAGTATTATCTTCTGCAGATACTTTTAAGTTATGAGCAGTCATAGCCTCCTAAACAGTAGAATAACTTCCAGTAATTACTCCAATATTTTTAATATTATTAATTTTTTTAGTATCTTCCGAAATTACAGTTTCTGTAGGCTATTCTTTAGTAATTGTATCAGTACGTTTTTCTAAAGATATATCAGCTAAAGGAATAGGAATAACATCTGACATATATAAACTATTTATATTATTAGTTCCTGATGTATTTCTTACTTTTCTAAAATAAGCAGTTCCTCTATCTGCCAAGCTCTTTTTATATAATAATTCTGATCCCTATTCATAATCTACTCTAGGATATGTCCATATACCCCATCTAAATGGAGCAGTAGATTCTCTGAAAACTTTAGGATCTTGAACTTTAGTAGTACCATGAAATATTAAATCTACAATATTAGTAAATTCTGTAGTGCTTCCTATATCTTGACCTGCTTTTATTAAATCCTACATTGGTAATACTTTTATCTGGGACTTACCCTCAGAGTCAGTATATTTATATTTATATTTATTGGAATCTCTATTCCAAAGTTTATTACCTTGAGGAGACATAGCCATTGATACAAATCTATAATTTTTAGTTAATATCATTGGAACTATTTTAAATATACTCCAAGGTTTATACTAATTATTTTTAGCTTCTGCTAATTGCTATTGAGATTTAATTACATCTTGATCTAATTCTATTAATACTGTACGTTCGTTTCCATCAGTATTATAAGTAGGGAATGCAAACTAATATCTTCTATTATTTTCCTAGTAATCTCTTAAGGAATGCATAAATAATTTACGAATATCATTAGTCCTACCTTCTTTATCAAAAGTTATATAATTTAATTCATCAAACTCAGAAGTAGTACCATCATTATTAAGAGCTTTTAAATTAATAAAGTCTTTAAATGGAGCTAAAGCTCCTTCTACTACTTCAAGCATTTGTCTCATATATTTAGGAGTAGCATATATATAACTTTTTAATTTATTAGGATCAGATTCTTTTAACTTTCTCTATTCTTTTATAAAATTTTCTTTAAAAGTTTCTACCACTGGAGCATCGTCATTCCAATTATAAACACCATTGGTATATTTAAAAAAAGCATCATTTCTAGCTTTTTCATCCCATCCTATATAGTAACGAAGATTTTTATTTTCTAGTCCTTCTGGATTTAATCTTCTAAACTAATTATATATATGTAAATCATCATTAGGATTGACCTATAAAGCATTAAGTACTCTTTTTAAATTAGCTCTAGTATTCCATAAATGTGCATACATTCTAAGTCCTAACTAAGTCTAGTCCTATGGATATTTATTAGCACTCTCAGTATCAGTAGCTTTTAATGTGTACATATCCTACCATACCTAATTAGTTAAATCCTAGAAAGATAATCCTCTGTGAGTAGGTACTATCATACGTACTTTCATTCTATCAAGATTATCCTAGTTAGTATTTAATTTATTGCTGCAATACATTTGAACTAATTCCTCAGTACTCATGTTAGGTAAACTAGATACTAAATATACTACTTGACCTTCCATTTTAGGGTTTACTCCTTCCAGTTTATTAGCTCCTCCCATATATACAATAGGTTCAGAAACTGATAAATATCCTCTATCTTTTAGTGCAGCTTTATTTATAGTGTCAGCATCTCTTAAAGTTCCTTCAGTAGTACCCTTAAAAGTCTCTCCATTAATAGTACGTTCCCATCTCCACGTTTGCTATGGTCTAACTTTCTAAAATGGAATCTGAGAGTTAGTATGTTTTAATAAAGTTATTAAGTTTTTAGGAGCATTTATTTCTCTCTATCTTCCCTCATCATATATAGCTTTAAACTATTTTACATAATTATCATATGCTGGTAATAATTCTTTATGGTCTTCAACATATTTAGAATAAGCTCCATTTATATCAGGGTTAGGTAAACTTCCTAATGTAATAGTATTAGTTACTGTATTACCATCAGGATCAATAGCCTACCACTTAGCTTCTACAACTGCTACTATCTATTCTCCATTATAATTAAAAGATACTTCATCATTATTTAAATCAGAAAATCCTACTAGAGTATCTGTATCTTTTTTCTTCCTTAAAGTTATATAATATTTTAAATTTTCAAAAGTTTCTGGAGAATTATTAAAATACTACTATAAGTTCTGATGATTAGCTAAGAAAGTTGCTCCATCCCATCTTTCATTAGTATCAGTTCTTCTTACCTACATTAAAGCATATTTTAATGCAAGTAATTGTCTTACTAAACGGTCTTTTTCTTTACCATCTGATATAACTTGGCTAGCATTATTAAATCTTGCTATAACTCCTACATCAGATAATTCCTTAGATTCAATATCTGGAGAAAACCATTCCTTTTTAGAACTTCTTTTTAGTCCTAATAAACTAAAATTACCATAACATCTATCAAAACTGTTTTCATTAGGTACACTTTCTATAGATTCTAAAGTAAAATTTGAAGCCTATTTATTATCTTTATCTAAAGATTTTTTATCAGTAGGAGTAATATCCAAATCTTGAACCATATCATCTAAATCTGCCATATTATAATAAGTAACAGTTTCTACAGAAGGAGAATTACTAGTACTAGCATCTGTCGTACTAGTAGAAGTTGTATTAGTTGAAGGATTAAAAGTATAACTATTTAATTCTTCTAATAAACTATTTCTTCTATCATTAGCATACTAAGAAAAATCTGTAGTATCTCCAGTATAAAATTCTTCAGTACTAGTAAATCCTGAATTAGGAGATATAATAACTGCTCCCTTTATACCTCGACTTATTAAAGTATATAATTCTCTAGAGCTGTTTAATAAATCTCCTACTGCTGTATCATCATATTCCCTAGTTTGAGCTTTAATATTTCCTTCGTATATTAAATAATCAAATTCCTATCCTTGTAACTCTTTAATATTATTAAATTTTATAGCTGTAGGAATTTTACTAGTAATGTCATTAGGTCCAATATAAGCTATTTTTTTAGGAGTATCCTATGGAATCATATCCCACTGATCAAATGAATCAGTGATTATAGTTCCATGTAATTCTCCTGAAGAATAACTATATCTAGGAGAATAACTTTTAATAGCATTACGAGCCTAAACATATTTATCTTTAGGCATAACATCATTTATTAAAGTTCTTACCTACTAAGTTAGTCCATATAATAATTTTGTATCAGAAGATTGCTGTATATTACCATTACGTAGTGAAATAGCTAATCTAGGAGTTCTTAAACAAAAAGCATTATCAGTGTCTATATTAGCAATCATTTTATCAGTAGTATATCCAGACTAAGTATCGTCTCCTAAACCTAATATAAATATATCATTCTTTTTAGCCCATTTATTTATTAAGGCTAAATCCAAAGTACTGAAATGAGTTATCTCATCTATAACTAAAATTCCAGAATCATGATTTTTAACATCAGCATTACTAATTAAAGATTCTACATTATCAGTACTACTTAAGTTATTAAATTTTCCATTTAAATCTTTATATTTAGCATCATCTATAACTAAAGATAATAACTATTTAGCATTAATTCCGTCAGTAACTCCTAAGGATTTATTTAATCCAGTTACTTGAGTATCAGTAGGTCCTGCTACTATTATATGTTTATTTTTAGCATAATCAGTTATATATTTAGCTACCACTGAAGTCTTACCTGAACCTCCGATACCACTAATAAATAATAATCTATCAAGTATAGGTACTTTAATATCTGATTTCTTTTTTATTCTATTTATTACAGAAGATACTAAAGAAGGATTATTTATAGCGGCAATACCTATTCTTGCTAAATATAGCTAAGCATCTATTGGTACTATATTATCATATTTATCTACTTCTTCTTTTATAAAAGATAAATAATCATCAGATTTTACTCCTAACGTAGCTAATAAATAAGTGATTTTATCATAGTTATTAAAAGTAGTATAAGAAACAGTCTAATCTAGATTTGTAGTTTCCTATTTATTTATATTATCTATGAACTAATCAAATATAGCATTTACATCATATCCCTAAGCTTTATATTTCTAATAATTTTCATATGGTAAAGCTTCTATATCTTTTAAGTCCATATCTGGTGAATAACCTTCTAATAGATTTACGCAATTACTTTGCATGCTTCAAAATTATTTCTATTTGAGTTAAAAAATTCTTTTTTAGTCTAAGTAAATTTTTCCTTAGCCTAATCAAACTATCCTATTATATTTCCTTGATTTATATTAGATATAAAAGGTAAAGAATAACTATTAGGATCTATCATATTTAAATATTTTCCTATTTCTATCTAATATATGTTAGCGTAGTTCTCGTCGATTTCAGCTAAAGGATCTGCTTTTATTTTATGTTCTTGATTAAATCTATTTATAGTTTTATTATGACCATAAATATTAGTTAAATCCTAATCTGTAGAAGCTGCACGCATGTACGTAGAAGCAAGATTTAAAACAGTCTATACTTGTTGTAAAGATTGCATTTCTTGCCCAGTCAATTGAAAAGTATTAATATCATCATCGTCTTCAAAATGTTGATACATTTTCTAAATTACTGATTCTACATTTTCATTATATACTGGTAAATGCTTAGCTAATTCTACTATAGGATTCGGCAATGATTCTGTTAATCCTGTCAAAGTTTGATATAATAAATTACTATTTATACTCTCTTCAGCATCATCAAGTACTTCTTTAGCAAAAGCTTTGTAACTATCATTAACTGATTTTCTAGCATCGTCAAAATTACCATTTTTATTAGTAATTAATGGCTATAATTTAATTAAAGATTGTATAGAATTATTAGAAACATCTGTATTTTCCTATAACCAATTTTCAATTAATTCATCAGTAATCCATTCTCCATTAGCTATATATTTATAAGGATTTATATATTGTAAATTATACTACTGATTGGTTTTAGGGTCAACATATATAGAATTTTCTATAGAATTTTCAATTCTATCTACAGTATCTTTTCCAAATACTTCTGTTAATATATATTCATAGGATTTACCTTGATAACGAGAATCTGATCCTCCATAAATATTGTCTAAACCTATAGAAGCTAATCTTAATAAATTCTGTATTTTCTCTATTTTAGTACCATCAAATTCGGGTAAGGCATCCTCATTTATAGCCTTCTAATTCAATAAATCAGTTACTACTATATTACTAAAACTATCTGTATTAGTATTAAATAAAGAAGTAAATGGTATTATTACATTTAAATCCTCATTATATTCATAATCAGGATGGATAAACTACCCATATAATTTACCAAAATACTAATCAATTTTTCCTGGGTCTTCTTTAGTACCAATAATAGCAGTTCTAAGAGATTCTATATCATTACCTTTATAATCTTTTAAAGAATCTCCCGATAATTCTTTTAATAAGTTATCTTGCTATACTGAAAAATTAGTTAATACTACATTCTTTCTAATATCCTTAATTCTAGCAGCTAACATAGTTTTAATCTATCTAGAAGTAATTGGATCTAATATATGAGAATTTACAAAATTAACTAAATCCTATAATTTCTATTCAACTTTTGTATTTATTTCTTGTTTTCTTTGTTCTTGTCGTATTTCATAATCCTAAGCAGATTCTCCTTCTTGCTATTTTGATTTAGCATATTCTTCATTAGATTCATACCACTATTTGTTTTCTAGATGATTAGCATTTTGATACCAATCTATTCCATCTTTAAATAATTCCTAGACTTCTTCCTAATAGCTATCATAATTCTAAGACTACTCCGCCATCTACTATAAATAAGGATCGATTTTCTATTGCCAATCTTTAAATAATTTAAAAGATTCCTATAAATCAAGAGGCTATGCATTAGCCTAATAAGTCTAATAATCAGCTTTATATTGTTCTATTTCTGGCTAAGTTAATTTGTCTACAGTTAATCCATGCTAAGTATTATACAACCAAGAATTAAAATCATAAGTTCCAAAAGTAGAAGATATAATAGGATCTATACCAAACATTAACATTTCAGTATAATATGATGAATTTTCAGGAGATTCAAAATTTAATAACTCCTATTTTTTATTATTTAAATAATCCTACCAAGCTGCTACATTCTAATTACGTTTAGCTTCTTCTCCACTATTATGACGTTCTGTAGGGTCTAATAAACGTGCTTCTCCTAGCTTATCGATTAATTCTTCAGAACTACTAGCAGTAGCTAACTCAGGAATTAATTCTTTTGGAATTTCTCCATTTTTAGCTGATGCAGCTACTTCTAAACCTTTTTGAGCTATAACTACTTGTTGTGCTAATTTCTACCAAGTCTATTGGTAACGTGTAATATAAGATTCTTCTTGTAAATATCCTTGTAGATTTCTAAAGATTTTATCCTACATTATCATTTGATTAAATAAGTCTTCATCAGATTTATTTAAATTATTATCATCCATAATAGTTTGGTAAGAACGAATCTAATTAGTAAGTCTTTTAGCAATATAATCATTTATTGATAAATCTCCATCAACAGTGATATTAACCTACTAACCTTCACTATCTGTGGTGGCATTAGTTGCTGATATGGTAGTACTACCAAACTGTCCTTTCTTACGCATTTGTTCTATAGTATTAACCATATCTTCAGCTTTACCTTCTCTAGTTAAATATAACATATTACCAGAGTCTTTATTTATATGGAAATTATTGCCCTATAAAACGCCAACTCCATAAAACATACCTCCACCAAGAGTACCTCCAATAAAGCTCATTCCATATCTAGAGAGTAATTGAGCTATATTATATCCGCCTTTTCCTTCCCCATTAAGATTTTGATCATAATTAAAAGCACCAACGTTAGCCTGTGTGGTTATTCCAAAGTTATGAAGCATTTCATAAGTAGCTTTAGACATATCGGTTACTAATTCTTCAGAAACTTCTTCAAGACCTTCACCTATAGCTTTACCTACTGCACTAGTAGTATGATATTTTATATCATCAGCATAATCCTATAAAGCTTTAACCATTTTATTTCTTCCAGATAATATAAGTTTTTTAAACTTATTAGTATTTTCTGGAATATTTTTAGTAGAAATTCCTAAAGCTTTAGCCCAATTTTCTTTTTCATCAAGTAAAGCAGTTCTTATTTGGCGCATATCATTTTTAGCTAATTCATCAAAGAACATTTCTCCAATACCTAGTCTATCTACAGTATACATACCTAAAGTAGATCCTAAAGCTACTGCAGCAGCTTCTCTAGGAGTAGCGCCTGCGTCTAACATACTTTGATATACATCAGTATTAGAAACTAATGCCATATAAGCTAATGAAGCATTAGCACCTAATCTATTTAATTTTTCTATTCTAGGTTTATATACGTCAAAAGTTTTTCGTAAAGCAGCAGAACCTATAGATGTCTATTTCCAAGCATCTCCAACTGCTTTACCTTCCTACTCTAGTATTTTAGCTATCTAGCCTTCTTCCATTCCATATAATGATAATGCTTTATACTTATCTTCAGCAGTATTAGCATTATTTAATACGCTCTATAATTTAGATTCATATAAAGCTTTAGCTTCTTCTTCAGCTACTTTACTTAAATCCTATTTTCTAGTTATTAATTTTTTAGTCCAATTAGCTACAGCTTTTTGCTAGCCCCATTGTGTAGCTACATCTCCCATCATATTAAACACTCCTTCCCAAGTCCATGTAGCACTCTACCCAGCATCAGAAACACTTCCTGACATAGCAGTAGCTCTACCTTGTAAAGAGTTAAGAAACTAACTATTAGCTGGTTTATCTGAGAACAGAGACTTTATCATACCATATAACATAGGAGTAGTTTTAGCTAGTTCTCTCACTACTAAACCTGCACTATAAGCTTCTCCAACATATGGAACAGCTAAAGGTAATACAGAAGCTACATTTTTTAAAATAGTTCCTGTTACACTTTTATCCATATCATCAGAATCAATAAAATCATATTTATTTAAAGAAGATGCTTCTGATGTTACTATATCTCCCATTGATAAAACCTATTTAGTAGCAGGATTTCTACCATTTAAAGTTTCATAATAAGGTTTGCCATTGGAATTTAATTTTATTTCTCCTTTAGAGTGCTTTAATTTTTTCCCTGAAATTGGGTCAATACTTTCTCCATCAGAATCGTATGTAGCTAATACTAATGGGTCACTAAATATTTGTTTAATATATTTAATAGGGTTAGAAAATAAAGATATACTATCAGGTGTTTCGTTTAAAAATTTTCCAGTAGATGAATCAAATATATTCTAACCTTGAGCAATTTCTCTAGTACTTTTACTCTATTTACTTATTTCCTAAAAACCACTAATACCAACACCCTAATTAGTTGGGTTAGATGTAAGTTTAATAAATGATCCTAAAGGATTCTATTTATCAGTTTTCATTCCCTAGGTAGTACCAGTAAATGGATTATATATCTAATCTCCAGGCGCCTATCTTACATCAAACATATCGTAGACAGTATGTACAGATTTATCTTTCTACAATTCTCCCCATTTAGTAGCTTGTTGTTGGTAATAGTCATGAAATTTATCTTTATTAAAATTACCATTATTATCAGCAAATGCTGGATTATTTATAATAAAATTAGATTCAAGATAACTTTTTTCTTTTAACATCTAAGTATTATCAGTATCTATCCCTTTCATTTCGAACATTTCTGTACTATAATCGGGATTATTTATATTGGCAACTATCCAATCGTTATTTAACATAATTAATTATTTAAAACATTAGAGCTAGTATTATTGATAGGAATATTCTATGCTCTATATAAAGCTTCCATAGCACTAAGCATATTAGGAGTTACTTTACCAGTTAATATCATAGTAGCTACAGGATTATTATCTAACGGAATATAAACAGGAGCTTTATAAATATTACTATTAAACCATCCAAATGGTGCCATAGATGAACCACTAATTTTCTAGGAAGCGCCACCTTTACCATTAGGATATAGTATTTTTGACATATTCTCAAAATCTGAGTCCATATTACTTACAGTAGTAGCTAATGTAGGATTTCCAACAGCATCAGAAGATGCTTGTCCATTAACTACTAAGAAAGCTCCAAATCTGTCTTTATTAGGGAATCCTTTAGAATCGACTAAATCACTTAATCCATACTTTTTAAGAATCTATGCTTCTCTAATAAGGTAAGCTTTTGGATCTGTAGTCTAAATATTTCTGATCTCCTTCATAGCCTATTCATATTTAGGAATTAATTCAAAATCAGGGACTCTATTACCATAATTATCTAATTTAGCTGGTAAATTTACTCTCATACCACCCTAATTTAAGTAAATTATATCTTTAAGTTTATCAGGGTCTTCGATTCTTTTATCCCCAAAATAAATAGCTCTAGTATCACTTATTCCCTAAAGTCCTGATCTACTAAGCATGTCTGCTAAACTAGTGCTCTATATAGTTTTTTTATCCTAAAAATCTTTAATATCTCCATATTTCTAACCATATAAAGTCATTTTAACACTAGAGGAGTCTGGCATAAATTGATATGTGGTATCCTATCCTCCAATACCATTCTATATCATAAATGCAGGATTAGCTCCTGCCTTCTCTTCCCAATCTCCTTCTTGAGACTCAGAACTACTACCGCTTTTTTTAGTTTTAGCATCTTTTTTAGTGCCGTCAGGATTTACCTAATCCTAATATTCCATAGCAGTATTAAATGAAGTATTACCAGTAGCTAGTAATTTTAATAAATAATCTACTCCTTTTTTATTTTTTCCTGCTCTAGCTGTTAGTAAGGTCTACTCTTTAGTAGATAAAGATGCCCAAGCAAACTGTACTAAATTAGCTACCTAATCAGCGTTTTCTTTAGTAGTATATTTATATACACCTGGCATAGTTAATGTAGTAGGATCTAGTCCTCTCTATAACAATCCTTTAAGTACTGTTAATCCAGATTTAGTATTAAAACCATCAGTAGTAATATATGAAGAAACACTACTAGATTGAGCATTACTTAATATCTTCTATAGTTTATTAGTGATAGCTTCTACACTAGTACTACCATTTACTATATTAAGAATAGAATTATCTCCTGGTAATTTCTAAGCTCTTAATTCCATTATATCTGCATTAGTAAGAGTTTTATAACCATAAGGATTTTGTTTCCATTTCTCAACAGAAATAGTATCTATTCCTCCATCACTAGTTTGTATTACAACTCCTCCCTAATCAGTAATAGCCATCTCATTTTCTGAATGATTGGCAAACATAGTATCTCTAGATTTATCCCAAACTTCTTTATCAAACTTAGCTATATTAGCCTATAAAGATATTCTAGTTAACATCTAAGCAAAGTTTGAATAATTAGTATCTCCTGTATTTGTTGGGTCAGCCCAAAAGTTTTGAGCTTGTGTATATAGTTTTAAGATATCACTAGGAAGACCATTTATATCTTTTAATATTTCTAGAAAATCTTTATCTGTTATCTTTCCTTTATCCTTATCATTAGATGATTTTTTATTAGCAGCAGTCATAGCTTTTATCAACTTAGCAGTGTCTGATTCAGCTTCTACTCCAGTTGTAGCCATAGCTAAAGGCTAATAAAAAAATGCAGAGGAGGATGTTCCTCCTTCTGCAAATTTTTGTATTTTTAAATTCATTTCTTATTACTCTTTTTAAATAAAGTATTAATGAGTTTACTTAAATCTCCGCTCTATTTAGTAGCAGTATTAATACTATGTCTTATAGTATTATAAAATTCTTTGGTATTAAACTTTGATATATCTTCAAATTTACCTCCTTTTTTGTACCTAAATCCAGGATTACTAATACCATATACCTAATACATATTATTATAATATTTTGCTCCAGCCTATTTCTATGCATTAATTAAATTTCTATATTCATCAGTATCATATGCATTAAAGTTCAAATCATTATAATGCTAGCGTAATAACTACTAGTATTTTTGTTGAGCTAATAAAACCTTAGCATCATTTTGATAATCCCACTAAGCTTTAGCTATACCATATTGCTACTAAGCATTCTTTAGTTCAACATATGGATCAATAACATTAAATTTCTCTAAAGCATTAATCCAATTTTGTCTATTAGTAGCGAGTGCTCTAGCCCTATCTCTAGGATCTTGATACTCATTAAGCATTCTAGTTTTATATGCCTATTGAGCATTATAATTAGCAGTATCAACAGCACTTTCCATATTGTAAAGTCCTGCTTTATAAGACTACTGCTTCTATCCTTCTAACCAAGTATTTCTCTCAGCGTTACCATATAAATATAACTTATTAGCATTATTCATACTTTCTTGCTAAGCGGCAGTCTACAACTAACCACTAGAAGTAAGTGGTCTAGAAGTCTAATTCACTGTTTCAGCAGCTTTATTATGATAAGCATTCTGCTAAGCTAAATTATCCATTACTTGATAACTAGTATGCTTAGGAGAGATAACATAATTTGGAGCTTTTATTTTGAATATATCATTAGTAGCTTTATTAGCTAATAAATATTTACCAGTTTCAACTGCGTTATAAAGATTATCTGGATTACTTGTTAATTTAGCTAAGTATTCTTTACCCTTATCAAATATAGATTTTTTACCAATATCAGGATTAGTTACTGAACCATCCTTTTTAGGAGTATTTTGATTCTATTCAGATTTTTCTATAGGAGATAAATAATAGTAATCATTTTTTCCTAAAGCAAAATTATAACCTTTATTTTTAAAAGCTTCTGTTACAGATGCTAACTACTCATCTGTAAAATCTCCCTTTCTACCTAATAAACGTCTATCATCAGTTATTTGGCTATAAGAGCTATCTGTTTTATATCGGTGATTGGCATCAATATTCCAGTCTCCAGAAGTTCTTTTAGTATTGCCATATAAATCATATCTACCTAAATTTTGAGCGTGCATAATACCTAAAGAATTGTATCCTATATTATTATCCTTCCACTCTCCATTATATCCAGTTTTATATAAATTTTGATAATTTCCTACAGATTTATCATTATATGGTGTAGTCTAAAAATTAGTTCCGGCATTCTTATGTAAATCACCGTGTTTATCCTACATACTATTAAGCCAAGTATAATAGTTATTATCAGATAAACCTTTTAATATATGATTTACATTCTAAGACCATACTGCATCAAACCAAGTAGTTTTAGGATTTACTTTTACTCCAGTTTTTATCCCACTTTGGGCTTTAATAATACCACCTTGTTTAAAAGCATGAACAGATTTTAAGAATTCGTAGTCATATAATACTCCTCCATCCTAACGTCTTTTAATGTTATTATCTCTACTGGTTTTCTCCTTTTTATTAGATTGTTTATGTGGAAGATTAGTATTTTTATTATGTCCTTTAGTATTATTACTTTTAGTATTACCAAAAGCTTCCATAACTTCTGAAGCCTTCTACTATCTACTCTATTTCTACTACTATTTATATTCAGAAGATTTAATAGATTTCATATCAACTTTAAAAGGTTTAACATTCGATCCCATAACCTTACCCCAACTATTTAAGCTAGTTGATACTGGAGGGAACATTAGCTAATACATTCCCTATTTACTCTATTTCTACTACTATTTAATAGATTTCATATCAACTTTAAAAGGTTTAACATTCGATCCCATAACCTT